ACTCTTTCTCTATTCTGAGGAACTCCATAATCTTTAGCATTTAAAACTTTCCAATATGTATTGTAGCCAAGTTCATTAAGGACATCAAGTAAGTCATTAAAATCAGACATAAATTTCTTACTAACTAAATTTTTAACATTTTCAAACATTACATACTTAGGAGCGTTATTAGAATCCACTGCCTGTTTAAGTAACTTAATATTGTCCCAAAGTAAAGAACTTCTTGTGTTACTGCCCAATTTAAACCCTTTCATCTTGCCAGCATTAGAAATATCCTGACAACAAAATGAAATTGTCCAAAAATCAGCATATTCGAGATTATCTATTTTACTAATGTCACCTAAATTCCTAGAAAGCTTATTAGCAAGCCAATATTTTTCAAGCTCTTTTGATTTACTATTTACAAATCTATACCAATTATAAGGTTTGTTTTTCTGAAAATCATATCCAAGATTAATTTCTGTAAGCTGCCTAGCCATTTCTTCTCTTGTAGGATATTCAGTATATGTATTTATAAGTTCTTCTGTAAGTCCACAATGAATAGAAGCATAAGCTAAAACTGCATTATGGTCTATATCTGAGGTGTGTTTAATTTCACAAGGTATTCCGAGCCTTTCTAGTGCTGAAACTTGTGCGCCTATACCACTAAATAATTCGTTTACTGTTATTTTTTCCGCTTTCACTATTTGTAAATCCTCCAATTTGTTCTTTATTGGAAGATAATTGCAATTATCATATTCACTCAGGTAGCTAATCTGAGCGTTCCGTTTTTGTTTTATCTCTTATTTTCTTAATAAAATGTTGGTTTTATATTTTAGTTGTTTTCAACTTTTCACGATCCAGCTAATGCTTTTACTAATGCTTTTGATTTTTCAATCCTATTTTTCATATCAATAGAAAACCTACTATTAGAACACTTAAATTTCAAAGGATATATCCCGTTATATTCCGCAAGATGTTCTAATGTAATTCTATGCTTATTTTTCAATTCAGCATATGTTTCGTGTGTACACGTTACTTGGTCTAGTTTCACAAGTTCGTCACAGCAAGGACAACGTGTTATAAGAATTGGCACTTTATAAGGAGGGCATTTGCCAAACTCATATCTACAATAAGGCTCGCCCATTGAAACTCGAAGCATTTCTTCTTCTGAGTGACCGATTTCACCTTTTTCATACAATTCTTTGGCTTCTTTTTCCTCAAAATAAAACTCAGAATTGCAAGCTTTACATTGCCCTTTAAATAGTGTTATACCCTCAATAAAATTTTCACCCAATTTGGTTACAAACATTTGTTGCCTCCATTTCCATCAATTAACTCCTATTACAATTATATAAACTCTGCATTATCAGGTAGTCTATCTCGAAATTCTTTAGGTACTTCACCATTGTGCCATAAATTATTTGTTACGATAATTTCACCTGTATGTAATTTAATTTTAAATTCTCTACCACCATATCCCCTAAAAGGACTATCACTCATTGGGTGAGCTTTGTCTAAGTAATAACAAATGCCATTAATAATAACGTGTTCATCCTTTTCTTTTATAATTTCAAGCCAGAACTTTTTATGGAAACATTCACTATTATCACACACTTTATCAAAAGGCTCTGCATGGCAGACTTTATGGAACACTCGACCGCAGATTTCACATTTTATATTTTGAATATTACAATCCATTTTGTTTATCTCCCAACTTTTACATCAGCCATTTTCTATATTTTCTATCTTGCTTACGCTTAATCTTCTTGGTATGGTTGTATATATAGTTCTCATAATGCTCGAATTGCATAGCCTTTGCATAGCAATATAACCATACCACAAAAAAGGTTAAAACCACCATTACACTTACTATAGTTTTGGTATGATGTAAGCCGTATTCGTCATAGAAATGTGCCATAATTGGCATTGTTAAAACAAAAGCACAAAAAGAAATAATACAAATAATAGTATATATTGTCATTCGTGTTTTGCACCATTGTTTAGAATATTTCACTACTTTAATTTCTTTCATCAATAAACCTCTTTATTGCCCTTTTGAGCATATTTCTCTATAACAAAAAGGTCAAATCCGTTTCTTACGAACTGTTTTGTAAGATCATGTTTTATGCCATTACCCAAATATGTATAGATATAACTCATTTGCTCCATTGTAAAATTAGTTCCACAAATTTTATTGAAAGCATTAGTATTGTCTTGCCAATATCTCATAAGTCTTTTGTCTCGTGAATATCTTAACGCACAAGAGCAATCTCGACTTAGCCACTCACAAAGTTTTACCTTGAAATCTTCATTTGTTTTCACATCGTCAAGCTGAATATAGACATTGAATTTTGGAATAAGAATAATCTCGTTATTTCGATTAATAAAGCTATTTGGGAAAACTTGCATTGCAAGTTTTATACTTTCCAGAAGTTTCATTCTGTCTCCTTTCAACCAATCCCAATTCTTTTTTGTATTTGTCAAGTGTAATTTTGCCCATTTTATAATCTAAAAGTGATATAAATTCTTCTGTAGAATTGCAAAAGGGAAAATTACAGTTATGAAGTTCTTTTCTTATCTTTTCTACCGCCTGCTCAGACGGAATATGCTGCTTACTCTCGTTGACACAGATTTCCGAGATAATAAATTCCATATGCTGATATTGATTTATTAGGAATATTAGTTGCTCTTTCGTAAGAGCGTTAAGAATTTTCTTTGAAATCATTTATTTTACCTCAATCCTAAATCATCAAGTGTTACAGGTGTGTAGTTGTGGAGCATACAACCTACATTTGCACATTTATAAGGAAAACCACGTTCCCTCATTTGTTTGACATATGTTTCAAGAGGTCTTGTATCTCTCCCATTATGAATATGCCCATACAAATAAAATTAAATCCACTCTATTATTGGTAAGCCTTCGTAATTATGTTCCCAAACAAACCATGCAAAGCACATAGTGCTTGCCCAAGGTTTCCCCTTTTCATCTACCTCACTACCATTACGCATTGGGTTTACCCTTTTAGAAAACACATAAATTGTTTTTATAGGAGTGTTTTCCCACATTTTCAATCTATCTTGCCCTTCAAGAAGTTGGATTTTTGCAAACATAATAACTTTTTTATTTGCTAATTCCAATGATCGAAGAATAAATTCTTTTGCAAATTTGAACGGTGGATTGGTAATAATGTTATCAAATTTGCGTTTATAATTATATGTAAGAAAATCAACGTTTGGAGTAATATCAATTCCAAAAGGACTATCTCTACTAACCAAATCAGTAGATACAATTTCTGAATATGGATAAAATTCTTTGAGGACTTTTGATATATGCCCTTGTCCAGCAGCAGGTTCGAGTATACTACCAAATAATTTTTCTCTTTTTAAAATGGCTTCTGTTGCATTGAATGGTGTTGCATAAAAATCATTAGTCACTCTTTCTCTTGTAGGAGACATTCCAGCTAGGCTTGTCCCAGTAAGTGTTTTCATTTAATGTTGTCCTCCTCAATAATTTGTAATCAAGACCTCTATATCTTTTGTCTTGTCTTTTTTCTGATAATTACAGTTTCCATAAGTAGTGTTTAAATAGTGGGTTTTATATCCATGACCTTCCGCCCAATCCTTTAACGTTAGGTTTGTTTTTAGGTTATTTGATAACGCCCATTTTACATTTGAAGTCGCAAGCATATCTCTTAAATCTTTCTCATCGGCATTAGTCCAACCGCCATTTTCATTATAGGTTGCCGTTGAATTAAAATACGGTGGATCGCAATACAGAAAATCATTTTCGCCAAACGCTACGCCGATGAACTCACGAAAATCAGCATTGGTGAACTTGCAGCCTTTATTGCTGATTGCTTCCGAAAATTCTATAAACCTTTCTCTTAATGTAGGGTTAAAATATCTTTCTCCAAACGGCATATTAAATTCACCTTTTGAATTAAAACGCATCTGATTGTTAAAGGCGTAACAAATTAACACATATAAAATAACGGACTGTTTAGATTCCGACTCGTTAAAATAGCTGCGGAGTCTCAAATACCCATTCCTATTAATCTTTGATAGGTCATATTGCTTGATTATCTCATCTATTTCGTCAAGACTTTTATCGGTTCTATTTCTATGTATGTATTCGAGTATTTGGACTACAGGCAAATTCAAATCATTATAAACAACCTCTTTCGCAGGAACATTAATTCCAACATTAAACCCACCGCCAAACAAGTCAATAAAAGTGTTAATATTTTTCGGAAACAATGGTAATATCTGCGGTAGAAGCTTGTATTTGCCACCTACATAATTGAGTGGCGATTTTATGTATTCTTGCTTTATCAGTATCATCTCCTAAATAAAATTTCTCTTTTATTCAGATTTTAAGTGTCTAAAAGTGCGTATTTACGCTGTTTTGGGATATGCCAAAGTAGCGTATTTTCATTAATTTGCATTTTTAAATTAATTGCTTTATGCTTTCTTTTTTGCCTTTCCTTATATATAGACGTGTCCTTTGCTCCAACTACTGTTATACTCTCCATTTATGTTTCGCATTTTATAACCCAAGATGGGTGTTCTTCATGAATTATTCGTCTGGCTAAATCCCATTCTTCTGAGTTATATTGGAATGTAAGCCATAGTTGAAATAAGAGTCTGCCAGAACGCTTATACCGATACGACTCTTTCCAATACTGAAAAGCCTTATAAATTCTATCATTTAAATTATCATAATAGCAATTACCAGTATTAAACATATCGGCTAAACTACGTTCTGAGATTTTTGATATTATGTATTCTTCATTTGTCATGAATCATCTCTCTTTATGAATAAATAATCAGTTGAAATATCATTTATTACATTTTTAGCTGTCTCTTTAAACCATACACTCAAATCTCTTTTAGTCATTCGTAATTCTCCTCAATCTTTTCCATCATCTCAGGATTGTCATAAATGTTACCGACAATTTCTAGTTCTTCGCCACAAGTGTTGTCGGAATTAACTGTGAATGTTGAACAGGTTATGATAAATCTAGCAGTATCATTATCCCACTGTACAATACCTCGTTCTTCCTCATAATTGCTCCAAACAATGTCCCCCTCAAAAATCTTATTGCCGTCCACCATCTGAAAACAAACCTCTGATTTTCCGACAACCTTGTTATTTTCACAAGCTATCACCGTCCATTCTAGCTCCGCAGTTAGGGCAGTACTTCGTTGCGATGAACGCCCCAATGTAATGAAAATCATCATCACATATGGAACAGTGATAGCATTGTATTCTACTATGGAACAGTGATAGCATTGTATTCTACTATTTTCGTCTGGATCTCTTTCAGGTATCCAATATCCATGCTTGACTTCCTGCACGTCTGCGGTAGGTACATCATCAACCAGTTTGCACAGGCTATAATAAAGGTCTTCTATGGTCATATCCCAATCAAATATGCTGTCTGTTAATTTTTCTGCGTCAATATATCTTGACATTTGCTATTCTCCTTCCAGTAACTTTCAAACGCCTTCTTAAACTCTTGCAGTTTCTCATCTGCCTTGTCTGCCTTTTCTAATGCATTCTTCATATCCTCGTTTGACACATGGTAGACACTTGGAATAGCACTAAAGGCATCGACAATTCGATCTCTTTCTTTCTGAGGAATATCTTACAGTAGATTATGACTCACTTTTTTCACCTGTTTTCTCAGTTAAAATTATTTTGAACATATTGTCAACAGAAGTAAGAAGATCATACCTCTTATTCATTGGAGCAGTTGAGCTTCTAGCAAATTGGTGATTGACCATATCAATGTAAAAAGTTGATGAACCATCATCACCCATGTAGAATTGTTCCCATTCAGACTCAGACATTAGTCTTTTTACTTCAAGCTGCTCAATGGCAAGATTATCAAAACTTACTGTATTGAACTTTGTAAACAATACATCAAGATTATTATAAAGCCATAGCTGATTATATTTAACAGTTGCATATTTCTGAGTTAGATACTCATTACCTCTACGAAGTTCTTTATAACCAAGTATAAGTATTTTTAGATTATTATTCTGCAACATAGCAACATCATCTTCTGTAAGTATTCCGTTGATAACATGAATTACAGCATTGGGATAACGTTTGACCATTTCAATAAATTCTGTTGTCGGATTTACAAGGCTAACCCCTAAACCATAAATCAGCTTTTCGTCAACTAAATATTTAATCAACTCCTGCTTCTGTTCAAAGTGTTTCTGATTAACTGTCATATTGGTAATAACCTTTTTATCTTTAAGCTTGCGAAGGAATGGAATTAAATCTGGGTGACTTGTAGCATCCCCACCACCAATTGCAACTTCTTGATATTCATGAAGCGTATCAATAAATTTCTGATTAAGAATATCTGCATGACAGCCATTAAGTGTACTTCCTTCATGACAGAACGGACAACCCATATCACAATAATTTGTGATTTTTATATCCATGTTTTCTGCGTGATCTGGAATAAAAACATTATCGTCTGTCTTGCGAACCTTTGTACCATCGTCAAAAATCATAGTAGTATAGTTCCCATTTTTATAAACACCCAGTAATTTCATTTTTATTCTCCTTTTATTTAATCGTGTCCATAATAGCCGAAAGCAACAACTTTATCTCCAGATGGTGTTGTACAGTTATCCCAGAATGTTTCATACTCGAAAGCATAGCCTTCAAAAAATTGATTATAAGTATAATATCTATCTTCGTCACAATCATGTTTCATGTCAGAAATAGGAATTAACTTATCCTCCCAATAATCAAATATAAGTTCTCCACGCTTCCACTGTTCAAATTCTGAATCTGTGCAAAATGTAAACGAATGAACCGAGCTGCTGTTGGTTTCAAAAACGTTTCTTCTAATCTTAATTTTCATACTTAGTTACTCCTTCCCAATCGTAGCCGTGTTTATATTCTCTAGCAATCATATTTTTATTTATGACACCAGTTTTCTTGATGTTATTCCAAATACAATATTCATCTCCGTCCACAATGACAAAATATTTTTTATTCGTCAAAAATTCTTTGAGCGAAATCCCTTCTTCTTTTAAGAATGGTGTTAGAATATCTTCATCTACATATCCATAAAATGTTACATCGTGTGGCTTACGCTTATCACGCATTATGACTATGGGGAGTTCAATATTCGTACACTCCGGATAAACCTCATGAACGATTTTCATAATTTCACCAAATTTTTCTTCGGCGTTTTCAAGATGAACTTTGCTGTCATACTGCATACAATACCCACATAAGCAGGCTATAACATAACAGGTTTTCAATCTAAAAGTAGCTAAACACTTAAATGGTGCTCGTCCAAATGTTAAATCATCTTCATCCCATATGCTCCAAGTACCTTCGTCAAGGAATATCTCAGAAGCAATTTCCTCATGTGTTTCGTACTCATCTTCTATGTTTTTAACAACCAAGCTGTGCATACTACTTGAATTTGTTTCAAAAACATTCTGTCTTATTTTTAGTTTCATTTTAATTTTTCAACCTCCAACAAATGGTTCTATGTACATAGCAATATCATTTTCATTGATATACTTCTGAATAATAGGAACTATATATTTGGCAATTCTACTTTTTGAACCCATGTATTTTATTTTTACCACTTCCTTTTATTGTCTTTAGAGTTTTGCCGGTTCTAAACCTTTTGCATAATCATAGTAATTATTAGTTGTAATTATACGCTCATTAAGACAAGGCAACAAAATTTCACGCTCAATTCTCTTATCAATAGGCTTATCCAAAATTATCACCTTGTATTTTTTACCACAACGACATTGTATATCTCTAACAATGTCTATTGCAAATATCTCGTTTTTAAGATGAAATTCATACTGACAGTATCTTCTCGTAAAATTCTTCATACAATTCGTAAACTTTCTTTCCCACTCAGTATACTCATCTGTTATTACTAAAATCGTTATCATTAGTTTTAGCCCTCTTTAAATAAATTGGTAATGGGTAAATTATTTTTTCTACTACGAATTCCCAACCATCTAACATTGGTACAGGTTCAGCTCTTAATATTGTAAAACCTAATTTCTCCATTTGCTTTTGTGGATGTTTAAAAACACCACACATCTGAGCTTCGATTAAGCTGTACCATAATTTATGGCTGTCAACATGAGTAGATTTGATATTCTGTTCTGTTAGAACATTTGAATTATCAGATACTATAAACGCATAATATTTTGGTTTATCATCTTCATCAGTTCTAATTTTTATGTCAAAATCAAAAGTATCATCACTCATCTTTAACTCTCTTGATTATTTTAGGCACATAGTGTCTATTACCATGAATGTTCTCAATCTTCCTTTGTCTACCTAAAAGCTCTCTGAGCAGTTTGAGAAAATTTTCATGTTCTCTCTTGAAACGAACGATCTCTTCTAGTTCTTCTACTTCAGCTTTATACTTCCTGCGCACTTTACGGATTTCTTGAAGCTGCGTGGCAAGTTTAGCACGTTCCTTATAATTGAGATTGTCGAGTTCTAGCATATGTAGAATATCTTGTGTTTTAGTTTCCTCGACTCTTTGTGCTTCGATAGCATATTGATAATCACTTTCAGCATCTTTAATCAAATTGAGAAAGCTTGATATAATTTCTGAATTTTTCATAGTGTTTATTCCCTGTAAATCTCAATAAAACTAAATTTTTATGTATTATGTATAAATAATTTTTCAACCACTTTAAATTGATTATTTTTGTTTCTGTCTAATGTTCTTATAAATGGTCTTTCCCAAATACATTTAAAATCATCAGGTGCGTTTAATTCAGATATGAAAACCATATTGTCTTTACTGATTTTACGCATATACTCCCAAAATTCTTCAGTATTAAATTTTCCAGACGTATAGCCCGTTGTATTATCGTATGGAGGATCGGCATATACAACCGAACCTGCGGGAATAACCACATCTTTATAATCATTACAAGTGAATGTGGCGTTCTGCAAATTAGCAAAGTCCTTTAATATGCTACGCTTGCTTTGTGCCGCATAATTAGTACCAGTTTTGTTACGAGCATAACCACCAAAGAATTTGCCGCCAAAAGAACATCCAAATCCTACAAAACCCGTCAATGCTGGATTGACGTCTTTGTTCTCTCTTATTGATTTGTAAGTATCTTCGGAAATAACTTCTGGCAAATCGTATCCGCTCTGCAACGCTCGCCATAATGCAATCAAATATTTATGATTATCGTTACAAATGACACTTTTAAAATGCGGTGCCAGTTTTGACTCTACTGCGCAACTTCCACAAAACAAACTAACTAAATTACCGTAGTCTCCCTTACTCTCTCTCTCTCTCTCGATTGCTAACGCAATCGAGGCTGCTATTCGGCTCTTTCCGCCTTGATATCTCATTTGTTATCACCTCTGAAATTCTTTTAGCAATCCTTGATTTTCCACCTTGATATTGCATTTATTATTCTCCTTTGTTTACCTCAATAAAAGAAAACTTTTATATTACTCATTCTTATCTTTCTTACCAAGTAGCCACTCAATCGAAGTTGGTTTTTCATCTTCCCAAGAACAAAGATTGTTTAAAATATTTGGGGATATTATGTTATCAACACAAAGAGAATTACCATCATAACTGTCCCATTTTTCCAAATCGTTTTTATAAGGAATTGTTGTATATACCCACAATGAATCTGAAATACTTAAATTTTTGTCACAAGCCAAGTACCTATAACCGAGCAAATAAAGCCCCTCCAAAACAGTTCTCTGCTCATCTGTTATCTTTGGTTCACTTGATTTATTTGCCATGTCACCAACGATTGTACCTCTTACTGTAGGCTCATCGGTTGTAAATTTTGGATTGGATATTCTTATGACAGTTTCGCCAGTCTTTCTTTCGGTCTCAATAGTGATTGTTTGTTTAAACTCTGACATATGTATTTCCTTTCTGAATAAAATAAAATAAAATAAAATCAACTTTTTATAAGTTGTTCAATTACGTCCTTGACTTCCTCAAGTATCTCTTTGGTAGTCCATTTCTTCAAACCATTTGTTATGGTAAAATCAACAGGCAAATAACCAATATAATCACAGGCATGAGCATAATCCCAACCTATCCAATGCCCATCTCTATGATTTTCATTGTTAGGCTTAATAAGCCCTGTTGTAGAAACATAAGTAATTCCACCATGACAATCAATATCAATAAGTTTATCTTCGTCACTAACATTATCCTTTGGAATTTCTATATATGCACAAGGGTGAGTGCCATAAGAAACTATGACATAATGAAAACTCTTGTAAATACCTTCGTCAAGTATTTCAATAACCTCTTGTCCATTCTCCATATAATTTTTATAGACCATTTCTTTCATAATAATTTCTCCTATCTCTTATACTTTATAAAATTCTTTATCTTAAAAAACAAAGCTTTTATCTTTTGTGCCAATATCATCACCCTCTCTATCTCTAACAAGCGTACTCGAATGATAGTGAGTGCATATAAAACGCACTTAATTAATAATAGGTATATACTCAAGTGTACTCGTTTAATAGTGTAACTATATTATAATTCACTAATTAATAGTTGTCAATATGGCAAAGTATACAAAGTTTGCTAGATAAACTTTGTTAATTATATATTAACCGCCCAATAAGCTTAACCAAGTATTTCTTTGTGAAGCCTGCATTTTCAAGCACCTCTGAAAAGCACTAGGCTCGGCAATCAATGCACATTTGGTTTTAGCTCTGGTAATCGCAGTATACAGCATACAGCGGTCAAGCAACTTGTAATGAGTGTTGTCGATCAGCACAATAACATTCTTAAAGCCACTACCTTGCGTTAAATGGCAAGTCAGACAGTAAGCCAACTCAATACTACTTAAATCATTTTGCAGGAAATCAATTTCCTTGTCGGCAAATTTAATTGTAACAACATTCTGCTTCTTGCCGTCTTTAATTGTCTGTTCAATTTTTGTAATATAACCCATTTCTCCATTGAAAACATTTCTATCATAGTCATTCGTTCTTTGAATAACTTTCGACCCAAGACGAAATGTCTTATTACCATACCTGATCTCAGGTGCAGTATCGGGTGGGATTATCATATCTTGTAAAATAGAGTTAATTTCAAAAGAGCTATTTATCCTGTCCTTTTTACAAGGTGTCAAAATAATCGTTTCATCATAGCCGTCTTTCTTAGCTGCTATGGTATACAATTTAATAGCCAATTCACGCATACCCTCACGGCTCTCTCTAAACATATAGGTCATGTCTTGTAGTTCGCCAGTAACAACTTTTAGTTTTGGTTCAGGCAATGGGTTTTCTCCATTTCTAATTTTAACTGAGTCCGAAATAATGCCTGACTTTTGAGCCTGTCTTAAAATCTTAGTCAGCTTACAGCAAGTAAACGCATTACAATTAAGTAAATCATGAAAGATATTACCACAGCCTATTGGTGGTAACTGACCGTCATCACCTACAATAATTACTTTTGCACCCTCTTTTATAGCAGAAACCAAGCTATAAAATAATGATGAATTAACCATTGAAGCTTCGTCAAGCACGATAATATCACTAGACAATCTATTATTAGAGTTATAAACAAAACCTGTCTTGTTAAAACCAAGCAACCTATGAATTGTACTTGCGGACAAACCTGTTGCCTCGGTTATCCTAATCGCAGCTTTAGCAGATAAAGCACAAGCTGATATAGAATATCTTTTATATATCTTTGTAAGTCCTCTTAAAATTGAGCTTTTACCTGTTCCTGCTCTACCTGTTATCAATACTACAGAACTGTCACAAGCCTTATATATCTCTTGTTTTTGTTCGTCTGTATAGCAAAAACCTTGTTCTCTTTCTGCTTCCGAGATACCATTTTCGATGTTAATTTTATAGTCTGTTTCTTGTTCATTGAGATTTTTTAGAATATCCAAAATAGATATTTCAGTTTTATATTGGCGTAATAGTCCTACCTTGTTTTCTTCAAAATGTAGAAATATCTCATGTTGCTTTTGTGTGGATTTAAAGCTCTCGTACATTTCATAACAATCGTTTATATTATCTCTTATTGCACTATCCAATACTGACTCTAGCACATATGAATGACCGTCATTATTTCCAACGCTCTCAAGATAATACTTAACAAATGCCACAACTCTTTTGGTTGATATTCTGATATTTGGATTTAACTTTAATGCTAAATCGTCCACTCTTTTAAAGCCTAAGCCACGAATTTCTGTCATAATATAAGGGTTGTCAAGTAACTTTTCCTTCAATAATTGAGGATTAGGTTCATTGGAGATCAATTTAGCTATCATGGCATACGTTACACCCAACGGCTGAAGCATGATAAGAATATCTGAAATAACATAATTATTCAGTATATTATCCTTTATTCTGCTCCAACTCTTTTCGCCTATACCCTTGATTTTTGTAAAATCAATTTCTCTATTATGAATAACATCATCAATTACATTTGGGTAGACAGCTAAAATGTTTTTTGCTTGCAGTTCTGTGACCTGAGTTTTCAAATATGCTATTTGTTGTTCTTCTGTCTTAGGCACATTTGCAGTAATGGAGATTGGTGTATACTGATACGAATTATATTTACTATTAAAAGAGCAAGTAACCTCAGCATTGTACTCGACACCGATTGTCAGGCGTTGCATTTTACCTGCCAATGTGCTACCTTTTAACTGCCTTGGGTTGTCACCAAAAGGATCGTTATAACAATCATAAAAATATGGAATGTCATTAGAAGTTGTTGTGAATGTGTACACTCCCCAATTACTATTTTCGTTATAAAATCGCTCCTGTTGAGGAACGATTTTAAACTTAAATGTTTTTTCTGTCATGTCTTTTCTTCCTTTCTGAAAGCCACTCAACATATGGTCGCATAGCCTGTATTGTAACCTTATCTTCGTCTGTTTTCCTGCACTTAATAGCAACCTGAGAACCTTTCTTAACCAAATCTTCATATTGCACAAGCTGACTATTCCAAAGAACACCCTCTATGATACCGAAAGTGGAGTAAATATTCACAAAAGCAAATGGTTTTTTATTTCTGTCCTTTTTCTTTTGTACTCTGGAAATAACACCTACAATAACGCAATCATTATCATTCTCAACGGCTTCAAATGCCGTTGTTAAATAGGGAAGTGCTTCTTCAAATGGATTATTGTGTATAAATATCTGTAATGCTTCAAACTCCCAAAAATCAGCGTTTTCAAGATATTTGTTATTGGTTAAAAGAAATTGTTTCAACCTATCTTCTTGCTGTAGGTCAAACTTTTCTTTCTTTTTCTGGTTTACAAGAGTGAGTAACAGATCTTTGTCATAGTCATACTTGCCGTTGCCGATACGATATTTTTCAATATCAATATCATAGTCGACAATAAGTTTATTATACGTTGGTAACTTAGACAATTCTTTATACTCTAATGGTTTATATAATGACTTTAAATACTTTAACAAACAACTCTTTTTATCTTTCGTAGGTATTGCACCTGACTTCATTAAGTTAATAATCTGAGTTTTTGTCAGCGTTGTTCTTGATAGCAAGTCTGGAAGGTTTTTATACTTGCCGTTCTTCTCACGTTCAGCAACAATCTCTTGGGCTATTCGTTCACCAATGCCTGTAATCGCAGAAAAACCAAACAGCACATTGTTATCGTAAATAGAAAAATCGACTTGTGATTTATTAATATGAGGTGGTAAAACAGTTACTCCAAACTGTTTAGAGTCTACAATGTATTTATTCACCATACCTGCCTTATCTTTGTTCAAATTAAATAATGCTTTGAAAAAATAAACAGGGTAATTTATTTTTAAATAAGCAGTTTGAAAGCATAGAACAGCGTAGCTATAACTATGTGATTTGTTGAAGCAATACCCACCCTTGGCAGCAAGTTCTTCACTAATAGCTTTTGCTATATTTTCATCATATCCGTTATCAATAATTTCTTGATATAGTTTTTTAGACTCTTCTTTAACTAATTCAGGCATCTTTTTACCGATGGCTTTGCGGTACTTATCGCTACCACCATAACTTCTACCACCAAAAACACGCACTATCTCCATGATTTGTTCCTGATAAATACACTGACCGTAAGTGCTTTCCAAAATAGGCTTCATGTCGGGGTGTATATAAGTAACAAGTGAAGGATCATGCTTGCATTTAATAAATTCTTCCAATGCTCCCATTGAATCAGGTCTATACAATGCCAAAACAGCCGACAAATCTTCCATGTTAGTTGCCTGTAATCTGAGTAGCAAGTCTTTCATACCTGCACTTTCTACCTGAAACACACCATTCGTCAATGCTTTGTTTAACAGTTCAAATGGACTTCTATCATTTTCAAATTTGGGGTTGTTGATATTTATATCATATTCAGATAAGTGCAAGTCATTTTGAATTTCCTGTACCATTTTTAAGGTCTGAACACCAAGAATATCAAACTTAATAATGCCTATTTGTTCGACAAGCCTTTTATCAACTTGAATGACGTGTTCTCCGTCAGAGCCTAGTTTCATTGCCATATAATCGTTAATATCGGTATCAACAATACCGACACCGCCTGCATGACAGCTAACTGTTTTAACCCTACCACTTAATTTGCCTGCTATATCAAGCAACTCACTGTATTCAGGGTGTTCAGATAAGTAGTTTATATTGTTGTCAATACACTCTTGGAATGTATTGTACGAAAACTTTTTGGATAGTTTATCCATTTCATTATATTTAAAACCTAGTATTTTACCAACATCTTTTATGGCTACAACAGGTGTTATATACGAGAAGTTTATAATCTGACAAACACGATTTTCACCATATTTGTCAATCAGGTAATTTATTACTGTAGGTCTGTCTGAAACATCAATGTCCAACTTTACTACATTACATTTCTGCAATGAATAGACTATATCTTCACCATGCGTATTACAGTTCTAATAATACGTTTAGGTGTGTGGCACTTCGAGTCAAGAATTTCACTTGACCCTACGCTCCTTTGAGCTAGTCGTTTGACGTTTTGCATTTATGATTTAATAAGTGTTATTCCCTTTGATTTATAATTTCTTACAATACCCGATAAACTAGCACCGTAATGTTCATTTGCGTATTTAGCTGCGTCTAAAATAGATTGAAAATGCCCTAGAAATACATTGTCTTTATATAAATCGCAAGTCACATAATTTCTTATTTGCGACATTGTGCGATAACTGTAATGTATGTTTTCTTTAGCGGTACACCATTCTAAGTTATCAACATTATTATTTTTAGTATTGCAATCTAAATGATTAATCTGTGGTAAATGATTGTAGTTAGGAAGAAACGCCTGAGCAACTATTCTATGTACTAATAATTTATGGAATTTATTATCTATTTCATTCTTTAATTGTACCATTAAATATTTACCTTGCGAGTCAGCCCACGGCTTTATTCTTTTTAGTTTGCCCGACTTTGAGGAGTAAATTTCTCCCAACTCATTTACATAATAATCTTTATAGTTTTCAATTTCTTTTAGCATATTGTCTCCTTTGTTTTGCAACGGGAAACAATATTAAATCATAAAATGCAACTTCGCACAGGATTGTCATATCGTCAGACAGAACGACTTAGATGTTCCCTGTTAGCTAATTAACACACCGCCATTTCCTGCGGTTACAATTATAATAATTGTTTAATTAACACCCTATATTTTATAGGTTCACCACACTTAACACATATGGTTTCCCATATGCTCGACCGAAAATCAATCTGGCATTGAAACTCTCTCAGGATTGAGGAACAATTTGTTATTAACCATAGGCTCTTTATCCTATGCTCTGGAGGTTTCCCTCATTTTCATCTGTTGGTTACTTCCAACCCAGTTTAGACTATATTTTTCAAACTTCATTCATTTATTTAAAGTTTTTATTCCGTCTTCGTGGGAAATTAGTGGCTCTAAAGTCTCATTTCCTAGTCGTTACACACTTTCTTTTATCACTAAAAGATTTGGCTCGGTATTCCCTTTATCTCACCTAGTTATAGGTTTAGGGTTTCTTAGTCAGCTTATTCGTCTATGGTCTTGTCTCATTATCGGTTTGCTCTCAATGAGAAGTCTTAGTTTGCTGATACCGAATTAACGGAATTTAACGAGTGCAACCTATCTACGCTCAAAAATCAATCCATATTTAATAGGGTTAAGATCAGTTATACCTATCGTATAACACACAAGGCTTCCTGCTCCAGAGCCACGTCCCGAACCTATTTTAACCCCATGAGTTTTCGAATAATTAATAAAATCCCATACAATAATGAAATAACCGTCAAAATTCATTTGATGAATAATTCCCATTTCATAATCAAGTCGGTCTTTAATTATCTTCTGTTCTTCTTTAGAAAGCTTGTCAAAATTTCTAGTTTTCCACCCCTCATTAATAAGGTGTAAAAGGAATTCATTATTAGACTTATATCCACTTGGTAAGGGGTATGTCGGTAACTGTGGGTCTTGAAAAGGCATATGTACTTCTTCTATCATATCAGCTAAAGCATTAGTCTGATTTAAACCTTTTGTAACATTATTTACCCCAATTTGTTTATCCATAGTTGTATGAATTTCTTCTTCACTTTGCAGATAACAGCCTTCATAACTTTCAGACATTGTTTCAGTGTCGTGGGCTATCTGGACGTGTCTACCTTGATAGTATAAATCTTCCTTTGTGGCTGCGTGACTATCTGTAGTAATTATGTATGGAGTGTTTGTTACCTCAGATAGTTTCAAAATCTTTTTATTGTAATTAGCCTGCTCCTCTGATTTGTGAGATTGCATTTCCAAATAGAAATTAGGAAATGCCGATTTGTATTCTTCGATATACTTAACACAAATATTAAAATCACTTTCTTTAGCTAATTTTGAAGCCAAACAAGCAGAACAAATAATTAAATCTTCTGCATACGGAGCAATATCTGAAATCTGTACTCTAGGCTTAAAATAAAAATTTTCAAGATTTGACTTAGTGATAATTTTATTTAAAGCCTTTCTGCCGTTCTCATTTTTTGCGAGAGCGATAAGATGGAAATACTTATTGTTTTTATCTTTTATGGCAGTATCGAAGCACTCATACAGCTCTACGCCATATATCAGCTTAATATCAGGATATTCTTTAGATAGTTGATCGAAATATATCCATGAATATTGGTTGCCATGTTCCGTAACTGCATATGCTTTAATGCCAACTTTTCGACATTGCTCTAGCATTTCTTTTGGTGTACCATAGCCGTCCAGTAACGAGTACATTGTATGGTCATGCAAAGAACTATACATTTTCAGCCTCCTTGTATTTTAAAATAACTATCTGAGGGGTAATTACACCCTTATACTCAGATACATTGAGCTGGCAGAGTGCGTTAATGCACATTTCATCATCATATCCATTCAAAAAGTCTAATACTTTATCGTCACTAGGATTACAGAACTTGATAATTGCGATATTATCGTCAGTAATAAACTTCCATGTATCTTCATTTTTACCCATGATAACGCCTTGGCTATGCTCCAAAACTATATTATTAATGACAAATAAAGGCTCTTTAATTCCTGTACCATAACAATTCTCCAATGATGTAACATCAGAAATCATTCCAATATTAAATTCGTCATAATCAAAACAAAAATCTATTGGCAAAGGATTGTCTGAATCAATATTCTTATTTAAAACTTTAATTGCTTCAGCCACGTTCTCAGCTTTTATCTCAAAACCGAAAGCATTTGCGTGACCCTGACACCAATTAAACAGACCTGTTTTTAGTAACTCAGCCTTTAAATCTGGCACATAGCTATTATCAAAGTTTCTAGCAGACCCTCTATATACATTATTTTCTTCATCTTTGCGGAGTATTAAACAAGGTTTTTTCGCATAACTAGCCATTTTCATGGCTATCAATCCAGAAAATACACTTGGGATATTGTTACCTTTTAAGAATAAAACTGTATTTTTGTCATTAGTTACGCTTTTCCTTAACGTAGGAAGTAACTTTTTCACTTGATTATCCTGTCTTGATTTAGCGTTTTTACAGAATCTTACAACTCTCTGATAAATATTTTCTTTTGTACTTTCAGTTTCACCACGTTTTTTGTATTCAAATTCTTCGTCCTGCTCAATAAACGCTCTGAAAAGCAAGTTCTTTTCTTCCACATCACCGACTCTACACATTGCATTTATCAGGGAAGTAATGCAAAATGCAATAGTATGAGGATTAACCTTACCTTTCATGGAATAATTTTGAGCATTAATAAATTCTTCAAAGCATTTATTTGTGACGTTATAAAGACCTTTATCAATAAGTCTTTTTGTTTCAAAAGAACGTAAATCCATGATATCCGATATATTAGCTAGTGACACAAGATCAAGGTAGTCATCGGCATAGTCGTTCCAATAATAATCATCAAGTGCTTGTAGAAATTTATAGACCACTCCTGCACCACATAATTCTTTATTAGAATATTTTGAACTAGATTGGTTATTTACTATAATCGCATATGGGTTTGTTCTTTCAATATCGTGGTGATCGAGAACAAGTACATCAATACCATGTTCTGTCAACTGCTTGCATTGTTCAGTATCATTACTTCCTGCATCGGGAATAATCAACAAGTTTGTGCTTTCAGGTATTTCTATCTCAGAAGAAATACCGTGTTGCTTTCCAGAATGTATCAGATATGTAATATCAATTTCTTTGTTAAGCCTTTTCAAATAAGAATACATCATAGCAGCACTGCACTGACCGTCAACATCGCAATCAACAATAATCGCCATTTTACTATTGCTTTTAATGTGTTTGTCAAGCATTTTAACAGCTTCATTAATGTTATCAAGATTATCGTAAGGAATTAGTACATCATCGGTTAAATGAGTGTATTCACTAACGTTAGTTATTCCTCTATTAGTAAAAATAGATATTGGAATATGGTAATAATCATTATTGCCTATTATTTTATAATTCATGTTTCGTTGTTTCACTTCCCATTCTTTATAACTTGCGTATATTTGGTAATCAACTGTTTAAACTTATTGGGACTATCTGTTGGACTTTCTTTTTCTTCAAGTAAATTATCAGTGTCAACAATAGCACTTATTTGAATACAATCCAGAAATTTGTCAGCTATATCGTTTAACTCGTCTATGGTTACGTCTTTATCAAAGCAAAATATAATATGAGAACTCAACCTTGTCAGCATATTTATTTGATATTGGCTTATTTTCTTACCACAAGTTGCTACACAATTCTTTATTCCCATGTTCCAAAGTTGCATAACACCCTTTTCAGCTTCAACCACATAAACGTAGCCTGTCCGAGCTATATATTTTTCGGATAAATAAAGTCCATATAATATTCTAGCTCTGTTGCAACGCTCCAAATATATATACTTAACTCTTTGCTCTTCTTCTGTCATTTCTTCTTGCTTTAAAAATAGCCTGCCCTTAACACCGACTAATGTTCCCATTTCATCTCTTACAGGAATTGTAATTCGATTGGAAACATCGTCATAACCTATTTCAAACAGCATTTGAGTATCATATGAGATATTATCTTTCAAAAAACAATCATTAACGGCAGGGAAGTAGTATGATAGAACATTTTCCTTAATCGGCTTTAAAGGTTGTATTTCTTCGTAACTAGACTCATCATCTGCCATTTCAGAAATAAATTTTGTGAATTTTAGACTTTCAGGCAAATCGTTATATTCGTCTTTATAATAGTTAATACCGCACCAATTACAAACTTTGCGAACAGCTTCGTAAAACGTACAACTGCAAAAAAATTGCACAAGGTCAAAAATATCTATCGTGTCCAAGTTTGAACTACTATGTATTTCTCGTGTGTAGTCAACAGTTAAAAGACCTTCATTGAGATAAACAGTGATCGCCCCTTGATTATCGCCATCAGGGTTGCCACACTGAACATAACCTGCTTTACAGGAAATATGGTGACAACCTATTTCGTCAAGTATGACAGGAACATAATTGTTCTCTAGTATCTTTTCTTTGAGGACAGAAATATCCATTTTATCCTCACTTTCTTCTTAATTCTCCGACTTCATACCAAGTGTTCAAATCTAGGTCAACTTCAAATACAACTTTCTTTTTACAACCAAATCTATTTTTGTCTACATTACCCACATAATACCTCTTACCAACTTTAAGTTCACATTCAACATCTTTGCCCCATTCAGCATCATGCTGAACATAGCGATATTTATGAAAATCTCCAACAGATATTTCTTTAAACAGTGTCATAGTCCAAATGATATGTTTTAGCTGTTTTGCATTGGCAATATTATTTGAGTTTAGTTCATCAGGTTTACAAAACTCTGTATCGTCTGTGAGCTGAATTGAAAGATAGCCAAACATATTTAGTTGCTTTGCTAAATCAGTGAGTTTTGTTACTGTTGCTTTTAAAGCTGCCCAATCTCCTGTAGCTTGTGTGTCTTGCTTGCAAGTATCATAGAAGAAATATTTCGCACCATGAGTTAGATTAGCTTTTCTTATTTCAAACTCTAGTGTTTTGTCGTCATAACCGCCAGCCATATCCTTAACGAGAATAAGTTCATTAGTTTCTGTTTCAATCCATTCAGCGATTTTCATTATTTTTACATATTCCTCTGAATTTTCAGCGACCCTTTGAATGTACTCTTGCAAAGTTTCTGTTGGCTCTCCCCAATCGTCTGTTTCCTGATATATGTACTCACCTGACTTATCCTTGTACAAACCAAGTGTTAATTCCTTTTCAGGCTTCTTTAATTTAATGCCGTGTAACTTTTGAAATTCAACATTGTTTATACACGTTGTAATTAAACACTTTCTAAGATCGTCAACGCCCATTTCATTAAGCATGACAAATACTCTTTCATGTTTAACAAGTGTTAAATAGGCAATTATTTTTGTCATAAATCGTGATTTTCCTGCGTTTGAAAGCATTCCCATCGCCATTGTCGAGCCTAATTTACACCCTCTGAATATATCATTTAGAATAGGAAAGGGGAGTGATACACCTAAATCAGGCTTCTCCATACACGCAATAAGTGATTGCTTAATATGGCTATTCAGAATTTCGGCTTCTTGGTTTGTCAAGATCACCGTATGTATTCTATCTGCTTTACCTCTAATTAATCTGTAGATGTCTGAAGCCGTAAACTGTTCAAACTTTTTATGTTGTACAATTTTTGTAATATCAAAGCCATTTCTTTGATACTCTCTCAATAAAGAATACTTTTTAATGATTTCCTGATACTTACCAATATCATCAGTTATAGCAATTTTCATCCAACTGTCAAGAGTTTTCCAACCGCCATACTTTTTATATAAAGAAAGTCTTTCAGGCTCTTCTGAAAAATAAGTTAAAATAGTAGTTTTATTGAATGTTTGTGTCCTAGTTTTGTAGATTATTTCAGCCGAATCGTAAAAAAAACGAGTGACTTCATCTGAAAAATCGTATTTACTACGTATATATTGCCCGTAATTTACTAGCAAATCAGGCTGTTTGTAAATACAACCCACAAATAGAACTTCGGTAGGAACGTTTGTTATAATATCCATGTTTGTCACCTACCTAAATTTCATCAATGATGCTGTCAATATCAAGGCTGTCATTATTTTTATCACGTTCTTTGGGAGATTTTGATATTGCCATTTTTTCATAATCTATATTAACTTGTTCTTCGCTTTTGCCTGTTTTAGCCAATGCCTGTTCTTCTTTCCATTTCAAATAACCATCATATTTAGATAGGATAATAGCGAGATCATATGTAACTAACGCCGCACCTTCAATTTTTTTACCTTTACGAGTATTAAATTCATGTATCTTGCGGAGAAATGACATTTTCTTTCGCCACATATCCCATAAATCTTCAACAGGAACAGGTTTGTTCAAATTCTTATAAGTGCCTTTATACACCTTGTTAAGATTTATAAAAAAATATTTTGGCAAGAATGAAATATCATATTGTTTGTACAACCAATCTGTAAACTGTATTCTTGTTTTTTTGTCCTGTTTGTCTTTCTCTATCTGCTCTTTTGTTCTTCTTTTTGCCAAGTATTTCACCGCCTTAATTAAAATAGCTAAATAAGGCAAGTGAGGGAATAACCCTCACCGCTTTATTTATTAAAAAGTTAAATCTTTGAAATGACTTCAAGAACCCTTTCGAGAGTCTTAATATCGGTGATCTTCTTCATTTCTGTTGGTTTAATAGGCAGATTTTCTGCTGAAAGAGCTTCCTTTGCCTTTGTCTTACCGACAGGATTAAGACTTTTCATAACAGCTGAAATCTTATCCAAAAGTTCTGTTGTCTGATTTTCGGCAGAGTTTTCATTTGTTTCAATATTATCAACTGGCTCTCCGACCTTGCCCATAACTTCCTTTGTATAAATATCCTGCTCAATATCGACAGCCTTTGTAAGGTCATTCTTAACAGAAAACTCTTTCTTATCCTTTGTTCTATCAATAATGACCTGCCAATCAACAAGTGACAAATCTTCAACTGTTTCCTTATCGTGTACACCTGTCCTGTCCTTGCTGATATACGCACAGAAATTATTATCCTCATTAATGTACATTCTGACAACAGTTTTAACATTATAGTTCATCTGCTTAAAGCCGTCAGGAATTTTTCTGCCTGTTGCAACGCTGGTAATTTTACCATCGTCACCCTTTACGGAAACCTTTTCGTCCGTTTCTCTGGCGGTCACAATAAAGTGCGCTCCGCAGGACATGAGATCAAGTATCAAATCCTGTCCCTTAAAATTAACTGTCTGATAATCTTTAAGTTCAAGTCCTGCACCTTCAATGGCTACAGTTTTTTCAATGCCAGTAAGTTCATTTTTCTTAGCCTTAACAGTGTTTCTCTTCTTAGAGAACTGTACAAGTGCCTGCTTTGTGGTCAAGTTAAGAATAGTTGTACCGTCAACTACAATAGCATCAGCTCTAAACGGTTCACCATCTCCATCAAGTACAATTTCATCTGTTTCATTGCCCTCATCATCAAGAACATGAAAATCTTCCTTGTTCTTAACCTTATTTATGTATTCTCTTGTTTCACCAAGGGATTGAGTGTACACGATATAAATATTCTCAGTGTTAATGCCGTCAGCTTCAAGTCCACCGATAAAATCATCAATAGAGCCGTTCTCATTATCTATGTAAAGAACTCTAAACGGCTTGCCGTCAGGTCTTTTAAAATAAGCAAGCTGCAAGGCAAGTGTTGACTTGCCTGTGCCTTCTTCTCCAAAAAGTATCATCTGAAGCTTACTCTGTGTCTGTGTTGCTTTTCTTGCTCTAGCCATATTTTTTATCTCCTTTTATATTATCGTTTCGTTGTTAATAATAGTGAGTAGTAACAATTTACCACTCATCGTCCTCGTCTGTCAGATCATTATCTGAAACAGAACCCCAATCATTATCATCAGAGCCAAAGTCCTTATTTGCATTTTCGGTAGCCTTTGTCTTTGCGATAGCCTTATCAATGATTTCCTCTGAATAAAGTTCTGTATCTACGCTATCCTTATCAGCTCCAGTAATGAGAAGTATTCTCTTTGTCGGATTGTTCACTCTATCCATAGGGTTGCTTTCGCCCCAACCGTCATCATCATCTTCCTCAATTTCTTCAATATCATGTTCTATCATGATATCGCCAAAGACCTTGAGAGCTGTATATGGCTTGAGTTTTCTTAGAGTGCTTGCAAACTTTGACTTTGACTTGTCAATTACAAATTCCGCATCTTCTATAGAATTATAAGTTACAATCTTTGCAGATACGGTGAAGTTACCCTCATCATTCTTTTCAATACCCATGAATACAATGACCTGTTCAAAATTGCCAGTCACATTAAATTCCTCTGAGTCAAAATCTACGTCCTTACAAAGCGACATTTGTGACGGAACAAATCTTGTCTGGTGTCTATCCTGATAGGTGGAAAACTCATTCTTTCCTCTGACAAACACGGACATACCGTCCTTTGCGTTGTCTGCTATGTACTTACAAGCATCATATTCAACAAGTATCTTCTTGTCGTTTACTTCCTTGCCTGTTGAGTCAGTCACCTTTGTCAAGCCAAGATTAATTCCAATAGGTCTAAAGTCCTTTTTATTAAAAGTAAACCTATCTGCCCACTTTACCTTTTCTGTTGTTGTCTTTCTATCCTTACCCTTGCCCTCGGTCTTAGAGAAGTATACTACGTCTCTTTCCATGCCGTTAATATTTATGTATACAGACTTATTCTTGTCAATTTCAACTCCTACATTAACCATTCTCATTGGTTTGCCTGTAGAGGTTGTCAGTTCTGTATAGAACTTGTCCTTATCACAGCCTGTCAGCTTACCTCTGATCTGAAAACTACCCTTTGTTTCCTGAAGTCCAAGACCCTTATTATTTTTCTTTTCAGCCATTTTTTTATCTCCTTTTATTTATCAGATTTTGTTGTCAAATAAAATTATCATAATAAAATTATCATTTTGTGAACTCAAAATCACACCATCTTATCATGCCCTCTTTCTAAAACACATTAAATTTAGTTTATCTAACGTTAATGGTCTCTATTGCTACTAACATTTCCCTCACATCCTCTTCATCACAACAATCAAAGAAAAGGTCATTGCCATTATCATCGTGCAATCTACAAGAAAAGCTCTCGTTATCTTCGTCAACCTCAAATTCGCAGTTGCTTGAAACGATATCAATACTACACATTGTGGCAAAAATATCTGGGTCAAGAAGATCAGCTCCTCGACAAGTGCCACCAACCTCAGTAGTAAACCAACCCTTATACTTACCGTGTTGTAATGTATATTTAATCTCGTGCCAATTTCTGCCGTCCTTTGGGTTATATGTTTCCATTACTTGCCCTCCTTCATATTTTCAAGTTCTTCATGCAACGCAGTGCCGAAATTATTCAGTGACTCTGCTACCCATGTATCAGCAATGTCATATCTACTAATTAAATTGTATATTGCTTTATTTATATCAGAGTGCGAGAACTGCTTATCACATCTATACTCAGATTTTTCTTTAGGGTTTATTTTAGTATTAAAAAAACGTATCTCTTTATTATCACAACTAGCGTTAGGAAAATATATTCTAGCCAAGGCAAGCAAAGCACCAATATATGCACTATATGTATCATCAGAACAACATTTTGAAGTGCCAACTCTTACTACCTTGCCGTATTCTTTCATTTTCGCAACCGTTGTCTTATCGTGGAAAGTAATCTGAATTTCACGGTCAATATCGGACGATATTTTCTTTAAACAGTTAGCAAAACTGCTATAAATATAAAACATACTATCGCCACCATTTGGCTTAACTGTTTGATACCTAACCATTTTATTATTGTATATATACTCTATTGCTTTAATCCTTATTATGTTTCCAGTTTCGGTCATTCTATCACCGAAACTATCTAAACCAACTCGATAAAGTTCTCCGATTTTAAATTTTCTTTTGTTCATGCTCATTAAACTCCTTTATTTATATCAATCCCTGTAATTTCTTTGAAGATTTCTGCATCAAAATTTGGAAGGGATTTAATAACATTCTTATTGTAATCTAAAAGATTATCCCACCAAAGTTGACCACATTTAGATTTGTCAAGTTCTTTCAGATAACCACCTGTTGTTTTATACTTAGGATGCTGTTCCTTTTCTTCTTCGGTCATCTTATCAGAGTAAACCCATTGAAGAGCATTGTATGAAATAGTATCTAATAGCCTTTTTGCTTTTGAACAACGCCAATCTTCAATACTCCAATCAGAAGGCTTATTGAACATTAAAATTTTTGATCCTTTAGTATTAAAGCAACCATTTGAAAAGTTAGTTTTATTAAAATCTCCGCTATTATAACTACCATCGTTACAGTTACCACAGTTGTAGTAACCGCTGTTCCAATTACCACTATTCCAATGACCGCTGTTATAACTACCATCGTTGAAGTTACCACTGTTACAGTCACCAGTATTGTAATCACCAGTATTATGATTACCACTGTTATACCTGCCTTCATTATAATTACCAGTATTATAAATACCAGTATTACGAGTGCCACTATTCCAATGACCACTGTTATAGTTGCCACTATTACGAGTGCCACTATTCCAATGACCACTGTTATAGTTGCCACTATTATAGTTGCCAGTGTTACCAAATCCCGTGTTGGCTTTTCCTACATTAATCATTTTCAAAACTTCTTCCCATGAAATTTCACGGACAATTTTGATTTTGTTAGTGCAGTGTTTCCTACCAGTTGCTTCTGTGTCAATTTCGCCAAGGGCTTCGATTTCGGCAACTTTGTTAAGCGGGTCAAAACAATAATAGCTAAAGCAATCTTTTAGTTCTGTGCAAAAATGAAACCCTCTGTTGCAACATGAAGGTGTCATATCTTCTTCAAAAGTTTTGCCAACTGAGTATTGAAACCCTCTACACGTCCAATCGGGCTTAAAAACTTTGTAACCTTTCATTGTTTTACAACTCCTTTGTTTTTTTCTATGATAAAATGTGTATTTTAACGCTCTTTTCAGAACGGAATAAAAATTAAAATCTATGTCAACAGCATGGCTGCTGATTGCTGAAACATTGTAGTAAACACTCTAACGAAGAATGTGCCAAGGTAGATTATTCTTACTACAAAACAATAATTCATTCCATATTTGTTGTGATATTATCTCAATATCAGGATGCTTACGCATTTGCTCAAATATTTCCTTTGTTTCTTCAACCGTAAATTTGCCATAAACATTCTGAAACCACTTTACCAATGTTTTATTAGTATCTTTCGGAAATAAAAATTTAAGTTCATCTGCTTTTAAAATGCTATATGTACCAAAGACATGGTAAAACATATTATGCTTTGAATTAAATCTAGCTACATCAGTTTCCCTTGTTTTAAGATTATCTGTCTTAACCGCACCAAATATCTCTGCAACTGCACACAACTCTTTATCAAAACGACCATAACTCGCACTACCACTATATTTATAATCCATACCCATATAATCACCTACTTTACAAGTTCAAAATACTTTGCTATATCTTCCATAGATAGATTCATTTTAGTTCCCTCCTTATTTACTTTTCTTCATTTGTTACTGCTATTACAAATAGCACATTCAAATGTATTGCCCTTACAACTATCTTTACAAGGGCAATATTTACAAAGGTTATGTTCAGGGTCAGTTATATCCGCAATGGACTGCATAAGAGATTCACTCTGCTCTTCTAGTTCTTCTTGTGTGGCATTTTCAATTATTTCTATCCCATTTAATTTTGCTATTTTCTTTATATCTTCCATTGATATCATTTTAATTTTTCCCCCTAATTAAATAAGTTCAAAATATTTTGCAAAATCTTCCCAAATAATATCTACTGTACCACCTATAATTGTAGTTTCATATTTAGGTTTCCAATTAACAGGACATAAAGTAACATAAGCTACATTAATTACAGTATGACCATAAGATTGTAAACTAAAATAAATAACATCAATAGTAAATTCCGCATTTACTGGAATTATTTCTATATCATGTTTCATTCCCCATGCTGTTGTGCTGTAAGTATAATCTTTAGTACATCTACATTTCTTACCTTTCAAATATTTTTCTACTATACGTTTAAGATAATTTTCTTTACTGTATCTAATTAGTTCTTTGTCTGTCGCCCATTTTCTTGTGTTGTTTGTGAAATCTATAAGATAATTTTCATTTATATAATAAACTACTTTACCTAATGTAGGTTTTGTAAAAGAATTTGTGTAGATTACTTTATCTCCTATTTCATATCCACCAAATCTCATATTCTCATTCTGTCCTCCTAAACAAAGCTATTATTTCATTTTTACGTTATTTTATATTTGTACCCTAAAATACGTTACAAAATATTTTGGTTGGACTAGCTGGATTCGAACCAGCGGAATGAGAGAGTCAAAGTCTCTTGCCTTACCACTTGGCTATAGTCCAATGTTGGTACTGCTTTCACAGTACCTTTTTGTTCACCTACCTTTACATACAGATTAGTTTGTAATTTGTAATCAGTGTAATTTTAATTGATGAACCGTTATCGTTGTCGGCAACCGTAACCGACTTGGTGCAACTTAGGGGATTTGAACCCCTGACCCTTTGATTAAAAGTCAAATGCTCTACCATCTGAGCTAAAGTTGCAAGTGCAGGTATCACACTACATTCCCTTATGGTGAGATAAGCTCTGTACCTGCTATGCCAATTTACTTTGTACAGTATTGGCAAACTGTACTGGTGTCACTGACGAGACTCGAACTCGCATGGATTTTTCCGAGGAATTTTAAGTTCCTTGTGTATACCTATTCCACCACAGTGACAAGTGTACTTGTTTCAAGTGTACTCGTTTAATGGTGAGTACATATAGATATGTACTCGTTTAATAGTATAACTATATTATAATTCACTAATTAATAGTTGTCAATAGCAATATTATATAGTTTACAAAATATTAATATTTTTAGTAACAAAAATAAAAGTATTGTATTATCGGAAGAGATGATACAATACTTTTATTTTTTATAGCTTGCAATTACTCAATATTACTTATCTAACATTTGCTCTTTATAAATTAGATACTCGGTAAACAATCCCCTACGATTTGTTCCGTACCCGAAAAAGCCCAAAATTATATTAAAGTTGTATTTTGTAACATCTTTTTTCATTGCAATTGCACGTTTGGTAACTCGATAAAATAGCCCTGAAATTTCAATATCACTTACTCTTTTTATTATTGGGGCAAGAGTGCGGCGAACGTTTGCGACAAGAGCATTATTATTGCCTATGTCATCATTTAGCAGTCTAAATAGGGAGTCATAGTCATTATAACATCCAATTTCTTTTCCATGAGCATCATAAGAATTATCGTACATTTTTATGCAAATTACACTTCCATTGTAAAAAAATTCTTTGTCAACAAATTTTCTAGAGCTAATATTTCTGCATAGCTCATCGTGCAGTATTTCCGAAATATCGTCGTAATAGGGCAATTTTAAATCAATGGTTCTAACGTTACCATTATCATCGCCAATATACAAAACCTTATTATCGATATCATAGTCGCCCTTTCTAAGTGATTTAATCTCTTTGTTAGACAGACCTATCCAAATCAAATAAGCGTATAACCTTGCGTAAACAAGATAGAAAATAATGTTACGACTAATAGTACTTGGATCTTCGTATAACTTATTTAGTTTTTCGTTAAGAGTTTCTATTGTCATATAATTTCGAGGGATATCTTTGTAGTTAATCTCAAAATTACAATCTATTCCCTCTTCAATTACCCATTGCTTTAAGTAACCACATTGACTATCATATGATCGTTTTGATACACCTGATAAATATTGATAAATATTATCCTGTAACGACAAATCTTCATTATATTTATTTAATAATCCCAAAAGAACTTGAGATTTTCTTTTGACAACTTCAATGGAAGCTTTCTGCGCGAACAAATGATGTTCTACACTTGTTCTAAGTTGGTCTATAGTGTAAAAACTGTTTAATGACATAAAAATCGTCCTTTCCTGATATAATGTTTACATATAATTGTACTAAAAATTGCCTATAATTATATGTATTATACCACAAAGGACGATTAAATGTCAAGTGTTCACCAATTAATGATGCAGGGCAAGCGAAACATAAATCGCTTGTTCAATCTGCTTCATAACATTAGGTGTCAAATGCCCAAGTGTTTTAATAACACTAGATTTATTAATAGTCAATAGCTGTTCACACAAAACGGTGCTAGTTTTCAGTAAACCGCTTTCAACACCGATTTTAACATGGGTTGGCACATATTTTTTTGTAGCACTTGTAATCGGTACAACTATTATGCAAGGGGAGTGTGCGTTGCCCATGTTATTCTGTACAACAATAGCTGGTCTCCTACCTGTCTGAACTGACTCGCCTACATTTGGCAGATCAACCAAAATTATATCTCCTCTAGTAACTATATTTTTATTAACTCTTCTTTCTCTTGTTTCTGTGGTTATTACTGGTGTTATGGTGTTAATCATACGACATTCAACTCCTCTCTATTAAACGTTTTGTTGTCTCTATTTGTCTTTTTTTGTCGTATTTTCTATATTATAATCTGCACTCGAATAATAGTCAACGTTTATTTGATTACGGATATGTTAATTATCTATGAAACGGGACGTTTTCAAAACTGAAATTACCGATATTAAAATTTAGATTTCCGACTTCTGACTTACTCAAAATTCTTTTTACTTCAGAACTTATTTTGAATACTTGTGCCTTGTTATTTTTACTCTCGTAATTATCATATCCTATAACTTCTATTGGTACTTTACTGATAAGATGGCTATTTTGCAGACTCCATAAACCTGCAAACGCAAGCTCGTGTACATAATCGTACATGACATATGGTGTACATGAATAATCATATTCATCGTTCTCCGTGTCGCCAAACTGTAAATCTATATATAAATCTTTTAGACCGTCAAGCTGTTCCTCTGAAAGATTACCAAGTGTATAACAATCAATTGGCAGTATTGCTTCATGCTCATTTGTTTTAACTCTGGCAAAATCAATGTAATCAACTTTAAGAAAATTCATTAAATTATAACAATCCAAAGATTGAGGAGCAGGCGGCAAGGGAAGTGAGGGTACAACGTGTGTTCCATCATTTTCTCCAACTATGGTTAGTACAATATCTTTACAATTTATCATAACGGTACTGTTGTTATCTTCAACCGTCATTTCGGACAATTCAGTGAGATAGTCTACATCATCACCTAAGCCCAATGACATTATGTAATCGGCTAATAACAAATCATGTACCCTATCTAGTTCTAAGACAAGCCACTCAGGATCATCAAAATACGGCACTAATTTGTCACTTATGCTTTTTAGTGACTTGTATACAACAGGCTCATGCGACAATTTCAGAGCCGTTCCATAAATGTGGTCTGTATTTATGTTGTTAGTGATGATAAATTTGTTCCATAAATTCTCACGAGCAAATGTCATAAGCTCTTGTAATGTCATTTTTTTCATTTTATACACTCCTTTTATTCAATCTCAAAACGAACATCTGTTCTATAATGTTTATACTATACTACAAAACAAATGCTTTGTCAAGGGATATTTGTCCTTTATTTTATACAGCAATAATTGCCATACTAATTACCACTATCACAATTCTATCACCATTCAATGTCTAAATCAATGATAAATTATTCCCAAAAATAAATACACGATTTAACAGCGACAATAGTTTCTTCGAAAGTTCCATACAATTCCGATATAAACTTCTTTTCGGGTTGATGGGAATGAAAAAGACTCTCCATTCTCATTTACCCATATCTCATGCGACCCCTTACCTCTGCGTGAGTATGAAAACCCACGCTCGGCAAGCAGCCTTTTAAATTTGTTTATGTTCATTTTGTTTATTGTTCCTTTCTTTTCTAATTTTTGCAAGATATGAAAACAAAACTTGCATTTTATTTACTTTAGTTTGTTGTATTACACTTTCTCAACATTCTAATAATTCCACTCTGACCCTTTGGCGTTACCATAGGTGTTAGTCCTATCCTGACTTCGCCATTCTGTATGTATGAGCTTTCTTTTAGCTGAAACCATGGCTGAGTGTCTATGTACCTCTGATAAGGCATATTCTTATGACCGTCCCTACAGCCTAACACTTTCTTCTCCCTCAGAAAGTTAAACAACCTTGTTCTGCCTATCTTTATTCCGTTTTTAGTTGCCAACTTTGCCATATCGTTCATTGAAATACAGTCCTCAGAGGTCTGTATGTGGCTCGCAAAGTCCACAAGAGGTTTATCCTGCTCTATCTTGTTATTAAGTTGTCTGATCGTTGATAGATTGAGCCTGAACAATTCTCTCGTCTGAGCATCGGCATTTGGCAGATAGGTATTAATGAACATCTCGTCATTAGCTACATAACCACCTGTCTTGCGTATAGTCGGAAGAACCTCTGATGTAACCCATTTTCTAAATGGCTTAACCTTTTCTGTTTTCATTTCCAACATTAAATCATAAAGTTGAGATTCATTTATGTATTTGTGTCCGTTGCGGACACAAGGGTGTATCTCTGCACTTTTCAAATTTTGGTCTATTCTATCTTTTCTAGGGTAAAGTTCGCCCACAGCATTTTTCTTAACTTGTCCTAATGCCATGCCAACAGAATAAATTTCAAACAAAACTGTTTGATCTTCAACAATTATTCCTACATTCATGTTTTGAAATTTCATTAAATTTTGCATAAAAAATACCTCCACAAATTATTGATAAGCATAACTTGACAAAGGTATCTATTTATAGTATAATTTAAACAGATGCCTTTATCTTAATAGATGTAATGATTCTTGACAGATACATTTATCTTTTATGAGTATGGGTAGACTAAATGTATGGGAACGTTTCAACTTGCTAGGGAGGAGCGTTCCTTTTCATTTATTCACCTTTTAATTTATTGTAAACCTCTTTTATACCTGCACGAATTATATCTGATTTGGATTTTCCAGTATGCTCGACACAATATTCAAGCATTTTTACATCTTCATCAGACATTCGTATTCTCGTGTTGTTATTCTTAGGATTATCAGTAGGTCTACCCATTTTTGGTTTCACTAGAAATATCACCTCACTTTTGTGTTACCATTAATATAATAACATATGGTTACACAAAAGTCAACCATATAATCACAAAAATATTGCACAAAAAACAACTTATAATAAACGTATTTGTCAAATGTTACAGATTAAATATAATATATAGTCGGGAGAACTTCTGAAGTAACCCAACGTTTAAATGTTTTAGCCTTTGGCAGCTTGCTTGAAATTACAAGGCTATAAAGTCCACTTTCGTTTACAACAGTCGGGTGCTGAGTTCTGCCCATGAGGTCACGAATCGTTACCCCATCGCCTTGCATTTTATCTTCCTTGTCAACATGATCTGCTAAAGCTTTTTTAGTATTTGTATATCCCAAAATCTCAGCCACATCTTTTCCGACAAACCAAGGCTCTCCGTCCTTAACTATTGTCCTCACTGTTCCAAATTCCTTGTTTGTGAATGTTTTAATTCCGTCCATTTTCTTTGTCCTTTCTGTTCTTAATTTACATTGTTGTTTGAAATTTCCTGCTTGCAAGCATAAAAATACACTATTGTCAAAGAAATAGTTCTTGACAGCAGTGTTTACTCATGATATAATATATTTACCAGAAGTAACACTTGTCAAAACACCATTACTATAAGTAATGTGCTTGTGTACTTTTGTTCACCTGACAACTCTGCTTGACTTTCCACGGACAGCAGAGTTGTTTTTTATTTGCCAACAATAGTTTTAGTTTCGTTTAGCCTTAGTACCAATTCAAACTTGTCATCTACATACATTTTCATGAATGTTTCCAACAAATCGTTCATTTTAATGCCGTTAATAGCACATTTTGACTTGAACTGATTTTGAATTTCGCTGTCTATTGTTGTTGTGAACGGTTTTCTATCCATTATTATTTTCTCACCTGCCTTTTATTATAGTATAATTTATTTTTATATGTTTGTCAACCATATAAAAATAAAAATCTTTCACAAAATTCTAGCGTATTTTTTGTTGAAATACACAATTTTAGTTTCTGAGATATTACACTTAAACCCTAAATCTTGATTTTCAGCCTAAAATATGCTAAAATTTTTTTATTAAAAGTAATTCTAATTAATCTTAGAAATTGGAGGAAATAAAAATGAGCAAAATAAAATTAATTCTTATTGCACTCATGACAACATTAGCATTGTCCTCATGTAATAGTAAAACAACAAGTTCCATATCTGACAGTAATTTCACTACCACTACAACAAGTACAACAACCACCACTCCCACAACAACTTCTCATACTTTAACAACAACTAAACCATCAACTACCACAACTACTTCCAAATCATCAACTACTACCACAACGACTACAACCACAACGACAACTACAACTACCACGCATGATTATAGTTCTGAAATAAGTGCTTTAGAGCAAGAAAATAATCGCCTACAGAGTGAAATCTCCACCTATCAGAACGAAATAAACAATGAGCAATCTGATATTTCCATCTATGAAATCTACAAATCGGATGCCGAAGATGATGTTGAGGAGGCTAAAATACAGCTTGAAAACGCCAATAAGAAAATGGTTAAAGTTTATGGTGATGGCGGTTGGACTACAGAAGTTGACTCCGAAGCAGTTTCAAAGGCTCAATCTCACTTAGACGATTGCCAAAGAGTTGTTGACGTATACAATGAACTTATATCAGAAAGTCAAAGTAATATTGATTATTATAACACTTGTATATCTAATAATCAAAGTTCTATTGAAAACAACAATAGTCTTATAAACGATTATCGTAGTAGATAATCATAAAACAGGAGGTAACACCATGAAGAAAATTTGTTCCATTCTTGTGATTGCAATAGGAATAACACTATTTGTGATAGGTTATACAACAAAAATTCCAAGCAAAAATTTAACCACATTTTCAATTTTGGAAGGTGACAAGTATAGTGCCATTGACGAATATGTTGGCGGTGACGCTTACAACTATATCATAGGAGCTTCACTTGTCAGCGGTAAAATAGCCGCTGCGAAAATTGAGAGAGTAATTTTCATATCCACTGGCTCATTAATTTTCTCCATTGGCATAATTGGTTTTGCATTTTCATTTAAAACCAAAGAAAAGAAACCTAAAGAAAAAAAGGATGTTGGCGAGCAGGGTGACTTGTCACAAACTAACGAATAAATTTTACAAAGTTCCACAAAATAGTATTGACAAAATGGGTATAGTATGCTATACTATAAATGATGAAAGGTAGTTATTTACCATTTCCGCTTACCAATATGCGGGATATAAATGGTTGGGTTGAAAGTTTTAAGCCTTGCCGTTGTGGCAGGGCTTTTAATTTTGGAAGGTGAAAAATAATGGTTGAACATGGCTTTTATATAATTGATGATTTATTCTTTGAGAAATTCAATGACCCTTTTCTAAAAGGAAATAAATCCGAAAATCGTCCTCATTACTATTGCTTTAAAGATACTAATGAAGGACTATATTGGATAATTCCTTTAAGCTCACGCATTAACAAGTATCAAAAGATAATCAACCAACGCTTAAAAGATCATAAGCCATGTGACATATTACATATTTGTACTCTGAGCAATGGAAAGCAAAGTGTATTTTTAATACAAGATATGTTTCCCATTACTCAAAAATATATCAAGCGTAAATATACCATTAACTCCAATCACCTCATTCTTAAAAATCAAAATGAAATACGAATTATTAAACAAAAAGCTGAACGTATTCTTAATCAGATCAATCGAGGTCAACATTGTATTCCAACTTGTGCCGATGTATTATCTATCAAAAAAGAACTGCTGTTAGAACTACAGATAGAAACTCAAACAGCGGACACTCTGACTTGTTGATTTGTGTTTTTTGAATTTGCATAAAATTCCATTCAAAACTTTTTGAAAAGCATTGACAAATTGACAATAGTATGCTATACTATAAATGATGAAAGATTATCTCTATCATCTCTAATTTACGCTTCGCAATGTGCGACACAGAAACATTGTAGATACAATTACGTTTCACAATGTACGGCAAAGTAACATTGTAGTATTCAATTTACGCTTCGCAGTGTGCGACACAGAAACATTGTAGTGATGCTGTCATTTTGGTTAATCTGAAGTGACAGCATATTTTTTTGTATTAGGAGTGTCAAAATATGACGGAACATGGTATGTACTTTATTACACCCGACTATTATCAACTTATTCGAGATGTAGGAGGAACTTGGAATGATTGCAAGGAAAGACCCATTGTTTGTTTGATTAAGTCCACCGAAAATTCCAAATTGTATTGGGCAATACCTGTAGGCAAAGTAAATCATCGTGACACTAAAGCTATTAATCGTATTTATTCCTATATAAACAAAGATCCAAGAAATATTGCTTCTTGCTTTTATCACATTGGCAAGACAACCACCAAATCTATTTTCTTTATTAGTGATGCTTTTCCTGTAACAGATGTCTACATAGACAGAATTTATGAGGGCTATGATAAACAACAATATGTCATTGAAAACAACAATCTTCTGTCTGCTCTGAAATATAAACTCCAAAGAATTTTAAGTTATGAAAATGCTAATCCAAATTTCTTCCGTCAGCATATTACCGATGTTAAAAGAAAACTATTAGACGAAATTAACAATTAAACAAAAGAGGTATTCTTATGTCCGAAATTAAATCAATAACAGACCAAGAAATATTATCATACTGGAACTCAATTAAATCCGTAAGAGGAGTTGCTATTAAACTCGGTATCTCATGGCAAAGAGTTATTAAAAGTCTTTCTAGTTTAGGTATTATAGTTAATAATACTCACGCCAAAATCACTCAATACCACAAAGAAGGGAAGTCGGCTAATGAGATTGCCGACTTAATGAATATGAACGTTAATGTTGTAAAAGCCTATCTCCCACGCAACAGACCTCAATACAAAGTTAATCAATCTAAAAATGCTCTAGCAGTACAAAGGAGTAAAGAACGTCACAAGAAGCACTAAAGGGACTTTTAAAAGTCCCTTTTTATTTTACATACTTATCCACAATTTCCTTGCCAACTTCCATTTTTAGCATTTGCTCTTTTACGAGTCTGCTATCGCAACCGCTATAATGTTGTTCAGTTATCCTCAGATCAGAATGTCCCAGACTCTGACAGGCAATACGCAAATCTCTAATAACATCTTCGCTGCCTTTTTGAATACAACTAATATACACGGAATGTGTCTGCCTAAAGCTGTGAGTGCTATATTTACCTTCTATGTCGTGTTTGGCGGTTATATTCTTTAGAAATGTTGTAACAGAATTAAGTTCCATAGGAGCTATTCTGAGCGGTCTGCCGTTCCAATCATACTTCTCATTAGTATATATAATTTCTTCTTCTCCGTCCTCGTTTAAGAAAATGTCCTCAATATATTTCCTCTTGCGTTCTCCACTCTGAAAAATATAATCTTCTGGGTCAAGTTTATAATAGTTGATTATAAAACTTAACATTTTCTTCACAGTATCACAAAGCCATGCCGTTCTCCATTTGTCCGTCTTGTCCTCTTGTAATGTCAAGTAATCTACAATTTTGCAGTTGTTATCGGTTAAATCCTTGACCCTCAAGGTCATTATATCTCCGTAACGATAGCCTGAGTTGCAAGCAAAAATTATAATATTTGCCTTAAAATATTTTTTACTCTGAAACAAATCTTCCAAAATCACATTTAGATCATCAGGTCTGAACCAGCTTGCAGACTTCTGCCTGCTTGCCGTATGTTTTGTAATAGCATTTCTATGACTTTTTTTTCGCTTTGGCTGTTTTGTTATCTGTATTCCTGTCGGAAGTCTATCCGATAAATCGAAAATTTTGCAAGTTTGAGCCGTACTAATATTCATTTTCATTCACTCCCATCATATACACAATGTAAATATTATTCCTGCTATCAACATAACGCTTGTAAAGAGCAAGCCAAAACCACCATAGACAACGTTCTTCACTATCATTCTAACTTTTCTCTGGCGTTCTTCTCTGAGCCTTTGACGGCGTTTTGCTTTTAAATATGCCTTCCGCATATTATAATCTTGTTCTTCCTCTATCTTCCGTAGCTCTTCTTTACGATCGTTGTCTAGCATTTTCACAAAAAGTAATGTATTCGTATTTTCATTTTTCATATTTATTCCTCCTATATTTATTCCTGCATAAAGAAATACTCCTATCAATCAATGTGATTAATAGGAGTATTTATATTTATTATATTAGTTTTATACACACAATCGCTTTCATATTGCAAGTAAACTGTCTATTTCTGCAAGTCTTTTAAGAAGCTTTTCACGCTCCACTTTTAAGCTTTCCACGTCTATATCAGATACGAGTTTAACGCCCTCGTGGTCTTTGATTTTGCTATAAATCGTTTCAGGAACACCTTTTACACGAACGATTGTGTTCTTATCAGCCGCTATTCTAGGACTTTTGGCAGAGCCACCCGAAGTGGCAAAGCCACCGTTTATAAGCATTGCATTGTCGGAGAAAATAACCTCTCTGTCACGATAAAGTCTTTTCAGAACAACGATTGAGCCAACTCTGATTTCTCCGTCCTCGTAACCCTCAGTATAAGTGTCGAGGTCAAGATCTACTGTGACAGTGCTAACCGCACCAAGTTCTCCGCATTCACCATAGCATTCGATGAGTAACGCCTTGACAGCTTCCTTGTTCTCCTCTGGGAAGACCCAGCAAGGGGCGTTCCACTTGCCCTGTATCTGCTTTGCCCCTGCGACAAAGCTCTTGTTATACGGACTGTTTACCTTGATTGTCTCGTTTTCAACTGTAACTTTCATGTTTTATCTCCTATTATATTATATTACTTCTTATTGTCAGGGATCTTAGCCCACATTTTCTCTCGATAAGCCAACTCTTGGCTATAGGTTTTATGCCATTGCTTATCCAGTTCTTTTCGTTCCTCAAGCGTAAGACTTCTACCCTCATCAATAGCCTTATAAAAGGCGTCATCATAAATCTTTTGAGCTTTGTCAAAAGCTCCAATTGGATTGTATTTTCTGTTAATTTCTCTCCGCTTATTTTCGCTGTGGTTTACCCACAAATAGATAATAAGCAAAATTATTGTAGCAAGTAACATTGATTATTCCTCCTCGTCCAACTCATACTCGTCATAAGTTTCTTCATTATTTCTGATATTGTATACAATATCCTCATCGGGATATGCTTCTTTAAAATAACACTGTAAGTCATCGGGTGTTGTAGCTATATAGATTGGTTCATAACTGCCCTCAAGCTTACTGCCTTTGATAGTTTTTCCGTCAACTTTGAACTCAGCAAGAGATAAGCTAATCTCACGCTCCAGCGGTGCGGTTTCAATGCCGTCTCCGTTAATTAGGTTTTCGATAGTCTCGCCCTCGTCCTCGTTTATCTTTTCACATTCAGCAACGAAATAGACTTCACATCTAAAAAAACGCCTTGTTGAAAACACTGTAAAATTAGTTATGTTTATAATATCTGAATGATATTTCTTCAATTCTGCTAAAGCTTCCACCTCGCTATCATAGATCTTAATAGGGTTTCCTATGTTTTCACACAAAGAAACTATATCAAACAATCTCTCAGGGAGCTTCCTTAACTCTACTCTTGACTCGAAAATTCCATATTTCATACAAATTTCTCCTTTGTTTAATTAATTATACCACAAAATTCCTCATTAGTCAACTAGAATTTTGTCGAAAACGTCCATAAAATCGGACAGTATGGCTATTTTTATTAACCACGTTTTGCACTCATTATCAGTATAGCCGTTACACTTCATTTGTGCGATATGTAATCTAATACGCTCGTTCCGTTCCAACGATCTAATACGCTCCATAAGACGCTTATCAGGGTGCTGTACTACCATGTTATTCTGCTTTTCTGTCATTTTAAATTCCTCCTTAAAAGTATGGTTTTATTTTATTTTGTTTTTTTAGAACTCAGTTACATTCTCATATTCATCTTCATCAAAATTAAATATTTTAGATGTGTCTCCATCTACATCGGCACAAACTTCATAAGCATCTCTACAGCCCTCAATACCACTATAATTGCCATTCTTCGCAGCCATGAGTGTCATGTTAAGTTCGTCCCATTCCTTACCATTCTTATCATCAAAAGCAAAAACAGGATAAGCTTTTCCTTCATCGTCTACAAACGCAACAAAATTATAAGCATTTGTTTCTACAAAAAATCTTTTAAGTCCTTCATTAATTGTAAGTTTCATAAATAAAAATCCTTTCATTAATTTTTACCGCATTTGCCTTGTCATCAGATACGGCTTAAAATCTCCCAAACATTCAAACAGATAACGCCCTTGCTATCAGCATAAACGTTATCAATGCTCGATACTTCCGCATAGTTCATATGCTCTGGAATATCTCCGTAATCTCCGTCATAAACAATTTTCTCCTCGTCATCCGACCATATCTGAATGTGTTGTACATCAGGATCAATGAATAGCTGCATAATGTCGTACACTGTCATAGTTAAATATCCTCCTCAAAAAAATTCCGTTTCCGTATGTATTCTTACATGGTACTCTTTACAAGTATCTCCCTTGCTCCGAGTATATAAGAGGGGAGTTGTCCCCTCTGTTAATTAATCCTCATCGTCAAAACCATCGTCAATAAAATCATCTATTTCGTCAAGACCATCGTCAATAAGATCATCTATTTCCAACTCATAGCATAGGTCATTTAAGATCGCTTCTTGAGCAGCTACATAACGATAAACTTCACGCTTTTTAGTGTTCTTTTTATCGTTATTATATTCCCTGTCTGCCTGCTCAAGTGCTTCCGCTGTCTCATTGTACATTCTTATGATAGTCTTAATCATTTCTTCTCTTGTCATGGTTAATTCCTCCTCAAATATGTATCGTTTTTTACTATGTTGTATGGTGTGTTTATTTTCCTCGTGCGGAAAATTCCCACATATACCGCCCTTTATGGGCGGTTGTTATAATTAAATTATCTCCTCTTTAATGTCAACAACTCCGAATGGTTTATCATTCCTGCCCTCAAAATAAGCATGGCACTCACTGATTATACAGCCATTTTGATATGAATTAAGATCATTTACGTTCATCTTTTCTCCGTTTACATTAAACAATTCATATCTATCTTCACTTGTCTTACGTCCGTAAAGAATAAATGTACACTTAAATTTAGATAGTTCGTTAAATAAACTATCAATTTCCTTATCCGTGAGATTATTTTTTTTACATTCGTTCCGTAGGCATTGCAAGTCATCAATAGTAAATGTTACCTTGCGTGTATTTCCGTATTTATCCATTGTTTTATACCTCCTCATTGTTTTACAAAATCTCAAGATCTCTTAATTCATCCTCAAAACGTTTGTAAAATGCGTGGCATACGTCCATGCCGTCATTATTTGAATAAGGCTGAAAATGCACTTCAAAGGCTGATGTCCATGTGTTTACAAATCTCTCATAGATAGCAGCATAGCCACGCTCACAAGCATAAAGAGCATTGTCAATCAAGCAGCCCTCCACACATTCAATACATTCAGCATTATTCTGTTTTAGCCATTTGTTAAGATCATTCACGATAAAAACGTGAATATTTAAAGCTTGTTTGTGCGTTTTTGTCCGTGTGTTTGCCATAATAATTGACCTCCTCAAAGTCTTAAAGTTATTATAATGTGTAAATAATGGTTATGGTATCCGCTCCACCTCATGCAGTTTCGTGGATATAAGGGGCGCAAACCCCTTTAAAATTATTCAATCTCAATGCCACTTAATATCTCTTGAGCCTTACTTAAAAATTCCACATTATAATCATCAACATAGTAGCTAATATAAAAAGCGGTTATCTTATCTACAAGTTTATCGTCACTCTTGATATAGTCGATTACTTCTATACGCTCAATAGAATCATCGGCATCAAGATTTTTAAATTTTCTTGTGGCTTCTATAAGATCATCTTTAGAAATTTCAAGAGCATCCGCAAATTCCAGAACTGAATCAAAGTAATCATAAATGCTCACATGATGCGGTTCGTCACTGTAGATTGTAACGTGATCGTCATTGATCCATGAATGACCGCCCACATTTATAAACGTTTCAAGGCGTCCTATTTTTGCATCTGCATCATAGTAAAAATATACGTCCGTTTGGTATGGGTTCAAGTCGATCTCAAATTTCCGCAAGATCACCGCAAGCTCTGATACAAGCTCATTGATGTTGATGACGTCCTCATCGGTGATATAGGACTTAATTGTACTCATTTTTATACACTCCTTTTAATTTAATGTTATATTATGTATGGTATCCCTTTAGGCTCATGCGCCTTTATGGGATATATAGGGCGTATAAACGCCCCTTTGAAGTTGTTCATTCCCATATTTTATTAATTCTAATGCTGCCATCACCGCTTTTATAATGATTAATTATTATAAAATAATGTCCTGCATTACAATACGTTTCAGAACTTCTCCAATAATTTTCATCATCATGGGTGTATTTGTCAAAACACAATACTTGTTTTCTTGACAATGAAATTGTAATATCATTCGTTTCATAGTAGTTTCTTGCATCTACATATTTTTCAACGGGATTTTTATACATTTCATCAATAACATCTGTAAACCATTTGTTTTTAGTTTTCGGAAATTGTGCGGCAAAACATCGTAAACTTGCAATACGCAACTTTTGTTCAGCTTCTTGCATCTTTTGGTAAATACGCTCATTTTCCTTGTCATTCTCGATCTCCTCATCGTACAAATTAATAAACTTTCGATATTCCTCTTGTATTGTGTTGTGTTCATCTGTTAATCGCTCTCTTTTCTCCCGATTGTATCTGAAATTGCAAATAGTATCAAATAACAGATCCATTTTTACACCCTCCTTAAATTTTATTAATTTTGTTAAAATAGCTTTTAAGCTATGGAATAGGGCTTTTATAGTGACGCCCTTTAGAACACTTGAAATTTAATCTAATTCAAATTCGATCGCCTCAATTGTTTTGGATCTCATTTCTTTAAAACTATCCGACACTGGATTAAAATAATCGCCTAAAATGCCATAAGAACAAGCTGGAGCAAAATATATGTTGTTATTATTGCTGTTGAAATGTGTGTTACAGTATTTGCAATTCATGCAATCACCATTACATTTTTTTAGGTGATTCAGAGCCGTTTCAAGTTTTTTACGTGTTGATATAGTCATGAAATCACCCCCTTAAACGTGCAAATACGTTTCTTTTTGTGCCATTTTTATAACACTTTTGGCAGCGTTTAAAACGCTTTGCGGGATTCTGTAACCGCAAATAACGTATTTGTCAAGGCGTGTATTGTAGCCGATTGAATAGTTCCAGCCGTAAACACCAGCATTATAATAGTTCGTGCTGTCGGTATAGGCATTGATGCTACTATCATCAACAAGAATAACATCTTGACCGCTGATTATATTTTTAGCGTCGTTGTTAGTGATTTTTTTTGATGTTGTGTACATAAAAAATACCTCCATTTTTTGGCTTGTTTCTGTTTTTTTGTTTTGTCCTGTTGTCTCATTTCTTTTGTTTTACTGTTCTACACTTGACTTTTTATTTCTTTTGTGTTATCCTAAAAAATATGGCTGATTAAATTCAGATCATTGCACTAGATTCAATCGTATAGCGGTTAAAATAACCGCTAAAAGTTTAGGTAAACTGTTAGCAAGATCCCTTTTTTTATATCCCAGAAATTCGGAAACTGGATTAAAAACATTTTGAGCCTATCGTTTTTAAGATTCTCACCGCCTACATTTGACGTTGTTCAATTCGGTTTTAGCCGGTTCGCACGGTGAAATATTTAGTTTTCAAGTTGCAAAAATTTGTTATTGATTATAAATCAATTTCAATTACTAGCTGTCGCATAACCTTGCAAAAGTCAACTAGATTTTTTGTTGTGCGATTATCAACTCTTTTCATTTTAGATTTTACGCTTTTTAGTTTTAGCGGTAAACTTATTTGTATCTGGTAAAGGGTTTTGCTTTTTGGTTTTTGGTTTATTCCCTTCCCTTACTGTAATTATATTATAACACATAGTACTATGTTTTACAAGCGGCAAAATGCACAATAACATAGTACTATGTTTGTACAACTTGTACACACAACATATAGTGTATTCTGATCTGTAAAAGGCATATGACTACAATATATAGTGTTTAAACATTTACGGATCAGGCAAAATAATTTTGTAAGAAGCCACAAATAATAAAAGAAATGAGGTTTTAAATTTGTGCAATACAAACAAAAAGAAGATTGAGTATAATATGAAATATAATACCAAAAATTACAAGCAGTTAAAAGCATTTATTAAACCCGATGATTACTTGATGATTGATAACCATTGTAAAAAATCAAATATTAGCAAAGCTAAATTTATTGTACAATGTTGTAAATACTGTATAGATCATGATATTAATTTTGATGATTAACTAAATCACAATATATAGCGGTTAATACAGTATTTATTGCTTGCGATACACTATATATTGTATGCTTATATTTTGAATTATAAGGCTGCTAACAAGCGTTATATACTGTTGTGTGCATGGGTTGTATAGTTATACTTGATAGCCGTTAGAATGGATTTTAGAGCATACAATATATAGTGGTATTATAGTGTGTTGTGTGTGTGTGTGTACTATATATTGTGGTTAATGACTGATGTATTGTGTGTATATGGATATATATTGATTAGTTAGTAAATAGAATAACTGTAAAATAATGTATTTATAGCGTGAGCCTGCAAAGAGATCTTGACGTGTACATGTTTGTATGTATATATGTATGTGTACAAATATTTGTACTGTTGTAAACGTTGAATAGCGTGAAATATGTGTACAATTTTTTGGACTTATAAGGACCTTTGAATGGTCCTTTGCCAATGCTAGTTAATGACAATTAGTCAATTTGCATAACTTTAAAGGCTAATTTTGTGTAAATTGCTAGTTTAAAATAGGGAATGAGTGTTAAATTTTAGGCGTATTTTAGTGAGTGTTTACCACTTTGGCGGTAAATAAGGGGCGAAATAGGGAATTGATAGGGATTGATAGGTTAAAATATTAATATAAAATGTTCAAATTTTAAAGATGATGATTAAGGGCGTTCGGTATATCGAATAGCAACCACCGATAAATATATTTAACAAAAATCAAATATTGGCAATAAACAAATATACAAAAAGGTTAATTATTGACTCGATCAATGATTGATAAAAATCAAATATTATAAAGTCAATTGAGCTTGCATGAAGTCAGCGGAAATTATATTAACATTGTATGAATTATGATACAATTATTTATATATGTGTTTTTGGCAAAAAGGCATATAAACCACGCAAATATGCGGTTTTATGGATATGTTAATATACTTAATTAAATAGCCTTGGAGGGGGTGACTTTACATTTATGGGAACATATGGAAACGAGATTATCCCCTTAGTAGTTCCACTCTATCCACACACCCCAAAACCAAATCTAAAATCAAAATAGCATTTTTTAAAATTCCTGCACACTATCCCACTACCCCACCAAAAAACCAAATTTTCATTCGATAATGCGTTCGAGTAAACCTCGTATCTATGCCATTTTTTAAACTTTTTCAAACCTTAAAATATACCCAAATACACCAAAACACACCAAAATTAACTTGCAAACATTATTTCTACACCATAAAAAAATAACCCATAATCCCTAAAAACACACTCCCTGAAAGACCATAATAGGTCTTATTTTTTTGTCCTAAAATGGCTATAAATCTAGTTTTACACTTAAACAATCACTCATTTAAAATCAAATTTTAATTCACTGTCAACTCATTAAACTACGCTTCAAAAATAATACACTATCACCGAAACATCTCAAAACAATAAAAAGCCATCAAAATATCATTTATAAAACTCATAAAATAACCTATCGTAAAAACGAAAAAAACGTTTTTACGCCTTGATTTACAAGCAAAAACAACGAATAAGCTATCGTAATTTTACCGAACACTCCGAAATAAAATGTTCAGATGAAACAAAATGTTTAAACAGTTGCCAGACAATCCATACAAACATTAATGTTTAACTGAAAAAATATCTGTGAAGATTAGCGTGACCGTAGGGAACGATAATCAAGCAGGGAAGTTATATACGAGCGTAGCGAGAATATAACTGACTAGCTGTGCGCAACACAACAAATCAATATCTCATCATTACAAAGCTTCATTGTCATAATAACACAGTATCATAATTCCTATTAATTGTACAATCTCACATAAACTTACAATTTATAATTACAATCAAAATTATAATTATAAATATAACCAATACACTAAAAGTTTACATATAAATTTGCATAAGTATATTGACAACCATTTAATTGTACATTATAATTGTAAATGTACTATTAAACGAGTACGTTTGAGAGTTGCTTACTTGATTTGCTTGCAATTTCAAATTGCAATTTTTAAAATATGATTTCACTTCAACTTATCTCTCAGCTCTATTAGTATACCCTTTCACCATTAAACGAGTACACTTGAAATGATATCATATTTTAAAATCAAATTCAAGAAGTAAATATTGTTTATAAAATTGTAAGTTATAGGAAGTGATATTTAATGTCAGTTAATTGTAGTAAACAATAAATTTTTCTGGGGCGTTTACGCCACAGTAAGGATTCTCTTATTACTAAAGATATCTAATATTATTCTACTCTACACTTTGACCTACACTTTTGGTATACAGATTGCACACTTTTTTGCATTTTGACCTACACTTTTGGTATACAGATTGCAAAAATGGCGGACTAACAATAAATGGAAGACGGCAATAAAAGGTGGTGACAAATCATAACTGACAATTATTTTGTAAAAATGCCCAAGAAATATATATACGCTGACTCAGCAGACAACTTTGAAATTTTATTGTATCGCTGTCTTAGTTACCTATATGAAACTAGAACAAGGACGGTAGGTACATCTATAAATGAAATTTTGGAATTGTGTCATTGTTCCATTTATAGTAAAGGTAACAGAGAAATTACTCATAGGATAAAAGCACTTTTCAATATCTTTATTGTCAGGTCAGATTTAACTTGGGATAACCAATGTGACTATAAATCATTAAATAGCGTCAATGCAAACGCTCATTTAAGATTTAAGGTCAACAAAGCGGTGTTTGATCCTCCAGATAATTTCGTAATATTGTATGACACAGAATGGGACAAACTAATGTCTATTTCAAATAGGCTGTCTAAGTCAATACTTCTTCGTGTTTACTTATACATAAAGTCATGGAACTTTCAGAATACAGAAATTATAACAGAGAGTGTTTGTGGTTGTTACAAGAAAGAAACGATAATGGCAGAAGAATTACATATGTCGGTCAGACAGTTAGACAACTATTTAAAGGCATTATGTGATAATGGGCTAATAGTCAAGCATATTACAGGCTCTTATAAAAAGAATGGCAAGGTCTATAATGCTCCTAACGTTTATGTGCTTAGTTCAGATCTGAACGTACAACAACATATCCGAGAAGCTGTTGACAGACTAAAGTACACCTATAAGGTAGATGAATTTCTACCAATGACACATAAGAACAAGAAAATTAGAAAGGATTGATAAACGTGATAGATAATAAGATTATAGTATTTGAAAATGAGGACTTTGGAGAACTTAGAACGGTTGAGATTGACGGAGAAGTTTGGTTTGTAGGCAAGGACGTGGCAATGATATTGGGTTATGGAAATGGAAAAGTTAAAAGTAAGGCTTTAGCTAACGCTATAAAAGATCATGTAGATATTGAAGATAAAAGGTTCTTAAACTATGATGAACTTAAAGCGTACCAAAATGGTGACCTTAAAAATATCAGCCACTATGGAATGACAATTATAAATGAAAGCGGTCTATATTCTCTTGTATTTGGAAGTAAATTGTCAACCGCAAAGAATTTCAAACACTGGGTAACTTCTGAGGTTCTTCCTTCACTTCGTAAAACTGGTACATATAATACGCAGGCTTTTGAAGAATTAAAAGCAGAGGTAATAAATCTCAAAGAAGAATTAGAGAAAAACAAATTACCCAAGAAAACATATAGTCCATGGTTTGGTCGTATGCACCCTAAATATAAATTAATAGAAGATAGTCTTGGTATTACTAGGGGTGCATTGTATAGAGAAATTCTTAAAGAGCTTGCTAACAGATACGGACTTGATACATACCAGATAGAACAAGACTATTTGTATGAAAATTGTTTGGATAAATGTTATCCTCTTGACCCATATCAGTGTGTTCCGCAATATCGCAATATGATAGAAGATATTATTAATGAGTATTTAATCAGTAACAGTTTAGCTGATAAAAACGATATTATTGCGACTAAGAAATATCAGACGATATTTTCAAAAACTAATTCTAAGACTGATTATAATGAGTCTTATCTTAACACAGAGGACGGTGATAACAATGAGTAGAAATCGCAAAACATTTTCTTTACAGGAACTGTTCCCTAAAGATTATACATACGAGGCACAGGACAAGCCCTTGGACGATAATGAAGAATATTTGAGGTTTCGCAATGAGTATTGGACTATGCTGGCTGAAACTGACGATACATACAAAGAAGATTATATGTAAGATAAAATAAAGGAGACAACAAAATGAACAATTTGAAACTTGTAGAAACAGACGTATTTAATGAAATCGCAACTTGTGACTTTTGGGGTAACGCCAACAATGAGTATCTTGTCACAAGAGAACAGATTGGTAGAGCATTGGGCTATAGTAATCCTGCAAATGCAATTAAAAATATCCATTTAAAGCATAAAGAAAGGTTAGATAAATTTTCAACTCAGCTCACTTTGGGCTATGTTGAAGGTGACAGGTATGTTGAGCGTGAAAGAATACTTTATAACCGCAAAGGCATTATGGAGATTTGCCGTTGGTCTAGGCAACCATTAGCAGATAAGTTCATGGATTGGTGTTGGGAGATTATGGATAGACTTATTTCCAATAGCTTGAATACCGTAACATTATCAAGAGAAGAATATTCTATGATTATTAATACTGTCAATGAAGTAGGTCAGCTTAATAAAGTTAATGAACAGCTTACACGTCAGTTGCAAATCATTTCTGCACAGAACACCACAATGCAAGACAAACTTTCTCGTATGTGGCAGAAAATAATGCTTATTGTTCCACCTGCGCATTATTCTTCTTGGAAAAACAAAATGTCTCAGAAAATTGTTTCGCTTGCAAAGATCTTAGGTTATACAAATGATGATGACAGAAAATCTATCTATAGCGATATTTACAACATGATGAGGTCAGACTATGATATTGACCTTGACTCCTACAAAGAAAATTATTTGTTATCACAAATAGATTGTAAAAACGTAGCAATGATAGATGTTATTGATAGCGATACAGCTCTTAGAGATATTTTCGAGGAAATTGTTGACCGATACATACAAATAAAATCAGGAATGGGGGTAATGAACAATGCCTAGACTAACAAAACTTACAGACAGTGAGTATGCCAATGGTGTACTCGCAGAAGCTAAAAGAATAAACAATAACGAGACAATTCGTAAACAACCGCCTACAGAACAGCAAGTTAGATTGTGTCTTAGAGTGTTAAGAGATTTTCACATACATATAAACAAGGATAATATTCCTAGATTTAACAGCGTTCAGGAATTAGAGCTTTGGCAAAAGAAAATGATACACAATAAATTATATGACAATAACTAAAACGGAAAGGTAGATTAAAATGACAGAAAACAACAAAACTATGGTAACAGTATTTGAGAGCAAAGATTTTGGCAAGGTAAGAACGGTAGATATTGATAACAAGATTTACTTTTGCGGTTCTGATGTGGCAAAGGCGTTGGGGTATTCAAGACCAGCGGACGCAATAACATCTCATTGTAAGGGGGTCTGCGTTTTACCGACCCCTTCGGCTGGAGGTGTACAGAAAACAAAATTCATTTCAGAGGGTGATGTTTATCGTCTTATAGCACATAGTAAACTCCCTTCCGCAGAACGCTTTGAGAGTTGGATATTTGACGAGGTACTTCCAACCATACATAGAACAGGCAGTTATATTATGGAAGGCTCGGAAAAGGACAATGAATTAAAACTATTACAAGCTACGGTTACTCAGCTTCAGAATATGTTACTTGCATTATCGGCTAAGAAAATACCAAATGAAAAGGCTTTGAACATATGGAAGAAACAAATTGGTACTCCGCTTATAGGGAAGTTGCAGGATAATGCTTTACAATCTACAGGTGAGGTTATTGAGTTTGTAGATATGTTGCATAGAGTTTATACTCAGATGACTTCAATGTTTGGTTTCTGTACTGCTACGGCTCTTAGTGAATTTACAGACAAGTATAACTGTGATTGCACTACAACACAACCTAGTATTATAAATGCTATTGCGGATAATCATGTATATCAGGCTTGGTTTACTCAGGCTTGTAATCAGCTTATGATTTGTGTAGGTAATGGGGATAGGTTTACATCTGACGATGGTTGTATTTATAATGCTACACAGTTTACTTCAGAGGACAGCTTTGATTTTATTGTTCACACATTGGCAGAGATTATGAAAGATAGATCGGCACACTACGCACACACACTGTCTATAATTTACAAGAAGATAAACACCACGAGAGGTTGGCATAATCAAATGACTAGGAAGAAGGTTAAGACTAAGAAAGATGTAATATTGTCTGATAGAAAACAGTTTACTAAATTTGTGTTAGTTAGCAACGAAATTATAAAGGAATTGGGAAGGAGTTAAATCTATGAAAACATATACGGTAACAAGTAAAGTAACCGCAGAGGAACGTGAGGTTACAATTAACATTTCATGCGAGAATGGCGAATGGGTCGCTAATTTGTATACTTGTATTGAGAAGTATGCCAACAAATGCAAAAAGCAAGGTTGGAAACAGATTGATGAAACAAGACACACTGACGGTACGTTTATCGGAGCTACATTTATTGCTCCTGCCAAAGCCATTAGTATTAGAAACGCTCACCCGACTAAAAGAGTTATCTCAGAAGAACATAAACAAAAGCTTTTAGCTGCGAGAAACAAAGATTAGTTAAAATTGTACATTAATTGTGTTAATTTTACAGCTATATTGTTTTGAGTATAATTTTACTTGTGAAGTATTACTCTTTAAAATTTAGCACAATTAATGTATGTTCCTGACGATAGAACGTAGATTATGATAGATATAAAGATAGGAGATATAAATGCTTACGGCAGAAATTAATAATCAACCTATAAATTGTTATGACAATAAGTATGATAGAGATACTTTGAAAAAATGGGCGGACAAAGGAATTTTGCAATGTCCTGTTTGTCATGGGAAGTATGAATATTGTCATGGCAAATTGGTAAGCCCTTATTTTAGACACAAAGACAAAACTAAATGTGAGACAATTTACTCTGAACCCGAAACAGAAGAACATATTCAAGGTAAAATAGCATTATTTAATTGGATTAAGAAACAAAACGGTGTTGTCAAGGCTGTTATGGAGGGTTATATAGAAGAAACAAAACAAAGACCTGACATCATGTTTGAGTTTGGAGGACAACAGTACGTTATAGAATTTCAGTGTACGCCAATAGCAAGTGAGCAAATAGAACGCCATGAGTTGTATCAAGCTGCGAAAATTAATGACATTTGGATTGGCGGTAAGGAAAAATATTCAACTGGCAGGACACATATTGAGAATATTGCATATGCAATGTTTGACTATCAGAACAATACTTTGTCTAAAGTCAAAGATCTTTTGAACAAAAACTTGTTACCTTATAATAATTTACTGCTTTGGAATTTTAACGAAATACCTTTAGAGAATGTAATGTTTGACGGAAAATTTACTTTTGTGAATCAAACCATGGAAAAATATATTGATTTATCAATAAAAAAACACAATGCGGAATTAAAAAAGCAAGAGCAGAGACGACATATTCATAGTTTGGTAGAGGTTTGCAAAGTTATTCCAGAATGGTATGCACAAGTATGTCATCATTGTAAAATCGACATACTTGAAGGCAAATTATCTTCCCCATATTTGATTATGATGAAGTTTGCAAGCGATATTACTGCTCCTTTCACAATGTTCATCAAAGAAAATTCGATTGATGTGTGTGTAACAGAGATGTATAATCGTAGGATAAAAATAATTCAACTCATTGCAGAAAGTGCTATTGGCAAAAGCAACTAAATTTGTAAAAATTGAAACACTTAAATATTCGGACAATCAGCAGTTGGTTTCTGTGATTAAAGAATATTTTTCAAAGCAATTACAAAAGGCAGTAATTAATAAATATATGGGAGGAATAACAAATGGCTAAACAACAAATGTATCAGCAGTTTATTTTTAAGTTGCACAGTTCAAGAATTTTAAAAGCACCTGATAAAAATTTAAAGATCTCTATACAAGAAGCTAGAGATAATAGGGAAATTATTTCTCTTGCTGACGGACAAATTTTACAAATGATTGACGAGATAAATTCATTAGATAGAAAATTTACCGCAGATAGGATAAAGGAAATTAAGAGAGAAATAAAGCTTTTGAAAAAGCAGCCAAAGTCGAGAAATACGAGTGTACAAATTAAGAAATGTTATCAGGACTTAGATAACATTCAATGTAAACTTGACTATGTTGCGATTATAATGAATAATAAGGAAGATATTTTTAAGCTGAGTTACGGATTTAGAATAAACGGAACGTACTATAATAGACTTATAGGCACAACAAATGGTATAAAAAAGAACACAGTTATTTATGCTGCCGCAAAGAACTCACAGCATATAAAATTATGTGAGGAATTAACAAGACGCATGAATAATGGAAGAAACTTAAACAAGGAACTTGTGCCTGCTAAGTTTGAAGCTTATAAAGCATTAACTTGTTCAGCTTCTGTGCCTGTGACACATCCAAAAGATATTCTTGTGGTAGATGATTTGATTGTAACTTGCAAAGAAAAGGTTATAAAAATAACAGATGAGTTTGACGGAGAGCCTGTATTAACTGAGCCTGATAATCCTGAAATTATAGAAGTAAATGACAGTGACGGTTATGGTTTAATAACACCTACATTGTCGGAGATATGGGCAAAAGATGTTCTTGAGGACTATATACCTAGTGGGTACTGCATAAGAAATAGCTTTTGTAAGGGCATGGTGTTCACGTTTGACTTTCATAAATTTGCCTATGAATATGGTACATTCAATGAAAATGGTGATTGTATTGTTATTGATGTATGGGGAAATGAACATAATATAAAAAATGTAGACTTAATACTTACAACTTCGATGTTAAAATTGTGGGATAGTTATGACAATATTGATTCGTATTTGGGAAATTGTAAAAATAACGGATATGGCTTTAGAGTAACAAAAGTGTGTCCTGAGAAACTTGAAAATGAACGTAATATGAATTATCAATTCCTGCAAAGCTATGAATTAACAGATGGGGAAATTCAAGAATTGATAGCCCCTACGGTTAATGAAATAAAAGATGTAATTCACGGAGATATTGACAAAACTATATTGTTTTTAAATGGGGCTACCTCAGATGAAGATTTTAGCTTAAATGAGATTGATAATGTTACTAAGTCGGTTATGATAGAGCCAAGTATGGCAAATGACCCATTTGTTATAAATCGTATTAACTATATGATTAAGAAAAAAATTACACAGGCTAAAATCGGTGTACTTAAAGTGCATGGCAATTATGCTGTTATTTCAGGCGATCCATTTGCCTTGTGTCAAAAAATATTTGGAGTAAAAGTTGAGAATGATGATTATGGATTACTTAAAGCTGGAGAAATGTATTCAAAATATTGGTCTGATTATGGGTCTGATAGGGTTGTTTGTTTCAGAGCGCCAATGAGCTGTCATAATAATATTAGGGTTATGAACATCACAGATAATAAAATGATGTCAGAGTGGTATAAATACATGGCAACTGTTAATATTGTCAACTGTCATGACAGTATGGCAGCAGCGTTGAACGGCTTTGACAAAGACGGAGATTGTCTTATAACAACAGACAATCCAATATTGTTGAGAAATACAAGACCTACTAAAACAATTATGTGCGTTCAAAAAAAAGCAAATAAAGAAATCATTTGCGAGTCTAATTTAATGCAGGCTAATTACAACAGCTTTGGTGAGGAAATTGGCAAGGTCACAAATAGGATAACCGCAATGTACGATGTTCAGGTAAAATACCCAAAAGAAAGCAAAGAATACAAAATACTAGATTATCGTATTATGTGCGGTCAGCTTATCCAGCAGAACACGATAGACAAGGCAAAAGGTATTATATCCAAGCCTATGCCTGAGGCGTGGTACAACAGATTTGCATTAAGCTACAATGATAATGATAGTGACGAGGAAAGAGTCGCAAAGGAATTTAACAAAACAATCATTGCTGATAAGAAACCATATTTTATGTGTTACATATATCCGCAGGAAATGTCAAAATATAAAAATTATATTGAAAATAATAATGCTCAATGTATAAATTTATTTGGCATGACGATTTCCGAATTAGAGGTTCTTAAAGATAAAACGGAAGATCAGCTAAAGTATTTGGATTGGTATTACAAAAAAATGCCTGTTAGTGCTAATAATTGTACCATGAATCGTATTTGTAGGGCTGTTGAGTTGGCTTTTGAAAATTATAACACGGAAGTTAAATCGTCAGCTAGATTTGATTATAAAGTTATGCAATGCAGACAAAATGATAAATACTCTGACTATCCAAAATTGAAAAAAATGTACGAGAATTATACAAGGGATATAACTCAATATATGGTGTTGTCTAAAAAACAACGTTTCGACAAAGAACAAATTGATAATGACAAGATGATAATGACAGAAAATTATCGTAAGTTATGTTCTGAGATTTGCACAGATGAATTTGTGTTGTGTGATATATTGCTTGATATATGCTATAAAACAGAGAAATCTAAGAAATTTGTATGGGATATTTGTGGCGACACTATTGTTGAAAATCTTTTAAGATTAAATGATTGGCAGATAACTTATTATGTACCCGATGAGACTGGAGATATTGAGTATGGTGGAACAAAATATAGAAAAGCCGTAAGAAAGGTTGGTGTGTAAATGGATATATTTTTAAACGAAATTGCCGAGGCAGAAAAAATAATTGAAAGTAAAGATTTAGGTGTAAAACCGTCACAATCATTGTTTTTGTTGGCTAAATATTACCGATATGTTATGAAGTATAAAAAATCTAAAATAATTACTGCACTAACTGATTTTATCAAATCAACAGGTATAAATTACAGACCTTCTGATTGGGAGAAAAGCGTTGAAAGACAAGTTGACAGAACACGCAATAACCCACCAATTAATATTGAATACATTGGCATAACACAAAAGGAACTTGAAGATATAGCAAGGCTTAAAAGCCCACCAGTTGAGAGAATAGCTTTTACGGCATTGTGCCTTGCTAAATATAGAAATATTCTTTGTGCAAGAAATAATAATTGGATTTGTACTAGCCACAAGATGCTGTTTTCTCTATCTAGTGTGAATAAAACTAGATATGAAAAAGAAATGATGATACATAAGTTAGTTAAAGCGGGAATGTTACAGCCAGCATTGGCTGTCGGAAATACAAATCTTCAAGTAAAGTTTATTGATGATAGTTCTCTAATAGTGCTAAAAATTACCGACATGAGAGAACTCGGCAAAGAATATATGCTGTATAGAGGTAAAAAATATGCACGTTGCGAAAATTGTGGAAGACTATTTTATAAGAGATCAAATAATCAGTTGTACTGTAAAAATTGTAAAGGTTATCAAAAAATTAAAACCAAGGTCTTAACCTGCTGTGATTGTGGCAATGAGTTTGTGGTTGGTAGTAAAGCAAACAATAAGAAAAGATGTGACGAGTGTCAAAAAGAGTATATAAAAAAATATGATAGAGAACGTAAGACAAAAAATTCCGTAAATCAATTTTAAACAGAAAATAATAAAACACCTCGTAAACCCTTTATTATTGGGCGTTTACGAGGTGTTTTTATTTTATGGTGTTATTTCTTATTATGGATATAGATAATAAACATACTTATCCAATATATATTATATCACGCACAAAGTCAATATTCAATAGGCATTGTGTACAAAATTAAAATTGAAAAGGTGGTTATTTTACACATGATTTTCGTCACAAAGGACGAGGCGGATTATCTTCGTCAGAACATTAAGAACGTTAAGATTTTCAAAACGTGTCTTCTGAAAAACAATGGCTCTAATCGTGGCAAGAGATATGCAGAGGAAACATCTGCGGTTGTCAATCTGCTTGCCAAGTACAGAGCCGATTAAAAAATATCTTACAGCACGTCTGTAAGGGTGGGTATATCCCACTAACTTATTTAGAAAAGGAATTTATTTTTTATGACAGTAACAGAAGAACTTCCAATTTCCATTGTAGATAGTTTGGATAAGAGAAAATATCCTACGCCTGAAGAGTATAATTATTGGAAATCAAGAGAAAACAGAACATTTTTCATTGATTACGAGGTAGATGAGTTTTATAACCTCATTGAATTAAGCAAAGTTATTATTCAGATGAACATGGAAGAAAGAGAAGTTGAAAAACCAAAGCCAATATTTATTTTCATTCATAGTTATGGCGGAGACATAGAACAGGCAAATTATTTTTGTGACCTGATACAGAGTAGTCATATTCCTATCGTTACAGTTGGAATGGGTGTTGCTATGAGTGCAGGCTTTCTTATTTTTCTTGCTGGCAAGCGTAGATATGCGTTTGAACATTGTCAAATGCTCGTTCATCAAGGCTCTGCTGCTTTTCAGGGTAGTGCTGCTGAAATTGAGGAAGCTCAGAAAAATTATAAAAAACAGCTTGAAGGCATGAAGTCATATATTCTTGCAAGGACGGACATTGACGAAAAGACTTTTAACAAAAATAGAAATAAAGATTGGTATTTATCTCGTGATGAACTTGTAAAGTACAAGGTGGTCGATAAGATCGTTACATCGTTTGATGAAATTAATTAGGCGGTGTTATCATGGGCAAGAAAAATAATAATACAATAACCTCGTATGATAACCCACCTGAGAAAATTGACGGTGATCTGTTTTATAGTCTACAATTAGATAAAGAACAAGAAGAATTTGCTAATGCAATTTGGAACAAGGACAATGATATTATTTTCTGTAATTCCAAAAGTGGAAGTGGCAAAACTACTATTGCCGTTGGTATAGCAAATTTACTTGTGCAGTACCAAATGTTCTCAAAGATTATTTATATTGTTTCGCCTTGTGCGGAAGGCAGGTTGGGCTTTCTACCCGGTGATGTAACTTCAAAGAGTGAGGTTTACTATGAACCACTCTATAATGCACTACAGACACTTGGCATAAATCCATTTACGGCTGTATGTACCAATAGTCTTGTTTCTGAGAAGTATGAAGAAGGTTATATCAAACCTCTTACGGACGTTTACCTTAGAGGTGTCAACTTTAAGGACGCAGTTATTATAATTGACGAGTCTCAGAACGCAACTTTTGATAATCTTAAAAAGACTTTAACAAGAATAGGTGAAAACTGCAAGACAATTTGCATAGGGCATACAGGACAGATTGATTTACCTAATCATAAGGCAAGTGGATTTGAGAAATATCTAAATCATTTTTCGGGAAAAGAACATTGTCAGATTTGCGAGTTGCATACTAATCATAGAGGTTGGGTATCAACTTGGGCTGACGAATTGGAGGATTAGAATAAATGGCTAAAATAACAAAAAAGAACGTTCTGTCGGTACAGGGTATTGTAAACATAGAGAACGGAAAAATAACATTTAGCGTTGAAGATATTGAGGGTGAAATTGCCCTTGCGGAACTTATGTCAGATTTCAACGGTCAGGAAGTAAAGCTGTCTGTAAACCAGACAGACGAAATTGCATAATGGGAGGAATTTAAAATTTCTACATACAAAAGATTTGAAGGTGAGTCTGATGACGAGCTTATATTTAGGATTTGTAAAGACAAAGAAAAAATAGGCACTTGGAATGACGTTAGGGATATTTTAAATAATTTACTTAACGCTGATTTTGGTGAGTCAACTTATCGTAAGAAATTCCAATGCTTTGAGAAAATGTTCAATGCAAATCAGAAAACTTTTGCAGATACAGAAAACACCCTTAATGAAATTCAAGACCAAATTCGTGAATTAAAGAAAGAGCGATACAAACTTCAAACAGAGAAGTTGGAGAATAATAGGTGGCTTAGGGAAAATGCACGAGATGAATTGATAACTGAAAAAATAGTCAATGCAATTTCTGATATAGACCCTATTATAGTTCCTGATTATTTGTCGGGAGTAAATAATAGCAAATCTGCAATATTGGCATTTACTGATTGTCACTTTGGCATAGAGTTTTGCATAAAAGATTTATTTGGCAATGTGATAAACGAATATTCTCCAGAGATATTTGAACGCAGAATGTGGAGTATGCTTGAAAAAGTTGTTGACATAATTGCTAAAGAGGACTTGGCAGAAATTAATGTTTGGGAACTTGGCGACAGTATATCAGGACTTCTCAGATTAAATTCTCAGCTTATGCACCTTAGATATGGTGTTATAGACTCTGCAATAAAGTATGCTGAATTTCTGGCTAATTGGCTCAATGATCTTTCGCAATATGTGAAAGTAAATTTTCAAATGGTTAAGGACAGTAATCATTCACAACTTAGACTTCTCGGACAGCCTAAGAATAGTTTTCCTGATGAAAACATGGCGAAGGTGATTATTGCTTTCATAAGGGAAAGACTTAAATATAATCGAAATGTAAACATAATTGAGAATGAAACAGGCTTTTGCTTTAGCGATGTTGAGGGTTATAACGTGTTTGGTTGTCATGGTGAAGTGAAGGATTTACAGAACTGCACAAGTTCTTTTTCAAGAGCGTACAATACAAACATTGATTACGTTTTGGCAGGTCATGTGCATCACCAGACCTCAAAGGAAAATGCAAAACATTCAGAGGTGCTTACAGTACGTTCTATGGTAGGTACTGATGATTATGCGATGTCCTTACACAAAACTTCTGACACAGGTGCAAGCCTGTTTATATTTGATAATGAATTTGGCAAGATTGCCAACTATGATATAAAAGTAAAGTAGGTGAATACTATGATGATTAAAAAGAGTTATAACGATTTTGATACTTTCATGCAGGATATTATAGATGTATATCTGGAAAATGAGGGCTTTAGTGTTTTGTGTGATTACAAGTTGGCTTGTAAGATTATCAAGAAATTTTTATCATTTGACGATAAGACTAAAATTAATTCTATTTCTCTTGATCCGCCTGAGTGGAACGGATATGGTGGCGAATTTGTTGTTTCAACTTTTGAAAACGAGTTGTTCTGTGAAAGAGCAAGACGTGACGATAAGCCAATAATTGTTGGTGATGAGAGTGTTGTTTTCGTTCAGCGAGATTTTGTCGGCAAGGATTTTACTGAAGAAGATTATGTTCCAAAGCTTTATTTTGGTTTTACAATTAACGAATAATTTGTAGTTAAATACAACTCCTTTTATTATATTTTGCAGGATAGCAAGCGTTATCCTGCATATTGTCGGATAGCTCAATCGGTAGAGCAATGCACTGTTAATGCGGAGATTGTGAGTTCGAGTCTCACTCTGACAGCCAAAACAGAACTCAACACGCCTCTTAAAAATGCGTACCACGTTGAGTCTTTTAAATGAAAAATCTAACGAGATTTTTGCACGGATAGTTGACAAAGTTTTGTTGACTATCCTTAGTTTTAATTACAAAGTAATTCAACCTTATGCACCTCTTAACAATGTGTCCCAGTGAGGGGTATTTTGAGTTATGGTTTTGAGAATTTTGTATTACTCCAAAAAACAAAATTCAAGCCCTTATGGGCGAAATAAAGAAGATTAAGTGTGAAGGCAACACTCTAAAGAAACCCCAAAATGAAGAATAAGTGCTAAAAGCGACACTCTAAAGAAAGCTTGATATTAGAAGAAAGGAGAGGTTAAATGGCTAAGAAAAGCAAACGTATCCAAGTACATGATGATGAAATACTTTCAAAAATCAATTCTGAAACAATGAAACTATGGAACAAATATAAAATTGATATGTCACTTAGAGAACTCTCCGAAAAGACTATCGCAGGCTATCAAAATGATTTAGAGTCTTGGTGGATATACATATACAAAAATCAGGGCAATCAAAGTATTATTGACTTAACGGAAGATGATGTAACTGAATTTTTATATTTTTGTAAAACTGAGGGTAATAATTCAAGACGTATGAAAAGGCGTATGGCTTCAATTTCGGCTTTTTATAAATTTCTGCGTAAGAAGAAGTTAATTACAGAAAACCCAATGGAATTTATGGATAGACCTAAGAAAGATACAGATGTTATTACTCAGACGTTTTTAACTGTTGAACAGGTACAGGAATTAAGAATTGCGTTGCAAGGCTTGGTCGAAAACGCTGACACACATCATAAGAAACATAGGGCTTTACAATATCAGTGTTATGCTCTATTTTCATTGTCTACAATGGCTAGAGTTAATGCGGTTGCGAATACTAAGTGGGAACAAATTGATTTTGACAATAGGGTTGTCAATGATGTAGTTGAAAAAGAAGGTTACGTTGTAACTCTTTATTTTTCGGAAGAAGTTAAAGAACTGCTGTTAGGTTTACTTGAGTACCGCAAGACAAATAATATTATTGACAATGGCTATGTTTTTGTTTCTTATACAGACGGAAAGTTTGATAAGGTAACTAATGGCACATTAAATTCTTGGTGTCATATTATTGGTGAAATGATTAATGTTCCAACGTTACACGCTCATGATTTTCGCCATTCGGGAGCTACGCTATATAAAAACGCAGGTATGTCACTAGAAGATGTTTCAGCATTGCTTAATCATAGTGGAACTGATGTGACAAGAAAATTTTATATTAGGGTTGACAAAAAGAAAATTAGTCAGAATAAGGATAAATTTGATTTTTGAACAATTCAACACTCATAGGACTATAAAAGGGTGCTTTTATTACACAAATATAGAGAGGAAAATAATTATGGACGGAAAAGCAATAGAAATTGTAAGAGATTATATTGGAGAACATCTTGACAAATCAGATACAAAGCCTGATTTTGAAGTTTACACAGTATGGAAGTGCAAGGCATTGCAGAACTGGAAATACTTGCTTTCAAGCACTCTTTTTGACGGTATGTATTATGAATTAACATACAATGGCGACAAAAAAGAGTGGTATCTTGACGCCTACAAGAAGTTTGAGAACAAGGTTGTTAAAGAATAGTGATTAAATAGATACCAAATTAAGCACTCTGATTGAAAATTGGGGTGCTTTTATATTGGCTTGAAAATCAAACAAATAAGAAGGAGGTGGCTTGATTATGCCAAGGAAAAAAGGTAGTGTATCAACACAAAATAAATCTGGTATTAAAACCACTAAATATATTGAACAACCAAAAGTAATAAAAACCATTTCTTGTGATGAAGAACAAGAAATGTTAATAAAAAAGCCTTATCAATGTGTGACCTGTGGCAAAAGATATGCCACACAAAAGAACAATTTTGCATATAGCCAATCACCTTTATACAATGGCAATAATAATTTCTTGCCAACTTGTAATCATTGTTTAGATAACCTTGTAGAACAATATACGTTATTATTGGGCGATCCAAATGAAGCTATTAAGCGCATATGTTTACATTACGATATCTACATTCAGGAAAGCTTGCTTAATAGTTGCAAGAAAAAAGATCTAAACCAAAGCCGTATCAGAAATTATATCAGACATTGTAATTTACAACAATATGCAGGTAAAACATATGATACATATTTGTCTGAGGTCAATGGTATTGCTATTAATAACGAGGAAGATTTAGAGCAATTAAAGTCAGAGGGCAAATCTTCTCCAACAAAGGTTGCAGTTGAACGTTGGGGACTTGGTGTATTTGGCTCTGAGGATTATCCGATTTTGGAAGAACATTATAAAATGTTAAAGTCACAAAATCCAAATGCCGATAATAATCAAGAGATTTTTATAAAAGACCTGTGTACAACAAAATTATTACAGAAAAAAGCTATTAAGGAAAAACGGTACGATGATTACGAAAAGTTTACAAAATTGTATCGTGACACTTTTAAACAGGCAGGCTTAAAAACAGTACAAGAGATAGATAACAGTGCGGAAGAAACTTTAGGTGTCACATTGGCAACTATTAGTCAATATACTCCTGAAGAATATTATAGGGATAAAGAACTTTACAAAGATTTTGATGGACTTGGTGATTATATCAAGAGGTTTATTTTAAGACCTATTAAAAATTTAGTTTTGGGAACTAATGAACGTGATAAAACTTATTGCGTGAAGGACGATGGTGAAAATGGCTAGGAGAAATAAGTATGCTGATGACAAACAAGCTGTGTTGCACACTAAGTTTCCTTCAACTCATTTTCTAAGCAATCCGACAAATGTGGATCATACATATAGGTGGTGTACATTTTTTAGAAGAAATTTGCACAGGTTTGCAACTGATTATTTGGGTTTGAAATTACATTGGTATCAAGCTATTATTCTATATTTAATGGGAATATGTAATTTTATAGTTATTGTTGCTTGTAGAGCTGCTGCAAAGTCTTTTATTATTGCACTATATTCTTGCTGTAGATGTATCTTATATCCCAATAGTAAAGTTGTTATTGCTTCCGCAACAAAGGGACAAGCCAAACTGATTGTCACGTCTAAAATCAGAAACGAGTTAATGGCGTGGTCGCCAAAATTGCGAGAAGAAATTAAGGGCATTAAAGATAACCAAAATGAAGTTATCGTATATTTCAAAAATGGCAGTACGATAACGGTTGTAACGGCAGGTGAAAGTGGACGTGGTAACAGAAGTTCTGCTCTCATAAGGGAAGAATATAGACAAATCAAAAAGGAAATTGACGATAGTATATTATCACCATTTCAGACCATAAGGCAGACACAGTATTTGCTTGATCCTTATTATGAAAATATTTCTGAATTAAAAGAAGAACCAATTAATATTTACATATCTTCAAGTTGGCTTGATAACGGACACTGGATGTGGGATATTGTAGATATGGCTGAGAGTAATATGCTTAAAAGTTATCAGGCTGGCGATATTGATACTTGCTTGTTAGCATTTGACGAGTCCATTACACTCAAGCATAATATTCGTACTATGAAACAAATGCAGAATGAAAAGAAAAAACAAGATAGTTTAACTTGGAGATTGGAATATCTCAATGAAAGAGTTAAAGAAAATACTTCGGCTTTTTTCAGTTATTCAATGTTTTCTGCTAATATGCGTTGCAAAAAGCCTTTTTATCCTCGCAAGAACATTGACGTATTGGCACATAGAAGAAATCCTTATGCTATTCCAAAACAACAAGGAGAAATTCGTATAGTTGCTTGTGATATGGCGTTCGTTACTAACAAGAAAAACGATAATTCTATCTTTTCTTGTATACGGCTTTTACCTGAAACTACCACATATCAAGTTGGTAATGTTGAGGACTCGAAAAATATGAAACGTGGTTATAGGCGAATAGTCTGTGGTATGGAGTCTATTCAAGGTGGCGAGGGAGATATGCAAGCAATCAAGATTAAGCAGCTTTATGCCGATTTTGATGCCGACTATTGTGTTCTTGACGCTAGAAATGGTGGTATTTTGATATATGATAGATTAGCTAGAGTTTTATATGACGAAGAACGAGATGTTGAATATGAGCCATGGACTTGTATGAATGATGAGGGTGCTAGCAATCGTATTAAGATTGAGGGAGCAAGACCTATTGTGTTTATTATAAACGCTTCTGAAAGGCTAAATAGTGAAATAGCCATGGAGTTCGCAAGCGTTCTTGAAAACCAGATGATTGATTTTTTAATACCCTTGCAAGAAGCACAAGAGTCTTTGATTGAAAAGATACCAGAATATAATAATGCTACAAGTGCAGATACCCAGATATTTTACGAAAACCCATATTTACAGACACAAGAGTTGGTAACGGAATGTATTGAATTGACTTATACGAGAAAAGAACAAACGGGTGCTATCGTTATCTTAGAGCAAGGCAATAACCGTAAAGACCGTTATACGAGTGTAAGTTATGGAAATCATTTTGCCTGCTTGCTTGAAAAGGACTTGTTGTCTGATAACGATGAATACGATTATTGTTGTTTATTCAACTAATGTAAACACAAATGAAAGTGAGGTGAAGCTATGCCTGAGAATATTGCAGAGAATACTGAGAATGTTATTGAAAACAATCAAGATAAAACAGAAAGTGTTTCAGAAACTAACTCCGTGTCAAATACACAAGAGCGTTCTTATGAGTCAAATGCTTTTTACGAAATGACATCTTTTTGGGAAGATTGTATTGAAGATTTGCCTATTAATCTTGAGGACATTAAGAAATTTGCTCATAATCCGCAAATACATATAAAAAATATTCGCAAAATTTGTCGGTGGGCGTACTATGAAAATGGCTCTGTTATGACTTCTATCAACTATCTTAAAACCATGTTCACCTTGGATAAGGTGGTTTATTCAAAGTCAAAGACTAAACGCAAGAAGAAATTTGAAAATGCAAGACAGCTAATGCAACAAACTCTTGACACAATAAGATATAAGGAAGTTATTCGAGATAATTTGTTTAACGATATGATTGAGGGAATGGACTTTAAATACTTTGAAATTACAAAGTCCGTATTCGCTGACAAGTATCTTGATGATATTGATACCTTAAACATTGTAGAGATCAATGAACTGGGAGTTAAATGTGCCGTTATTAATCTGCCTGTTGACTATTGCCGTATAGTTGGCAGAAAGAATGGTTCACCTATTGTTGCTTTTGATTTAAGATACTTTGACGATATGGCAGAAGACGACAAAAGAAGAAAACTACAGGCTTTCCCAAGAGAAATTCGAGAAGCGTATAGTAAATATTCAACTCACAATAATATTAAGTCATGGAAAGTTTTAAATAATGATAATACAATGGTAACAAAAATTAACTGTAAGGCTATTAATCCTTATGGTGTTCCACTAATGATTTGTGCGTTGGACGATGTATTGTACGCAGATTATTTCACTTCTACAAAGCGGAATGTATTAGATCAGTTGAACAATCAAATTATTTACCAAACATTTCCTGAAGCAAAAGACGGACGTTGCACTTTGACGGAAAGTCAGCAGATAAACCAACATAAGGTAGTTAAAGAAGCTATTACTACAAAGCAGAACAAATATGGCAAGTCATTTTTCTCACTTGCCGCAGGCACGAAATTAAACGATATAAAAGTTGATACTTCTATTTTTGATGAAAAGAATGAAAATGCCAATAAGTCAAAAGTGCCTGCCGATTTGGGTATTGCTAGTAGTGTCCTTGACGGTAATAGTACAGGAAACTATGCTGTTGCAACACTGAATTTGGAGTTGGTTGCAGGAAATGTATATGATTGGATAAATATGTTTATTATGGAATTGAATAAATGTATTAACGCCAATATTATTAAGGACAAAAAGCTTTATATGGAGTGTGCTATTTTACCTGTTACTTTTGTAAATAGAGATAAACAGGTTAAATATATGACCGACCTTTATGCTAGAGGTAAGGGGTCTTTGACAGCTTGGATTGCAAGCACTGGTTGGGATAGCGATGTATACTTGTCACTTATGGATTACGAACTGGATAATGATTGGGAAAATAAATATCCAACGCATAAGACGAGTTATACCATGAGTAGCAAAGATAGCGACCCAAGTGATGCAGACCACTCAAACGGTGGTAGAACTAAGGTAGCTGAAAAGACAAACGAAAATAGCATAATGAGCGAAAATCTAAATGGAAACGCTCAACCAAAACCTTCAACAACAAACTAAAACCTAAGTTGCGTTTAGTGACTAGGTTTATTTTATGTCAGAAAAGAGGTGAAAGTTAGTGTTTCATTGTGAAATAAGCGAAGCAAAGAGGTCGGACGGTCGCAGACGTGTAAAGTTGGTACTACACGAAATTCATCAAGACCGTAATCACTATAACAAAAATGGTATTAGTTACAATGAGCAGTATGTTAGAAATAATGCAGATAGTATTATTGGTATGCCTATTTGTGCAACATTTTTGGATAGTGAAAAAGATATTCCATACGACCATGGAATGACAGGTCAAGACGGCAATATGCCATTATTTGAAAATTCTGTTCAAGTAGGTTCTGCTGATGGTTGGTCTATTGAAGATATTCAGATTGATGGTGAGAAACATAAAGTTCTTATTGCCGAGGGTTATATTAATCAGCAACGTTATCCACATTTTGTTGAATGGCTTGAAAACAAAATTAATGATGGTGATACAATATATGGTTCTGTTGAATTTGTTGGTAAGGGCAAAAATAAAATAGTGTATGACGGAGAGCCTGTCGAAAAAGGTAGAGTACCAAAAGTTTATGACTATAGTGGATATTGCATTTTAACTGTCGAGCCTAGTGACGATAGTGCAATACTGATAGAACTAAATCAAAAGATAAAGGAGGACGAGAAAGTGGACGAAAAGACACTTAATCAGATTATTTCTGCTGTTGAGAATAAGATTACTGAACTCAATACTAAAAATGCAGATTACGAGACTAAGATTGCTGAAATGAATGAGATTATTTCTACAAAAGATGCAGAGATAGCAACTCTTACAGGTGAAAAGACAACAGCCGAAACCAATGCTTGTCAGAAAGACGAGAAGATTAATGAACTTAACGGACTCGTTGAAACAATGAAAGCAGAATTGAATGAACTTAAAAAGTCTGCAAAGATTGCAGAACTCAATTCAGCTCTTGGAGATTTTTCAGACGATGAAAAGAACATGGCTAAGGATAAGCTTGACAAGTTTAACGCAGATCCTATGGGTTGTGGTATCGAGGTAAACGATATTGTTACAGAAATCAACGCTTGCATTGGTGCTGAGACAAAGAAGAAGGAAAAGGCAATGGCTGTTGAGATTAATTCTCAGAACAATTTTGCCGCTGACATATTTGGTTGCGTAGATACTGACAACGATGATGATAAGAACGATAAACTCGATATTGATAATCTGTTTGTATAAAAAATACGATTGGAGGAATTTTAAATGATTAAATTTGCAAATATTGGTGATTTCAAGGTAGCACAGAATTTTGGCTATCTCAAGACACCTGTTGTTCTTGAGAACGGCATGGCTGTTACATATGATCTTAAAACAAAGGCTGTTGCTCTACCAACCGCAACAACAGCAAAGCAGGCTGGTCTTGCAGTTGTAATGAACAGAATTGATAAGCCTGAGACACTCACACCAAATGATTATAGAATTGAGGTTGGTGAGTTTCCACGCATTTTTACTCTTGCTTCTCTTGCAGGACATCTTTTTGATATGGACGATGCAGTTGTAACAACAGCTTACAATACACTCGCAGTAGGTGACAAGCTTGTAGTTGGTACTGATGGTAAGTGGGCTAAGAGTGCTGATGTTTCTGATTATGCAGAGTATCTTGAAATTGTGGAAAAGACAAGTTTTGGCGGTAACGGACTTAGAGTCGTTGTACACGCTTAATTAATGAATGTAAAATAAAGGACGGTGTTTTAATAATGATTAATACTTCTTTTGAACTTAATAATCTGAATAAGTCTGAGGTTGCTGTCAAGAACGCAAAGGCTTTCAACGAAGTAGTTGAGATTTGTTCTGCTCTTTTTGCAGGCAAAGATACATCAAAGTACGGTCAGAAGGTAGACGCAGTACGTTCAAGAATTTCAAAGCTTGGTGAACAGGCACTTGCAGGCGATAGCAGAGCAGTTGCAGAGATTAATACCATTGTAAAGTATATTATACAGCCAAGACTTCTTGAGGCAACAAAGGTATTTAATTTCCTTGGTAACTATCGTGAGATTGGCTATGATGAGCAGCCAAGAATTAAGACTTATTCTTATGAGGGTCTTGATGCTAGACTTCAGGCTTCTGGTTCTGATGTAGGTTTTGCAGGTAGAAAGTGGGTAGAGTACCCAATTGTAACTCAGACAATATCTTCTGGTATGGCTATTGATTATCGTGAGCTTGCTTCCGGTAATTTTGCTGGTACTGTAGCAGAGGAAATGGCACAGGTACAGACCGACATGAACAACAAGGGTGTTGCTTATGTATTTGATGTTATTAAGTCTGCACTGAAGAATAATACTGAATATGTAAAGTTCTATGGCGAGTATGACTCTGCTCCAACTCAGGCACAGGTTGACGGTATGATAAATAAGGTTAGAAAGCTTGGCAAGGTTGGTATTGCAGGTGACTTCTCACTTATTTCTGGTATCTGTGATTGGAACGGTTATAAGACAGTTGGTTCTACACCAATCCCATTCTTCAATGCTACACAGGTAGACGAGATTGCTAGAACAGGTCTGAATGGCTTCTATAAGGGTTCAGCTCTTATTGAACTTGAGAACCCATATAACTTCACAAAGCCACTTGCTGACAAGTCAGGTTTTGACACATACTACAATCCCAACGATCTGTGGTTTATTGCACAGGGAGCAAATTCTCCAGTAAATATCTTCAGACGTGGTGGTATTACAACTATGACAGGCAACGATGTTGAGACAGGTACAGTAAAGACACGTTTCGATATGGAGCTTGGTGCTGACGTTGTAAAGGGCAGAGAATTTGAAATTGGTCTGCTTACAAAGCAGGGTTAATTACATAATAATTATTGATGTGGCGAGGGTGTAAACTCTTGCCACATTATTATTATATTTGAAAGGAAGATTAAAATTTGGCAAATGTAAGAAAAAATACAACTACTGCCACAATGAATAACGATATTACAGAAGTAAAGTCTAAAAGGGAAATTCAGCTTACCGATAGAGTGTTTCTTGAAAACACTCGTAATTGGGAATTGGGTTTTAGGGCTGTGGAAACACAAAGAGATATTACTATTCCACCAAACGCAAAGAAATTTGCGCAGCTTAATGTTGGAGAGGTTATGGCTCAGATACAGGAAGGTAACGGAATGTTCTGTGGTACTGACGGCTTTGGCAATAACGCTTATCTGAAAATTCTTGATGAGGATATAAGAAGATACGTTTTTTCACTTGACGAGAGTGATAATAATGAACCTGTTATTCTTGATATTAACAGTGTAAAGGCACTTCTTGGCATTAGCAATAAAGCCGATTTTATGGCTGAACTCTCAAGACTTGTAGTTACTGAAGGCGATAAAAAAATGATTATTCCACTTGCCAAAGAAGTTGGAATTGACAACGTGGCAGTTTACAAGCGTAACGAAATAGAAAATATTTCAGGCTATAAGTTTTAAGAAAGGGTGTGGTTAAAATGGCTACTACCTATGAAGATGTGGTCGCTGTTTTTGAGTCCACATTTCTTGAAAGGGTTGCGTTAAGTGACGACCTTGTTTTTCAGTGGTTTAAAATGGCTTGTGGCGAGTTTTCAACTCAAATTAGTCAGCTTTACTTTAATAATGAGAAAAAAATATTTACTGATATTGACGGAAATGATATTGTTTTAAATCAGATTGTTGTTAATATATTGGGCTATACAATAAAGAGATTTTATTGTGAAAGACAATATAGCAAAATTGTCAAACGTAGCAACATAGTTTCCAAGGATTTATCAATAAACAACTCAGAGGGTGACAAAAGACAAGCTAAAGTTGAGATTGATTGGGTGAACTTTAAAATAGTTGACCTTTATGAGCAACTTAAAGATACTGCGTATAATTGAGGTGGTTGAATGAGTAAAGAATGGTATTTAATTCGGCAACCGTATTATACGGAAGGTTCTGAAAAACCAGATTTGTTGTTTGATAGTAAAATGTCATTCAATGACGTTTTAGAGGATAGCGTTATTGAAGATGATATTATTCTGTGCAGTGGAGTGTTTAATGGCGAGAATTTTGAAAATGAATTTGCTACAAAGGGCATAATTCAAAATGAAATACCTGACACGCCAACACAAGCTTGGCAAAGACAGATTTTGACTTATATTAGTACAATATCGGACTATAAGTACATTAAATATGACAATAAGATTTGGCTAATATTGACCGAGCCTACAAATAACAAACTGTATGAAAAATCTATTTTGTATTTGTGTAATTACGTTATTAAGTGGCAAGACGAAAACGGCATAGTTCATTATAAGCCGTGTAATATTCAAAATGCTTCACAGTACAACTCAGGCACAAATGAGACAAAAGTAATTACCATTGGTTACGATCAGTTGATGATGTACATTTCGCTTGACGAAGAAACGAAATATTTTCCTCATGATAAGCGTTTTTTCATTGATTATAATGACAAAGAGCCTACACCTTATAGAATTACTAGACCTGATACTGTCAGCTTCTCTTTTGGAAATAGCAGATGTATGCACATTATCTTGTCAGAGGGTCAATATAATCCGCAGACAGATAGAATTGACCTTATGCTATGTGATTACTTTAAGCCCAATAATGCAACCAAACCTGTTGAAATATCTTACAGTGGCAATGCAGAAATTCGTTGTGGTGGTACAGTAAAAACATTTACTGCAAAAACAGATAAGAGTGTCACTTGGTCTTTGAAATTACTTGATAAGCAACAAGATTTTATTACCATGATAGTAAATGAAAATAAGGTAAAGATAAAGTGTTTAAGCAACAATGCTTTAATCGGTAGCTCTTTTAAATTGGTTTGTACAGTTGATGATGTTTTGTCTGAATTGTTAATTAATATAGTGGGAGGTGTGTAAAATGCCAATAAATTCTGTTATATCGGAGTGGAAAAATAAAGCTATTTCTATGATATTATCACAAGATAATATATTAGATTTATTTGAAAAGGACGATGAAAAACTAGAAAATATTGTGTATTCTAATATATACCCTTTTTTATATATACCTTACACTCAAACTAATGTAGAATTGTATCTTAACATTGAAGTTTCAGTTCCGAAAGTAATATGGGGAGCATTTAAGGGTTATCCCCAAATGATAATCCAAATAATTTGTCACCAAGATAAAATGAGACTTAACAAAGCTGGTATTTCCAAAACTAGAATGGATTATGTGTCTGAATTGTTAGGTCAGTTATTTAACAACTCAGATGGTTGGAGTGGCAATAGAATACAACTTATTTCGGACGTACCAGATAATTTGTCACCTGTTTATAAAAGGCGTACCTTAATATTTCAAGGTGAAGAACTTACGATAAATCCATGTGAGGGTAATTAGTTATGGACGAACTTTCGATTTATCGTAATAAAAAAGAAACATTTATGTTAGGCAAGTTTGAAATTCACAACCCAACTTTGGACGAGATTTCAGACGAGTCAAAACTAGGTGAAAAACAGTTTTGGGTCATTGTGTCTGACATAATTTCAACTCCATATGATAGAAGGCTATATCTTTGGAGCAAGGGTATTGATTTTAACTCAGTAGATAGTTTTGACTTGTTTTGTGATATTGTCGAAAATCATTTGCTAACTGATGTTTCATTTATAATCCGTAATATTGATTTTGGTAAGATGAAACGCTATATTGACACGAATAGCGGTGATATTATTTTATTTGATGTTTACAATAATATTCAAATAGGTAAAGCAGATTATGAACTGCTTACTGAATATTTCAGGAAAATGCTTAATATCGCTGATAACAATATTAAAGACGGAAATGAACACACCCGAAAATGGAGATTGCAATATGAATTAGACAAGCTTGAAAGACAATTAGCTAGGGGTGAGTATCAAGAAAAAGAATTTCGTTCTATTTTGTTGCCATATATTTCAACATTAACAAATATTGAAGGGTTTAAATACAACTGGGACACGGTTTGGTCGTTACCTATTAATGTTTTTTATGATTGTCTTTTAAGAAATCAAATCATAAATCAAGCACAGAAACTTACCACAGGTTTGTATAGCGGTACTTTTTATTATAAGGACATTAAGAATAAAGAAGAATTAAATTGTTTCCGTACATGGTAACGGAAACAATAGAAAATAAAGGAGGAAATAATATGTTTAATCCAGACAAATTGCTTTTTAAACAAGCTATTTCAGGTCAGATGTTTTCGCCTACTGACGGAGTGCTGTTTTGGACTCTTGAAGATTTGAAAGACGTAAACATTCAGACCAATGCTACTTCACAGGATAAGACAGATGCAACAGGTGCGGTAATTGCAAAATACTATGATGCTGATACAGTTCAGATTACAGGTAATACATCGTTCCTTACGCTGTCACTTCTTGCTGCTCAGTGGGGTACAGAAAAGAACGTTGCAAGTTCTACTAACAAAATTCTCATTCCTAAAAGAGAGAAGATTAAGGTGGGTAGCGACATAACAAAGATTACTCTGAGTAAAGTTCCTGTGGGTGGAATATCATTCATTTATCTGCTCAATGAAAGGAAGGAACAGGTTGCTTCTTACAAATATGCAGCGGTAAATTCAGAAAAGGAATTTTCACTTGATGCGGCTAAGAAAGAAATTACACTTCCGACAGATACTGCTATCAAGGAAGGAATGACTATTCAGGTATATTATACATATGAGTCTGAAAATGCAGTTGACATTACAAAGAGTACGAATGATATGCCAAAATCAGGTGAATTTTGGCTTGAATCAATCTTTACAGATATTTGTGATAAAAATATTGAATATCATGGTTGGGTTGTCGTGGCATCTTCACAGCTTTCTCCTGAGACTCAGATACCGCTTGACAAAACAGGCGACTTCCCATTTACTATTGACTCTCTGAAGGACTATTGTAGTGACGAGGGTCAGCTTCTGAGATTTGTTATTCCAGAGGATTAATTTATGGAAAACAACCATGAATGTATTATTTGTGGTAATGGATATTATGCGTGTAATAAATGTGATAAAATAAATAGTTGGAGGAGATATGTGGACACACCATCTTGTTATCAATTATATTTAATCATAGAAGAATATATGCACGAAGTCATTTCCAAGGTTGAAGCAAGAAAACTTCTTGCCAATATTGGTATTACTTCCGAAACATTAAAAAAGAAAGATTATAAAGAGTCGGTCTATAATGTTTTGGCTGATATTACAAACCTTAAAAATAGTACAATAAATAAAAAAACTAAATAAAATAGAAAGGGCGGTTATTATGATAAGTATTGACCGCCCTTATTTTTTTTATAAAGAGGTAGAAATGACAGATAGAAGTAAGTTTAATGTAGATAAAGACAAATCAAAACGTAGTTATAATGGTATTATTTTTGACTCAGTGTTAGAAATGAAATATTATCGTGACGTACTTTGTCCTTTAGTGGAAAGCGGTGAAGTGATTTCGTATGAGTTACAGAAACCATATGAACTGCAACCGAAGTTCGTTCACGATGGCAAAACTGTGTTGCCAATTAAATATGTCGCTGATTTCGTGGTTACTTATAAAAATGGTGTCACTGAAGTTATAGATACAAAAGGTATGCCAGACTCAGTGGCAATACTTAAACGTAAATTGTTTTGGTATTGCTATCCAGACATTACATATAAGTGGATTACTTATGCCAAAAAGTTTGGTGGGTGGATTGATTATGATGAGTGTAAGAAACTGAGAAACGCAGAAAAGAAACGCAAGAAAACGGAGGAAAATTGAATGAAAAATAAGCTTAGTTTTGCGGAAATGCAGGCATTTATAAATAATGTAGTCAAGGGTACAGTTGAGTACGGAGCAGGATATGAAGAAATTTTGCGTAAATATTACGTTGTCACTCTTTACGGAGAACATAAATTTTCATCAGATGATATTGCAGAGATTTATGATAGTGGAGAGCTGGATAGGGAATGTAATAATATTGATTGGGAGTCGATTGATGACGCACAGTATAGCATGATTAATGCAGCTATTGACAGCGGTATTGACATGAATGTTAGATACAAGGCGGCTGAAAAGGTTATGAGCATGGCAAACATAGCTATAACGGAGCTTGCAAGCAAGGCAAAAGAAATGATAGAACAGATTAGTGTTACTACGAAAGATATTGACACTGAAAGCTTAAATGAAGTGTTAAAAACACTTAAAGATAGTAATGACATGGCAAATAAAATTGTAATTTCAAACAATAAGGACGGTGACTAATATGTTCTTTGCAGAACAGGAAATAACACTTGGAATAGTTCCTAATGCTAGGAATATTCATAGGTTTGTGTATTTTACACAGGTACGCCCCTCTGTGGTTAATCTGACAACAGATAGAACGGTCAATGGTAAATCAATTATAGGTCTTTGTAGCCTTGGTTTAAGAAATGGTGACAAAGTTACGATAGAAACACATAGTAAAGTTTCTCAGAAGCAAGCTGACGAGGATTTAAAGCTTGTTGTAAATTGGTTGCGTGGTGAGGAATAAATGGTTGTAAAAAACCTTAAAGAACTAGAGCGAGAACTAAGAACAAGAATTGATTACGCTCTGCTTACAGATGTTGCCGAGGTTGTTACCACTGTTATGCTAGATCATATTGAAAGAGATGTTTACGATAGTTATGTACCACATGAATATGTAAGACGATATGATAATGGTGGTTTAATGGATATTAATAATATTAATTCTTCTATCGAAGGTGACACTTTAGTTGTTGAAAACAATACAATGGCTAACCCTTATATTTTTGTACAGGGGAAAATGATTAAGTCAGATAATACAGGTCAAGAATTAGCATCTATCATTGAAACTGGTTGGGGGTACGATTTTGGAAATTGGACGTATCATGGTGTTGCTAGACCATTTATATATAACACAAAAGAGGATTTAAGTGATAATAAATATCACGTTATAGCTTTAAGACAAGGACTTAAAAGACAAGGAATAGAGGTGAAGTGAAATGGCAGATGATTTAAAAATACGAGTTCCTGTGGAACTTGACACAAGTAAAGTTAAGGACGATATACCTAAATTAAATAATGTACTTGCAAATGATAATAAGGCTCATGTTAAAATCATTGGTGAGTTGGACTTGAGTAAAACACAAAAGAAGATTCAATCTCAACTTGCTACAATCAGCAAAAATCTAAAAATAGATATTGGTGGTTTAAATGTGACCTCTATTCAGAATAGTATAAAGGTTGCTGAAAAACAGGTAACTAGCTCTGTTAAAAATATAAAGCATGAGATACAGAATATTGACACAACTCTTGCAGAAACTTTCAAGGCAGGTTTTAATAAAGACGGACAGATAGATATTGTTAAAACTATTGAAAATGCAAGAAAGGTTTTGAGTCAGTTTGGCAATCCGACATTTTCATGGACTAAAGATAGTTCGGGTGAAGTCGCTCAAATTACGGCAGAAGTTACAAGTTTAACAGGTCAAGTTGAAAAATTGAAATATGCTCTGAACGAAACAAATGGGTCATTTGACTATCTATCGGGTAGCAGTTCTGAAAAGGGTATCTTAAAACTGATTGCGGATATTGATAAGGCTAAGTCGGATTATACTGCTAAACTTTCGGCATTTAAGTCAGCGAATAAAGGTATTGAATCGGGTATAGGAAATGAAATTAATGCCGTTAATGCTGCTATTGACAATCTTGGCAATGGTGGTTCTATTGCAGAGGTTGATAAACTATTCAATTCATTAAAAACTACTGCAAGCAATATCAGGCAAAATTTAAAATCTCTTACAAGTTCTTTTAACGAAACTACAAATGCCGAAAACACTTTGGCTAAAATGCCTGCAACAATACAGGAAATATCCAATAGTTTTTCAAAACTTAAACAACAACCGTCAGAGGTTTCCGAATTAATTGGTAATTTAAATTCCCAATTAAACAAGGTTAATGAAACCGAAAGTCAATTTGGACGCAATAAACAATGGTCTGAGGAATATCGTGAGTTAGTTGTTTCGGTTAAAAAAGCAGAAACCGAAATCAAGAGTTTGCAGTTACTTGAAAAATCTGATAATTCTGAGGCACAACAGCAAGCTCATTATTATAATAAGATGTTTGGTGAAATCAAACAGATTAATAAGCTTAAAAAGCAACAGGTCAATGCTGGCGAGCAAGAAAATGTTGAGCTAAAAAGACAGATTAAAAATCTTGAGAGTAGAGTTTCTTATGACGAGAAGCAGCTTAAAAAGAAGAAACTGATTACAGAAGAACTTGAAAGACAAAAAAATGAATTAATAAACATTGGTAGGGAAGAACTTAGATTAGCCAATTCTCGTTCTGCTGATAAATCGTCAGCTACATCTACTAAAACAGAAAATAATGTAGCTAGACTTACGCAAAATCTCACTACCTTAGAAACAAAATGGAAAGAGTCGCCTATTTTTAATGGAGAGTTTCAAGAAAAGTTTAATGAGTTAAAAACAAGTTTGTCTAATGTAGGTGGCGATCCTAAAGCATTAGACGAATATCGTATTAAACTCAATGAACTAACAAATGAGTTAAAGAGGGCAGATGTAGCTTATAAAGCTAGTTTTTCTAGCAATAAATCACAACAGAATATAGAAGCTACAAGGCAGAACATTAAAAAGTTAATATATACAATTCAGACATGGCAACAGGCTAATACTAAAGCCATGAGCAAGAATACTTTTAATGGCGGTACATATCAGGTTGAAACTGATAATATGATAGCTTCACTCAAAAAGTTGCTTAATGCCAGTGATTTAACTGCGAGCGATTTGAAAGCCAATGTTGATAAAATCAATCGTAGTTTTAGGACAATGAGTTCTGAGGCACAGGCGGCAGGTGTGAATGGTTTAAGCTTTTTCGATAAGATTAAAGAGGACGCTTTAAAATTCACAAGCTGGATGAGTTTAACTACTGTGATTTCAGGCATATCAAGAGAAGCCGTTAAGTTCTATAATAATGTTGTAGACATTGATACAGCTATGACAGAATTGCGTAAGGTTACTGATAACACAAATCAGCAATATGCCGAGTTCTTTGATAATATAGGTCAAAAGGCTAAAGATTTAAAGATTGATTTATCTGATCTTATTTCTCAAACCGCAGAATGGGGCAAACGTGGTTATAGTTTAGATGAAGCTGAAACACTTGCCACAAACTCAGGCATTTATTCAGTTGTTGGTGAAGTAGATAATGCAACAGCAGTACAAGACCTAACAACAGTTATGAAAAGCTATAACATGACAGTTGATGAGTCTATCAATATTGTCGATAAGTTTAACGCAATATCAAACAAGTATGCTGTTTCAGCAAGTGATATTGGTGATATGTTGTCAAGGTCAGTATCTTCACTGAGCGTAGCAGGAAATACATTAGATCAGGCAATAGCAATGGGTACAGCCATTACAGAAATAACTGGAGACGCAGCCGAAGCAGGAAACAGTTTGAAAGTCCTGTCAATGCGACTTCGTGGAGCGAAAACAGAACTAGAAGATGCAGGCGAGTCAACAGAGGGCATGGCAGTATCAACCTCAAAACTGAGGGAAGATATTAAAGCTCTTACTAACGTAAATGGCACAGGTGGCTTTGACATAATGAAGGACTCTCAGAACTTTAAGAGTACCTATGAAATTATGAAAGGTATCGCCAATGTTTGGAACGACCTTACTGATACATCAAAAGCCGCTGTCATAGAGAAAATTGCAGGCAAGCAAAGAGGCAATACAATTACTGCATTGCTTACGAATATGAGTCAAGCGGATAAAATTGTTAATGACTCAATAGGCTCTGCTGGGTCTGCTATGTCAGAGTATGAAAAATACCTTGACTCTATTCAAGGAAGAGTGCAAGGTTTTCAGACAAGTATTGAAAATTTGTCAGCTACTCTGATTAATGGTGATTTAGTTAAATTCGGTATCACCAGTGGAACACAAATTATTGATGTTCTTGATAATCTAATTAGTAAATTCGGTGTTTTAGAAACACTTATTCCTACCGTTATGGCAGGATTATCATTCAAAAACGTAGGTAAACAATTATTAAAGATGCCAACTTATGCACAGCCACAAACTATATGTGCATAGGTCACACACGTTTTAAAATAAGGTTGCCAAATTGCTGGGCAGACAAACTGTTTGTATAAATTTATAAATATTTAGACAAATTTATATAAATAGTACGAATACCCTTTGTATCAAGTAATTGGTGCAAACTCCACGTTAAATGCTTTTAACTCCTAAAGTCTTACAACCCAAACAGTAATTTGAAAAGATAAGCTGAGAGGTACGAAAGTAGAAAAAATAGTAAGAATAGTCTATGCTGAAATAAAAGCTAATCAGTGCTAATGAGAGGATAAACGTGACACATTAGAAACGTTAGTGCTAAGGACTAATACAATGGACGTTTAGCAGGGAAATTCCTAAGTTATATATAATAATATGGAAAACCCCCAACGACTATCTCCTAGAGGGAGAGTAAAACCACAAGCTTATGGTGGAAGAAAAATGTGGCTCTATAATGCAATATTATAGATGAAGATATAGTCTACGCTCATGTGAAAGCATGAGAGGTCTGTCGGTAACGACAAGACTGTATTGGAAGTTGCGTTCCAATATGAATAAGATAAATATGTACAAATCAAATAAATTTATAAAAATCTATTGACATTTATATCATTTAGTGTTATAATCATTATAGAGGTGATATAAATGGAATTATTAAGCATAGGTAAATTTGCTAAATTAGTGGGAATAACACCCGCAACATTAAGACGTATGCAAGAAACAGGGGAATTAATACCAGAACATATATCAAAAGGTGGAACAAGATATTATTCTACCGAGCAATTAAAAATGTTTAAGAATGATACCGTCAAACAAGTTGTGATAGGATATTGTCGAGTGTCTACATTTTCTCAAAAAGATGATTTAAACACACAAATTAATAATGTTAAATCATATATGATTGCTAAAGGTTATCAGTTTGAGATAATAACAGATATAGGTTCAGGAATTAATTACAAGAAAAAAGGTTTACAAACATTATTAAAAAGAATTAATAACCGTGATGTATCAAAAATAGTAATCTTATATAAAGACAGATTAGTGGGGTTTGGCTATGAGATGATCGAATATATATGCCAACTGAATAATGTTGAAATAGAGATTATTGATAATACAGAATATACTAAAGAGCAAGAACTCACAGATGATTTAATACAAATAATTACAGCATTTGCTAATCGTTTGTACGGTCAAGGTTCAAAAAAGACAAAACGGTTAATTGAAGAGGTAAAAAATAATGTTGACAACAAAGAAGGTACGTCTTAAACTAACTCCAGAACAAGAGATACAATTTAGAAAAAGTTGTGGAGTCGCAAGATGGGCTTATAACTATCTTTTATCTGAAAAACAACGAGTGTATGATGAATATATTTCTAATGGTAAAACTGGTAAAAAGACAATTAGCGAAGGAGAAGTGCGTAAATATATAAATAATGTTTTAAAACCTACTACACATCAATGGTTGAAAGAAGTTGGTAGTAATGTTATGAAACAAGCAGTTAAAGATGCTGATAATGCATATAAAAACTTCTTTAATGGATTGTCTAAAAGACCTAAATTTAAGTCAAAGAAAAGTAGTAAGCAATCTTTTTATGTAAATTATGAAAGTCTTACAAGAATAAATGGTGGTTTTAAAGGTGAGAAGTTAGGTTTTGTTAAAACTTCTGAACCATTGCCAAAACTTGCTGACGGAGAAAAATATGCCAATCCTCGAATTACATTTGACGGAAAATATTGGTATCTATCAGTGGTATATAATATTGAGCCAAAATCAGTTCAATTAACTAATGAAAGTTTAGGTATTGATTTAGGTGTAAAAAACTTGGCAATATGTTCAAATGGTGTAACTTATAAAAACATTAATAAATCGAAACGAGTAAAAGCATTAAAACGCACACTTAAAAGAGAACAGCGAAAACTTTCAAGAAAGATTGAATGTAATATTATAGGTTACGCAAATAACAGAAAACCTATATTTAGAACACCCTTACAAGGCTGTAAAAATATTCAGAAACAAATTCATTATATCAAACTCATAAACAGAAAGATAAACAGTATAAGAAATAATCATCTTCATCAAGCAACTGCTGAAATAGTGAAAACCAAGCCATTTCAGATAGTTATGGAAACATTAAATATTACAGGAATGATGAAGAATAAACATCTTGCAAAAGCAATAGCAGAAGAAAAGCTTTTTGAGTTTAAACGACAGATAAAATACAAGGCTGAAATGTATGGAATAAAAGTTGTAGAAGTTCCAACATTCTATCCAAGTTCAAAAACTTGTTCTGTATGTGGCTGTATAAATACAAATCTTAAATTATCTGATAGAGTGTATCATTGTGATAGCTGTGGTATTACTCTTGATAGAGATTTAAACGCAGCAATTAATTTAGCAAATTATAAAGTTATATAATTCACTATAAAGAATTTTATAACTATGTACCTATCGTTACTGGGGAATTTAAGTCTACAGAGTGTTATAACAAATGAGAGTAGCTTAGGCAAAATCAGACACGATGAAGTAGAAAGTCTAATTCGTGAGAATAGACATGGTGTAGATATTTATAAATTATAATAGATTTGTACATATTTATCGTAACGGAACGGCTAAAGCTTTGCGACTACTTGTAGCAATGGTATTACAAGAGTGAGGAAACTCGGAAACAATAGCAAAGATAACATATGCTGAGATAAAAGCCTATTATACTATTACAATAGGTGCTAAGTGTTGTTAAAAATGTCAGGTCAGCAGCCAACCCCTATCGGGAGATACGGACTAGGTTCAGAGAGTAGACGGTAACTATCTTGTGGCAAGATAAAGGTGTACTCCAACTATAGGTAACACCTATAGCGTTTCCAAAATGAATTATCCCTCATTTATTTAGTTTTGCCCTTTAACAGTAAGGGTGGGATAAAACTGTTATTAATCATTTTGCATAGTGATTTATTATACACTATTCATTTGCGTATGTCAACACTAAATTTGTTCGTTAATAAAAATTTTACATTTATATTCACACAATGTTTGTTAATGCAACCAATATATGGCTTGACATTAGTTCCCAAAATGGGTATACTAATAATAGAAATATGCGTTAGACGCATAAATTATTATTCTTACGCATAATTTATTAGTTATACGCATATTTTAGGTGCTTGCCCCTATAATATAATAGAGGTGATACCGCATGGGAGAAACTAATAACAAAAAGAATGTACGTAAAAAGAAGCAGGAGTTGATAGATATGGCAGTTATGAGTAAACCTGTAAATCTTGCCTTCGTTGTTAGAGAAGATAAAGCGGACGAATTTATTAATTCCAAGTCCTCCGCAGCAGTTATTTCAAAAATAAAAAAACAGGCAAGAGACTATTCTCTGCCTGTTTTTTTATTTTTATAACTTTTGAAACATTCGACTTTTAACGGACAGCCATGGGACGAAGATATTAGGAAATCACTTGAAGATTAAACTATAAGTATTTCATTTTAATTAACAACTACACACAAAGGTATAAAATTATTTTAAAATTTAGAGGTGAGGTTTATGGCTAAAACAATAAATGTACAGAATACTAAGATGTCAGTTGAGGAATTTAATCAATTTATTACAGCCAATTTAGATTTTATACTGAGTAATGTACCGCACAATCCGACAATAAACAAAGATGATGAGTGGAATGATAAAATCTACGATAATTATGCAAAAATCGATGACGATAGGAAGTGACATAAATGGCGAAGAAACAATGGGAGTTGTGGTACGCTAATTTTCCCTTTGAAGATAAAAATATCTCAAAGGATAGACCTGTTATTATATTGAGTGTGCAACCTTTGTGTGTACTGTCAATTAAAGTGACAAGTCATGAAGTGAGAGAAGCCGATAAATATGATGTACCTATTACTCATTGGCAAGAGGCAGGATTAAAGCATGAGTCTGTAGCACGAATTTCCAAAACCGTATCGTTGGATAACAGTAAGTTCCGAAGAAAAATTGGTGAACTACATAAAGATGATATTGATATTATTCTTGAAAATTATGTTCAGTTTTTGCTTGAGTCAGATCAGGTTAAAATGGAAAACGGCAAGGGTGACAACGAGTTACTGAACGCAGCAAATGAATAGTCATAAAATAAGACCTTAGTTCTCCACAAACACTTCAAATGTTTGTCGCTACTAGACAAGCGACTAATAAATAGTCTAGTTCAAATGTAGTTTCATATAGTCTCGCCTAAAGCGAGGCTATATGTTTTAATTGGCATAAACTACAAAGCGTTAAAGTCAAAAAAATAAATAGAATACAATGCAAATAAAGCTCCGATATTCTCGGAGCTTTTGTTATACATGAACACACATTGTTTACTTTTGCCCATTTGTACACTTGTGTATACTCATACACTCATACACTCGTATTCACTATCTATTCTCTCAAATTAACATTTACGTTAGTCCAATCCTTGCCGTCACGTTCCATAGTGACAGTATAGTACAATCTGCCCTTAACACCAAAACTATTTTCAGCATCCACATAAGATGATACGGTGTAGCTATCATTATGATGCGTAATAAAGTTTTTATCATACATTGGATAATCTGCCGTGGCAGGGGCTTTTAACTGTTTATTTACATAGAATTTAGCTGCTGTGTAAGCTTCTTGACTGTAGTCTTTTTCAGAGCTTGCACTATTTATGGCAAGGTAAATAATTAAAATTAATATGCCCCATGCAATTACATTAGCAATAAAAATCCCCAAACAACCATTACTTTTTTTGTTTTTGTTGGGTATCACGTTTGTGTTTTCTTCCATTTGTATTTCCTCCATTGTTATTTGTATCAAAACTGCAAATATAGGGTTTAGGTCTTTAAAACAACCAAAGATGATGGTGGTAATGATAGGATAAGTGTATTTGGGCAAATGATAACTCAGTTGTCCGATTTTAAAAAGATAAATCCGTTTAGTCAGTTTAAAAACAATTCACTTATTCCTGTAAATGAAATAGCAAACGTCCGTCAATTTAATAACCTTTTAGCACAGGGTAAATCGGTAGCCGAAGCCGAGTCAATAGCTTTAAAGGGTTGTTCTGAAACAACTCTCAATGTTGCTAGAAGTGCTAATGGTGCAGCGGTATCAGAAGAAATACTGTCTGCTTCCTTAAAGGGTGTTGCAACTTCTTCTAAGCTTGCTGCCGCTGGCATGAAAGTATTATCAACAATTGGTAATATGGCTTTTGGACTAGGATTGTCTTTCTTGCTTGATGGTATTATAACACTTTTTGACAATATTGTCAATGGTGCAGATAATGCAAAAGAAAGTTTAGCTCAGTTCACAAGCAGTTTCTCTGACTCTATTGACAAATTAGATGAAGAAAACAAGTCAGTAAACGAATTAGTAAATCGTTATGTAACTTTGGTTGCGACAACAGATGACTTGTCAACTGTTAAAGACGATTTGAATACTATTCAGGATAACTTAATTGATAAGTACGGTAATGAAGCTAAGAGCCTTGATTTGCTTAATGGCAAAATGTCCGAAAATATTAAGAAAATCAAAGAGTGGAAAAAAGAAAAGGCTGAGAGTGAACTTTATCAAGAGTCGGATATTACTGATCCTGATGATAGTGATAGAAAGCTGAGTGTTAAAGAAGCCTATGATTTAGCACAAAAGAAATTAAAAGAGGGAAGCTCTTTTAACAAGGGTCTTTTTACTACTGATTACGGTGGCAAAGGGCAAGCCTATGTATCAGACGGTCTATTTAGTGGCTATAATTCTAATGCTGACATCAACAAGGTCGGCTCTCGTGGTTATGGTGATTGGTACAGTTACAAGAATGACATTGAACCAATTCTCAAAAAGTATAATAACGTTGGTATAAGCACTAATGCTTATAATAATTTACTTTTCGCAGGTACAATGCAAGAACGTATTGATACCATGCAAAAGGTTTATGATGAATTATCCGAGAAATGGGCAAACATTTCAAAAGACGATAATCGTAACAAGTGGTTGGCTGATTTGCAAAAAGAAATTGCTACCACAACAGAGGAATATGATAAACTTTCTAATGCCGTTGATAAATACAACGAAATTCAGAAAACACTTGAAAACTATAACACAAGTGAAGAATTTAGTAAAGCATTTGATGAAGCTCAGAAAGCTACTGAAAGTTATAGTCATGCTGTAGCAAATAAAAATATTGATGATGTTGATAGGCTTTATGATTTAACTCAGCAATACAAGGACAAATTAATTGACTTGGCTAATGGTGATGAGGATTTAATTAGCTATGTCAATACTTTCTTTGAAACTTTGCCTGCAAAATTAACAACAGGTACTTTTGATATTTCTGAGTGGACGGACGATATTGACGAAGTTCAGAATAAAGCAAAATCACTTAAAGATACTTTAACAAGTCTGCAAGACGGAAGTATTTCGGATAGTGATTTAGTTGAACTGTTTAAATCATATCCTGACTTAGCTAAGTTCTCAGGCAACACGAAAAAGCTGACAGAAGAAGTTAAGAAACTGATAAGACAAAACCCTAAAGAATTAACAGACAGATTAAAAGAACTCTCAAATAGTTTACCGAATGGCAATGATAAGGCTAATGTGGAAGGTCTTATTTCAAGCCTTGAAAAACTTGGAGAGGTAGCTTCTTCTATTTCTGAAGTTAAACTGTCTGTAGATGATATTGAGAAAATTTACGAGGGAACGTTTGATGATCTTATAGATAAAGCCGAGGACGAGAAAGATGTTCTCGAAGAACAAAAGAATATTCTTACAGAACAAAAAACTCAACTTGACAATATTATTTCTCAATACGAAACTGTTGCAAACACAGTGGAGTCTTATATTGATGAGCAGAAATCAGCTATTGAGGACAGATACAATGCTGAAATTGATGCCATTAAAGCTGTTAATGAAGAAAAACAAGATACCATTGACTTACAGGAGAAGTTAAATAATCTTGAAAATGCTAAAAAGAAAAAGGTAAATGTTTATTCTGAAGCTAGTGGTTGGCACTTAGAAACCAATACTGAGGAAGTAAACAAGGCACAGCAGGAATATGAACAGGCTAGTGCTGATAAACGTGTATCTGACCTTGAAAAACAGCGTGACAAGGAAACTTCACTGTGGGATAAGTATAAACAACAGTGGCAAGACCTTATCAGTAGTTCTACTAATACAGAAAATGAACAGCTTGCCAAAGATATTTTAGGCGTTAATTGGACGGACAAAATAGCACAGCAAGACACGAATATTCTTAATGACTTTGCGAGCAAATATCAATCTTATCGTTCTCAGCTATCAGATCAGGTTGAAAAGGAAATTGAGAGCGTTGATAAAGAGATAACGGCTAAAAGCAAAGAAATTGAGGCATACAAGAAAGAAAAAGAAGCTTTATCAAACTATGTTACAGATATTACGAATAAGAACAAAGACTACATAAAACAGTTGACAGATGTTTCTGAAAAAGAAATGCAGACTATGGAAGGTAGGACTAAGTTCTTAGAGGATTGCAAAAAACGTGCTAGGGAAGCTCTTGACTATTCTGATATTTCTGTTGAGGGTGCTAAATCGAATGGTTTGTATCTTGTTCAATATGACGGTGAAACTGTTGGAACAGGGCTTGATGAAGCACAAGCAGAACAGTTAAAATCTGAACTGTACGGCAAAATGGTTTCATCAGAACTCTTGGCTAATCCTATGCTTGGTAAGAACAAGGGTGCATTAACAGCTATTCTTAATGCTTTAAAGAGTAAGTTCAACATTATTAAGCCATATCGTTCAGGTGGTATTGATGATTATACAGGGCTTGCACAACTTCACGGAAAGCCAAATGCAGTTGAAACTATCTTCAATTCAGAGCAAGGCAGAAAGCTATACAACCTTGTGGCTAATACAGATAATCTTGTCAATTATATTGGAGATAAGATTTACAATGGTATAACAGATTTGGTAAGGACAAAAATGTCTACACCAAATAACATTCAAAATAGAAATGATACAAACAATAAGACTATCGTATTCCAGATTGATACTGTCAATACAACAGACGGCACAACATTCTTAGAGCAGATGAACGCTTATCTGCAACAGGCTGATTTGGATAGAATAGTCGGTAAAAATTATTAAATAAACACAAAAGTAATAAAGAGCCATTAATTATTTAGTGGCTCTTATCTTTTGGAAATATTTTAAATTCAATAAAATATTGACAAACGTGGACGAATGTGGTATAATGTACTTATAAGAAACAATAAAGGAGTTTTTATATGAGTAATTACAAACCACAAGAATTTGCTGAAATGATAGGTGTATCTGTAAAAACCTTGCAACGTTGGGACAAAGAAGGCAAACTTAAAGCATATCGCACTCCAACAGATAGGCGTTATTATACTCACAAACAATATGTCGATTATATGGGTGATGGTAATAGTAAACACGGCAAAACGGTCATATATACAAGAGTATCTACTTCTAATCAAAAAGATGATTTACAAAATCAAGTCGAATTTTTAAAACAATATGCTAATGCAAAAGGGATTATTGTTGATGAAATCTTTGAAGATATAGGTAGTGGGTTAAATTACAATCGCAAGAAATGGAATAAACTTATTGAAGATTGTATGCTTGGATTAATAAAGACTGTTATTGTTGCTCATAAAGACAGATTTGTACGTTTTGGATATGAATGGTTTGAACGTTTTCTTAAATCTGATGGTGTTGAGATTATTGTTGTTAATAATGAAAAGGCATCACCAGAGCAAGAATTAGTTAATGATTTAATATCCATTATACACGTTTTTAGCTGTCGTATATATGGTTTAAAAAAGTATAAAAAGCAAATCGAAGGAGATGAAGAAATTGCTAAAGAGTTACAAGACAGAAATAAACCCAACGTTCGAACAGAAACAAACAATTAATCGCACTATTGGAGTATGCAGATACGTTTACAACTTTTATCTTGCTCACAATCAAGAAATATATAAAACTGAAAAACGTTTTGTATCTGGAATGGACTTTTCTAAATGGATTAACAATGAATTCATTCTCAACAATCCTGACTTTCATTGGATAAAAGAGGTTAGCAGTAAGTCTGTTAAACAAAGCATTATGAACGCTGAGAGAGCTTTCAAGAACTTTTTTAAAGGAAAATCAAGATTTCCAAAGTTCAAGAAGAAAGCAAAATCAGATGTAAAAATGTATTTTGTAAAAACAAATGCTAAAACAATTATTCAATGTGGAAGACATAGAATTAAGATTCCTACCCTTGGTTGGGTAAGATTAAAAGAAAAAGGATATATTCCTACAAACCCCAAAACACATATTATCAAAAGCGGAGCAGTGTCTTGCAAAGCAGGAAGATACTATGTGTCGGTTTTAGTCGAAGAGCAGGAACATCAAAAGCCTGTTTTAAATGACTTTGGAATAGGAATAGACTTAGGTCTTAAAGATTTTGCCGTTTGTTCAAGCGGAAAAGTTTACAAGAATGACAACAAGAGTTCTAAAATAAGGAAACTTGAAAAGAAACTTAGACGTGAGCAACGTAGCTTATCGAGGAAATACGAAAGCTATAAGAAACTTAATAAAAATATGAAAGGAGTAGCTACTCGACAAAATATCCAAAAGCAAAAGTTAAAAGTACAGAAAATTCATCAAAGACTTGACAATATAAGAACAGATTATATCAATAAGGTAATATCCGAATTGGTGAAAACCAAGCCAATGTGGATTACTATTGAGGATTTAAATATATCAGGTATGATGAAGAATAGACATCTCTCCAAATCAATCGCACAGCAAAAGTTCTTTGAATTTAGGACAAAGCTACTTGCTAAGTGTAACGAATATGGGATTGAGTTAAGAGTCGTTGATAGATTTTATCCTTCTAGCAAAACTTGTCATAATTGTGGTTGTATCAAATCTGATTTGAAATTATCGGATAGAACATACCATTGTTGTGAATGTGGTTATACAGAGGATAGAGATTATAATGCAAGTCTTAATTTGCGAGATTGTCAAACCTACAAGATAGCATAAACAAGCTAACGTAGGTATGTACCGTAGGCTATACGGGAATTTACGCCTGTGGACTATACAAGAACTTGTGAGTAGTCTTATGACAAAAGCATATAGGTTGAAGCAGGAATTTTCTCGATATGGATATATTTGTCCATATTTTGAGTAGCAGGTGAAGAAAAATGATTATGACTCCTACATTGGTATTTCCTGATGATGAGGTTGTAAAGATAGATAAGCATAAGGACACAAATGGTGAATATGATCGTGCGCCACATTTCAGTTATCAGTTTAATTGTACAGCAGGTTCGGCTATGCGTTGGGCATTGTGCGAGTACACAAACCTTAAAACAGGTGAGGTTAATCACTCTTATTTTCCAAAGGGTGGTGACATAAACATCTTTTACAATGGTGATAAAGTTGGTGTTAATGAGTTAGTTTTTAATGACATTGCAGAGAACGGTCATGATTACCAATATCGATACATTCTTTTTCAAACAGACCCTACAACCATAGCTGACGACACTCAATATGGAGATGGTGTTGGTTTGTATGATATGTATTTCTGCCGTGGTAAAATCCAATCTTCGGGTACTACATCAAGTTTTATGATTAACAAGGAAATTGCAAATCTCAAGAGCGCGTACTATTATGAGCGTTCCGACGGCTCAGTGTATTTAGTCGGCGGCGCCTATATCGAGATTGGAGAAGAAAGACGACTGATAGAAACCTACGATTATGAAACTGGTAACGTAAGATTAAAGTCTGGTTTTACAACAGCCCCCGCAAGAGGCACTGAATTTAGGATATTTACTAATTACTTTATAGATAAACCACATTATGTAAAATGCAGAAATGACCCTGATTGTATTGTTACGGCTGAAGTAAATGAAAACAATTCTACTAGACCAATACATTGTGAAACAACGTACACTCACCCTAATCATGTCGGATTGAAATATTATAAGTATTATTTGTATCAAATAATTAATTCAAATGTAGTCTATGACGGAACTATTCAGGACAGCACAAATGATACAACTCAGGTCAATCTTGGTAAAAGTATAGGTGAAAATATAGTAAATAAGTGTATTACTATAGAGGTAGAGCCTAGTGGAACAGAGGGTCATGTTACCAAGGGTATTAATGGTTTTATTTCTAACTACAATACTGCTACAGGAATGGCTACAATTTATTGCCCTGCAAATACTCAGTTTGTAAAAGGTGCAAAGTTTACTGTTTATAGTGGAACACAGAAATTGATTGATGAAAGTCCTGCAATTTATAATTTCAGACTCGACTATGATTTCTATGCTATGCAAGCAGGAAATTCATATTGTGTTGTTAGTGAGATTATGACACTTGACGATAAAATGTATCATTTTAGCAAAAGAGTATCGTTCCAAGGCAACGAGTTAGGTGATTTAGTAAACAACTTTAATTGTCTAATAATTAATAATCGTATAGCAATGCTGTCATGGAATACAACTCTTAGTGGTACTGCAAAGATTTTTAGACGTAATGTAAATGAAGAAGATTATGTTTTTCTTGGTACTACTAATACAAAGAGCTTCTTTGACACAACAGTTGGCAATAAGCAGACTTATGAATATTATGTTTGTTACGGAGATTACAAACCATATAAATCAGAGCAAGTATCGGTAAACAAGGACGGTTGGTTTATATACTCTTTAACCGATTTGGGTACAAAATATAACAAAAAGTATTATGCTATTTCTGAGTGTTGGGAGTTTATAACAGGTATGACCGATAATGATATTACATCAAATATTGGTCTTGCGGTACACACAGGAACAGGTATTAAGCCAAAAACAACTAGAACAGTAACAGATTATGAGAGTGGTTCTTTCTCTGCTGATCTTTTGACAATTAATTGCCCTGACGGTCAAATAGTCGATAATATTGACAGAGTAAAAGCATGGACTAAATTTATTAAAGGTAAGAATGATTTTATGTTAAAATCTCATAAGGGCGATGTTTGGATTATAAATATCTCAGATAACCCTACTAGAATTTATGATAGCACAAATGTATTAGGGTTGACTAATATTAAGTATGATTGGATTGAAGTTGAAGATATAAACGATGTAATAATTATTAGATAGGAGGTAGGAAAGTGTTATGGATTATTATAATAAAATAGACAATGCTTATCTTGCCGAGTTACATAAACCAATGCGAAAAATGTATGTCAAAATGGAAATTTTATCACACTATGAAGGTGCTATTGGCGAAATAACAAGTGACTTATCTTCTACAGATGGTTCAATAACGATTAATAAAGAGCAAGGCTGCCGTAGGTCTTGCTCTTTATCTATTATTGATAGAAGCGGTAAATATATACCTCAAAAAGATAGCTCATTTTGGTACAATCGAAAATTCAAGATCTTCATCGGCTTGCAAGTTGATGAGAATATTTATTGGTTTCCGCAAGGTGTTTTTGTTACAAAGTCAGCAAACTCTAATGGTAGACGATTGAATGTTGAGGGTGTTGATAAATATGGTTTTCTTGACGGAACATTAAATGCTAGAATGTGCCTTGTTGAGTATCAGGCTAGTGTAACTAATTCTAAAAAAGGAACGAATATTGCAACTTTAATTAAGGACACGCTTATGCTTGATTTGGGTAATAATATACCTCTTGACCCTGTTGAGCCGATTATTGACCCTATATTTTATAATGTAACTCTGTATGACGATATTGTAATCGATGAGGGTGGTTATCTTGGTGAGATTTTTGACAAGATTGCCGAAATGTATGGTGCTAACATCTATTACGATGTCAATGGCAGATTGAGAATGGAAAGAGTTTTTAACTATAACTTACCTTCTTGGTATCGTCATTTATCACCACAATTTGAATTGAGTGAAACCGAAATTACAGAAACGGATATTAATTATACTTATAATTATGACGGTGTAAACATTATTACAGTTACAACAGACAATACAAGTGGTGAAATTTATTCGTACACAGCTAAAAATGAAAACCCACAATCACCTGTAAACATAAATGCTATTGGCTATAAGGGCTTAGATGGTGGCACTTATTATATACCCCTAGGAGATACAAATGAAGAAAGCGGAGAGGAAAAGTGTAGGCAACAAGCCGAATATATGTTATTACAACATACTTGTATGAGTACAGGTATTAGTTATAATCTGCCGATCACTCCACATCTGAATGTTGATAATACCGTTAGGGTTAGTAATGATTATTATAATTTTGACAAACAGTTATTTATCGTAAATTCTATTACAATGCCTTTATCGGCTAATGAAATGAGTATTGAAGCCACTAATCTACAATGGCTGCCATTTGATACAGATTGTATTTCGATTTACTGTGAAACTTTAAGTGATACAGTGACAATATCTTATAATACGAATGGTGGCAAGGACAAAGACGGCAATACTATCACTTATAAGAGTATCAGCCAACCCCCTAATAAACAAATTGTTTTACAAGGTGGGGATATGTATAACGAGAATAAATTGTTCGCATGGACGGATAGTCAAGGCAATAAATACAATTATGGTGACGTGTACATTGTACCAAATAATAACGCAACACTGATAGCTCAATGGATAACAGGAAATGAAGTTACAGTTACCAATACATTGTCGGCAGATAGTACGGTAGAATTTCAATCTATGTCACCGTCACGTTGTTTGATACGTTATGATGATAACGAAGTAGCCAGACGTAATACAAACGCAATTTCAACATTTAAAAAGAATTATTCTTTGGGTACACACGATACAACTATTGTGTCTGAAAGTGATGATTTAACTAACTTTGACAATGCTTTTGATAAAGAAACAACTACAAAGATAGATTGTTCCAAAGTAAAAGCTACCTACCTCACTTCACCTATGGGAAACAGATTTGAGAATATGACAGACTTTGTTTTCCCTGCTAATCTTGCAATCATTACGACCAGTAAGGGCGTGCTGTCAGGTTGTAAAAAGCTTACCAAGATTACATTTCCTATAGCATACTGTGAAATTTCACACCCTGAATCGTTTCTTGCTAATAGCACATTTGTTAATGGTTTGGAACTACCTTACACCTTGAATTTCGTACCAATGGTTTCAGTTGATGGGCAAACAGGTATCGAAGAAATAAAACAAAACGAGATATTAAAAGGAAGTCATGTTTTTGGAAGCTTAAACCTCAAAGCGTCAACTACAAATAAATGCGTAGTGTATGTAAATAAAGAAACAACAAGTTTAGTTATTTATCCTGCGACAGTGCAGGGAAGATTCTATCTTATGGGCAAAGGTATTGATGGAGATTTATCTGGGCTTCAAAGTATACAAATCGGGCGATCTACTAACATTAACGATACTGATGGTTTCGCAAGTAATACATCGGCAAACATAAATCTGAGTTTGGACTTTCAATCGGGTAATTGCACTACCAAAATACCTAAAAACGCTTTTAATGGCTATAGTGGTAATACGATTAATGTTGTAATTTATGGCGGCGTTAGTGAGCCTAGCACAAGTGGTATTAGGCTGGAAGATGGAGCTTTTTGCAATATGCCCAATGTTACAAAAATACCAATGACAAATTATACTGCTTTGAAAGTTGTTCCAGAGTCTTGTATGAACAACTTATCTTCTTTGATCTCTGCAAACACTGGTTTTATAGTCGATGTTGAGGGCTGTAATGATATGCCTAATTTAACAACTCTCAGAGTTGAAAGTTCATGTGAAAAGATGAATGGTTTTAACGATTGCCCTAAACTTAGAAGCCTATCATTTATGAGTGACGGAAAAGTAAAAGAGATTGGTGGTTTAAACAATAACGCTATTACAACATTTTATATTCCAAATATGGCTTTGTCTGTATCGGGTGTGAATAATTGCTCTGCATTAACAACGGTTGTTATTGGAGCTTCTTTGACTAGCTTTACAGGGTTTAATAATTGTCCTAAATTAAACAAGTTTACTGTGGATAGTTCTAATACTATTTTCAAAGTCGTTGAGAATAACCTCTACCAAGGGAACAAACTCTGTCGTGTTCCAATGAGTAAATCAGATATTGTAGTAGCAAATGGTACAACGGAAATTATGAGCAATGCCATTCAGGTTGTTTTTGCAAACAGCATTTCTATTCCAAATGGTTGCATTTTAGCTAATGACTCAATCAAATGTCAAAGCGTAGGTCAAATTATTTTCCATACTTCTTTTAATGTGGAAACTGGGAAATATAATAATTTAACTATGACCGATTTTAGTACCCTTGATAACGTACAAGTCGGAACTATTTTCACATATGGAAATGGTATAACAGATACTACAAACGCAAATTGTTTGCCTGTTGTCAAATACTGTATAGAACATAACATCAATTATGTTGATATGAATGAAACAAACACTAACGCTCGTGGAGCTATTGGAATAAGCGGTAATGCAGAATTGGACGGTGATAATTAATGATAAATACTTATACTTGCATACCAAATCAAACTTCATCAGAAACCGTGTTCGCAGACCTTAAAACATTTTTTGAAGATAAGTGGACTTGGAGCAAAATTGAAACAAATTATCCTGACAGTGAGTCCACCGATTATAACACTTTGACATTTTGGATTGATAATACAACGTACTTTAGAATAATGTTTGACCCCGCAAAGTCAAAGTATTGGGCTGGGTGTGGCGAATATAATCCTACTAATGAAAAATATCCGTATTCGGATTATGTTAGCTTTACTTATAGTAAATTCGATAGCATTATGTTGTATACAACAAGCCAAGGGCTGTTGATTTTGTTTGAAAGTGAAGGCGGTGATTATACATTAAGTGGGGCTATTGCAAAGATGAAAAAATTGTCCGATGATACAGAGATAACAGGTTTCTTTACCCCTACTTCAAACTCAGGACATCAGGGGGCTAAAGTGACGAGTTCGTACAATATGTTTAGTCAAAGTTTGTACAATGGCGGTACGAACCTTGTGCCACAAGTTGATTTTAATATACCATTGAATAGCACAGTTGAGGGACAATACGCTGCTAAAACTGACGGAATATTCTATGTTTATATGGGACAAGACAGTGTGTTTCCTGCTGACGGAACTGTTGTAAAATTCACAATGAATGGTGTTAAATATGTAGGTAACTGCAAAATGGTTTTAGCCGATTATTCGTAAAGGCGGTGTACAGAATGTCTAAAATGAATAAGCTGATTAAGGAAAGTCAAGATAATAAAAAAACACTTGGTTACACCTATGGAACGGTTAAAAGCTACGACTCTACAAATTGTACAGCCATTGTTTCGCTATTAGAGTATAATGGTGCTGAAAAATCTTTTCTGAATAAATCAGGTGAGATTTTAAGCATGGGAGACAGTGTGTGGATCTATTTCCGTGGTGGCGGTATAAACGCTGGCTACATTGCTATTAGGAATGGCAAACCCATACCTCTAGGAAGTCAAATAGGAAGTCAAAATTCTAGTGTAGGACGATTTGTTGAATACGTTGATAGTAATGGTTATCATTGCATTTCGGAAAAGTTTAATTATTATGGCAATTCTCGTTGGGATATTACAACCCCTGATGAAACAAAAAAGATTACTATTTATCTCGAAAATATTGCTCATGGTGATTATAACCATGTTGAAGGTCAAGCAAACCACTGCTACGAATATAGTTATGACAGCAATAATTATATTGATTTTTCAGGAATGAAAACTCGCAGTATACTCTATATACCCTATCTTCGTAAAAATAGCAGTTTAAATTCCTTAACAGGTTTTAATAATACTAGCGTTGGTGGTATTTCTAATCACATCAGTGGTACGTGGAATACGTCTGAATATAGTGTGGCGGTTGAGTGTAGCGGTACAAAAAATACTATTTCCAATTCTCGTAATACATATGTTAGTGGCTTAAATAATATACTAGAGGGTGTAGCTGATAGTATTGTAGTTGGTACGCTAAATACCATTAAAGGTGACAAAACCAAAGATCAAATGGCAAAATATAATGCCGTGTTTGGATATGACAATGAAATTATCAATTATGATAATTGTTTCGTTGCAGGCTCAGAAAACCATGTTACAGCAGATTATCAAGCTGTTATAGGTCATAGGGCAAAACAAAATCGTACAAGTTCTGAGGGGGCTGGTATATTATTTAATATTGGCAATGCTCCTTCTTCTGGCGTTGCAAATCAAAGTTCTGCAATGCAAGTAGATTTTTCTGGCAATGTTTATGCTGGCGGTGCGTATAAAACTATTGGCGCTGACTATGCCGAATATTTTGAATGGCTTGACGGAAATGTTGACAATCAAGATAGGATCGGATTATTCGTTACGCTTGACGGTGATAAAATCAAGCTTGCAAATAAAGACGATTATATACTCGGCGTCATATCAGCTAATCCGTCTATTGTTGGTAACTCTGCTGAATTAGATTGGCATGATAAGTATAAAACAGATGTTTATGGACGGTTGATTTATGATGAGTCACACAATCCTATAGTCAGTAAAAACTATAACGATACGCTTGAATATGTTCCTCGTGGGGCTAGAAAAGAGTATAGCAAAGTTGGCTTGTTAGGACAGTTAGTAGTTCAAGATGACGGAACGTGCGAGGTCAACGGATATTGTACGGCTAGTGTGAATGGCGTGGCAACCAAGTCAGATAGTGGTTATAGGGTTATCAAACGTATTGATGAAACACATATAAAAATAATACTTAAATAGAAAGAGGGCTAACAACCCTCTTTTATTATTGGAGGAAAAGTTATGAAAGAGATTATTACTCAGATGATTACAGAGTATTTGCCTGTAATTTTAACAGCGGTTATGACGGCTATTGTCGGTTTTGTAAAATCGAAGTATACAAAAATCGCAAATGACAGCATTAAGAAAGATGTGGCGGCTACAACGGTTAAGTACATAGAACAGATTTATAAAGACGTTCACGGCACAGAAAAGCTTGAAAAGGCTAAAGAAACCATGCTTGCCCTGCTTGAAGAAAAGGGTATTAAGATTTCCGATGTAGAGCTTGTCATCTTGCTTGAAAGTGCTGTTAAGGATATGAATTATAAATCACTCACAGATTTTATTGACGAGGTTAAGAATGGCGGTGAGTAATTATGAGCACGGTTAAGGAAATTGCTACCTACTGTGGAAGTATTACAACCATTTTGGCACTGATAACAATTATTGTTAAACCAATCAGGAATAGATTTGTAGAGTGGATTTCAAAAACAAGTGGCAAAGATAATCTAAATAAAAAAATAGATAAATTAACAGCATTAGTGGAAAGACAGGTAGAACAGAACCAAAGCATAGAAACTGAGTTACAAAAACAAAGTTTGGCTTTGCAGGCTACGTTGAGAAATTCTATTTTAGCGATTTATAATTCAAGAATGAAAGAAAATAGTATTTCACTATACGAAAAAGAAAATCTTGCAAGACTATACGAAAGCTATTCATCTATTGGTGGCAATAGTTTTGTACATAATTGTGTAGACGAATTAAATAAACTACCTGTAAAGGAAGATTAATTGGAAAGGAAGTATACATATGACTATTAAGGGTATAGACGTTTCTGAACATCAGGGCAATATTGATTGGGCTAAAGTAAAAGGAAATGTAAGCTTTGTTATACTGAGAGCTGGCTATGGTGATGCTATCACATATCCAAATCAGATTGACAGAACATTTGAAAAAAATTATAAAGGTTGTAAGAATAACAATATTCCATGTGGTGTTTATTGGTATTCATATGCACAATCAGTAGAAGCAGCAAAGCAAGAGGCAAAGGCTTGTCTCAAGGTAATCAAAGGCAAAAAGTTTGAGTGCCCTATTTATTTTGATTTAGAGGAGCGTTCACAGTTTAATAAAGGTAAGGCATTTTGCGATTCTATCGTAAAGGCATTTTGTGGCGAGATCGAAAAGGCAGGCTACTATGCTGGACTTTATATGAGTCGTTCTCCTTTGCAGAATTATATCTCTTCTGATGTAGCAAAGAGATATACACTTTGGATTGCCGAGTATAACAGCAAATGCAATTACAATGGTAAGCATGATATGTGGCAGTATTCTAGCACTGGTAAGATAGACGGAATTTCGGGCAATGTTGACGTAGATTATTGTTACACAGATTTTCCTACTAAAATAAAATCGGCAAACCTGAACGGATATACTAAGACAAAGAAGCTACCAACACTCGAAAAGTCTGGCTATAAAAAGGGTGATAAGACCAGTGGTGTCCTTGCTTTGAAAGAAATGATCATCATAGCCAAGGCAAGAAAACTTCACAACGTCACACTTGACGAGAACGGTATTTTTGGTGACGGCACTGAAAAGGCTGTTAATGCTTTGCTGAAAAAGTGGGGTTATAAGCAGAATAGTGTTGCAGGTGAGAAGTTTATCAAGAAGCTTGCAAGTGCTATTAAGTAATACTAATTGTTTTTGTTTTTAAAGGGCGAGGTAACACAGCTTCGCCCTTGTTATATTTTATTTATACGAAAGGAAGATGATTTATGGCGTATTGTGCTACAAACGGAAACCTGTACGAAAATGGAAAAGCTTTTGAGCTGAAAGTTGGCATTGGTGCTGATTTCAAAGTACAGGCTTCGGGAACTGGCAGTTTTCAGGTTGTAGGAAAACTGACTCAGAATGGTGCAGAGGAAGTGCTTATGATGGTTGATTTAAGTGACTTCTCAACAGTTGATACGATTACAACAGAAAATGTTTATGCAGGAGATGTGAGTGGTTACTATAGTGTAACTGTTAAAAACGTTAAGGGTGTAAACAAAATTTGGGGAACTATAACATATTAAGGAGGTGGATTTATGGCTACAGATATTATTGCTAGAGGTATGGCGGCTAATGCTAAAAAGTCTGTCACTGAATTAGGCAACAAGGTTGAAAGCGAAAAGTGGATTGGCACAAAAGCCGAGTGGGAAGCCGTTGATAAATCCACTATAAAAGACGGCACAATTGTATATATCACTGATGATAAAACGGTGATTTTATACGATAAGGCGGAAATGGAAAAGATAGCCGCACAGGTCGCCACAGACCGCAAAGCCGCAGAAACAGCCGCACAGACAGCACAGTCGGTGGCTGACAGTCTGCCAGAGGACTACACAACCGCTGTCGAAAAGATAGCTGAAAACACGGCTGAAATTTCTGCTGTGAAGCTGACGGACAAAGAACTGCAAAGGCGTGTGGACGCACTGTATTCCATAGGTCAGGGTATCACGCACCAGTTTGAAACAGATACAGATACAGCATATCAGAAAGCAGTGCCGACTGGTGCGAAGCTGATGTCGGTGAAAAAAGTGGGTGGTAGGTCTATCGTATTTAACCAAAATTTTCAACCAAGAAAAGAAATCAACAATGGCATTACTGCAACCGCTGATTCTGACGGAACAATTACCCTGAATGGAACTACAACAGCATCATACATCAATTTTAGAGATGTCACGCCCGAGCAGAACAAGATAGGAAAATATGCATTCAAACTGCTGATTCTGAACAATCCTGACAACATAAGTATGAAATTCGGTTTTCTGAATCGAAGCAATTCAACCCCTGCAATTACCAGTGGTTCATCAACTGTGATTTATAATCAGACACAACATGAAATTTCACTAGGCAAGGCTACTGGAATTAGCGGATTTGTGGTCGGCACAGTTTTCAATGACGTTAAAATTAAAATTCAGATTTTCGATTTAACCCAAATGTTTGGCAGTGGCAACGAGCCTTCCACTGTTGAGGAATTCGAATCAATGTTCCCTAACGGTTATTACCCTTACAACGAAGGCGAATTGATGAGTATGAGCGTTAACAACGTGGTAGAACAAGGTAAAAACCTATTCGACTGTTACGGCTTTTCCTGCATAGCAATCTTAAACGTAAATGGCGAGCGAAAACTCAACAATAGTTACGGAACAACAATTTCTACAATTGAACCAACTAATAAAATTGTTGTAACACAGTCACAAGCCCCCGAAAGCGTTATCGCACATTCGAATAACGGGTGGTTCTGCGTAGGTATAAAAGGCATGGAACAGTCAAAAAGATATACATTTTCGTTTGACTTTACTACTACAAAAATGCTTATTCAAAATCCTGTTTTACAGATTTTAGTGAATGGAAGATTTCCAGAAGACGCTATCAACATAAGTGAATTAAATGTTAAGAAAAGAGTTTCTTTCACACTTGAATATACTAAAGTTGATGATAGGCAGTATATAGAGCTTCGATTAAGTGGCATGAGTGGTATTTTCGAGAATTTCCAACTAGATGAAGGAAGCACTGCAACTGCATATACTCCGTACTATACTCCTATATCATACACAATCCCACAAGCAATCCAAAATTTAGACGGTTACGGGTGGAGTGCTGGAACGGCACGAAATTATGTTGATTATGAAAATAAACGATACGTTCAATGTGTTGGCAGCGTAGATTTGGGAACGCTGACGTGGACATATGGTAATCTGCCGTTTGGTTGGGGTGATAATCAGTGGTTTAGTGCACCAATTCAATCCATAAAAATTATTCCAACGAATACACAGTTGGCAAATGTTCTTTGTAAAAAATACACAACTAGATGTGCATATGTGGTTGATGGAAACGATTTTTTCCGAGTAGATAAATCAATCGGTCAACATCAGAATGCTGCGAGGGTCACAGTGTTAGACACCGCCTACACCGACGCTGCCACATTCAAACAGGCAATGCAGGGTGTTATCCTGTACTATGAATTAGCGAACCCTATCGTAACCGATATTTCAACCCTAATACCAGATGATTTCCTGCGGAACATCGAGGTCGAAGCAGGCGGGTCAGTGACATTCAAGGGTGGTAATGACAGCTATCGCATACCAGTGCCGTCAGAGGAAGAGTATATCGTAAAACTGAGTGAAGTAGGAGGTAGCGTATGACGGAGTTACAAAAGAAAATGGCTGACAAGCTAGGGTTGACCCCTGATGATTTTCAGCCGAAAAAAGCCACGAAAGTTGACGAGCTAGAAGCACAGGTGCTATATACTGCGCTGATGACAGACACGCTGATCGAGGAGAGTGACGACAATGTATAGAAAAGTCAAACGTTTGTACGATTTAGGGCTGTACACCGCCGAGCAGGTCAAAGATTTTGCTGACAGGGGAAAGATAACCCCTGAGCAGTATGAGGAAATCACAGGAGAAAAGTATGAAAGCGAGGACAATGAGGGTGGTGGAAAGACTAAATGAGCGTAAGCATATATAACAAAACTGATAACAAGCTTAGTTCACTAGCAAACCAAACGGAGCTTATGGACAGTGACAGTACGGCAGATGTTACAAGCCAAATAGAAAATTTGACTACCTCGGTTAAAAGAAACACAGATGAAATATCTATTCTGAGTGGAAGTTGTGTTCGCATGGGGGAATTAAATCGTAATGCTCATACCGCAGGTGGAACATGGAATTGTAATGATCCAGATAATATAAATGTGCTTCTCGGTCAAATAAATCGTGGCGATATTTCCGAATTGGGTCTTGGTACAGAACTGAAATTAAAAGGAACTATTGAAAATGTTCCTTGTATCGTTGATGGTGAAAAAAGTACAAAAACGGTAGAGTATGATACTTATTTTGTATGTGTAGCTGTGGATTTTCTTAGAACTACAAAAGCTTCAAGCGGGAAACGGTCATATACATTTATGCCCTTTGGTTCGCCAATAGGAACAAATGTCATTGATAACGCTACAGGTTTAGGTGATGTTCACGCATACTCTCAAACATTCATTCAGCAAAAGGTTATGCCTGTTTATACTGCGCATTTTAAAAATATTTTTGGAAATAATCTTGCCGAGTTTTCAGACCCATTACCACTTATGATTAACAAATCAGCCACAAGTTACACTTATGTCAATGGTGGTGGAAGAAGTGTGGAAAACTATGGCTCTAGTGATAGCTATACATCTTATTCGCTTAGATTACCAAGTGAGCCTGAGATTTTCGGACATTATGTTACTTCAGGTTGCTATGATAATTCAGGCATGGAGTCACAGTTACCATACTTTGCAAACAAGCCAATTACTACAGCTTTAACAGGCTTTGGTTATGATACTACTGGTGGAATGTGGCTATCGTCATATTCGGGTATGAATTATTACGGATATTATGATATTGATAAAAGAACAATTCACGCAAGACCAGCCAATGCCGAGTTTGGCATTTACCCACTTCTGACATTGGTTCAGAAATAATTTTAGGGTACTAGAAATTAATCTAGTACCCTATTTTTTACGCTTGACGAAATATAAACAATTAGATATAATAATATTACCTGAAGCGAAAGGCGGTCAATTTTATGGTAAATTATTCTGAGTTCATAGAAATAGTATGTAGCAATTTGAAAATTACTAAACCGATAGTTGAGGAAGTATTGTTTTTGCATACTCCAACACAACTAGCAGAGTATGTTCCTGCGGATAATGTACTTAAATATCGTATGGGCAAAATGCCACTTGACATAATGTTTGCAATTGCTCATGAGTTGAGACACAAATGGCAGGCTGAAAATTGTCCTGAGATTTTTCAGAACTATATTAATTCTACAGATACCGACATTGAACAATACAATCTGCAAAGTGCAGAGATCGACGCAAATGCGTATGCTATGGTTATAATGGAAAGCGGATTTGGCATAACACCGCAGTTTAAAGGGTTAAGTGAAAAGATTAAAAAGAAAATATCGTTAAGGGCTAACGAGATAGTGGAAGAATAGGTTTCTATGAAATAAAGATTTTATTAAAAAATTACAAGGATTTTATTAGAAAATTATAAGACAGAGTTTTATGAAAGTCTTATAAAAGTCTTATAAAATTTATATGTACAAAACAGCAAAAATGACAAGCCAAATTTGTGCAATGATACAAAACATAGTAAAACGTGTTGACAAACCACTACAAGTCTGATATAGTATAAATGTCAGTTATGGCGATGCCATAGCTTGTGAGTTGAAATATATTTGTATTCTATGTGTAACTAATTAAGTTGCAAGAAAAAGGTGTGTTCTTTATGAATACACCTTTTTTATTTACATTGCAGTAAAATGATTGCCAAATTTATAGCTAGTTAAAATTATAAAAAAAGTTTGTAACGTCTTGACAAATAGATTTTTTATGCTATATTATATATGTCAGTTGTAGTATTGCTACAGCTAGTGAGTTGAAACATATTTGTATTTGGTACGACCTAATAATTGGTTGCAAATGCAGAAAATAAGGGTGTGTCCGTTGTGGCATACCCTTATTTTTTTGCTAAAAATAGAAAAAATGAAACAAAAAGCAGGGCATTAAAATAATACCCTGCTTTCATTTTTTTACAAATTGTAAAGTCTATTGTTTAAATATTCTCTGCCACATCTCATAGGAGGGAGAACACTTTCCATTACGCCAGTTTTTTATTGTTGTAATACTAACATTGCATATCTTAGCCAATTTGCGTATAGATAGATTGTGCAATTCCATATAGGAGCAAACTTTTTCCTTTGAGTGTGTTTTAAAGGACAAATAATCATTCATAAGATTTATGTTTAGTACATCAGATATTTTTTTCAAAGTATCAAAGTTTTTATATTGATCCTTTACTTCGTCACGTTCATACTTGATGTAATTATCATAACTCAATCCTGTTAGTTTACATATTTCAGTTATAGATAAACCATTATTTATCCTTGCTTTTGCGATGCGGGTAACAAGCCTGTGATTATCGTTTCCACGATTCTTCAACTGCAACTGCTGTTGACACATGACGGAAATGATTTTCTTAGGTATTT